TTATTTATTGATGTAATCATTCAACTTATATCCATGCTGCTCAGCGGCTAGCCGATCCAACCGAACCTTAAGCAGCAGATCATTCTCGTCGATCTCCTGCTCCAGAACCTCTCCCAATCGATAGATCAAGGCAATCAAATCCCCACGATCCGCGGATATTCGGTAGGTAACCGTTTGGCCGGACAATTGATCTTGCACTGCCTGCCGAATACGCTCCAGATCCCCTTCATCATAAGCGCTTATAATAAAGTGATCTTTATCATGCGGCAGCATCTGTCGTTGTTCTGGGGTGCATAGATCCTTCTTATTATAGAGAACAATTTGCGGCTTAGCTCCCGCTCCTAATTGCTGCAAAATATCCTCTACGACCCGCATATGATCCTCTCGCATCTGCGAAGATGCGTCCATCACATGCAAAATGAGATCGGCCTCATTCACTTCCTCTAATGTCGCACGAAAAGCCGCTACAAGATCATGAGGCAAATTTTGAATAAAGCCAACCGTATCCGTTAAGACCACTTCCTTGCCGCTAGGAAGCTCCCACTGGCGAGAAGTCGGATCCAGCGTCGCAAACAATTGGTTCTCCACATACACATCCGCCTGAGTCAGTTGTCGCAGCAGCGTTGACTTCCCCGCATTCGTATAGCCGACAAGCGCAACCTGGTACGCTCCTGTCTTCTTGCGGCGCTCTCGATGCAGATTGCGGTTGCGAACGACTTCATGCAGGTGACGCTTCAAGTCAGTTATACGTCCTCGAATATGGCGGCGATCCGTTTCCAATTGGGATTCCCCGGGCCCTCTTGTGCCGATACCACCGCCTTGACGCGACAGGTTCTTCCCGTGTCCGGATAGACGAGGGAGCAGATATGACAATTGTGCCAGCTCCACCTGAATGATACCTTCTCTTGTTTTTGCTCGTTGTGCGAAAATATCGAGAATGAGCTGAGTACGGTCTACAATCTTCACATCCAACGCTTGTTCCAGGTTGCGGACTTGAGCGCCAGACAGCTCTTGATCAAAAATAGCGGTCGTTGCACCCATCTCATCAATGACCGCCTTGAGTTCTTGTACCTTGCCTTTCCCTATGAACCATCTAGGATCACGGAATTCACGCTGCTGTGTCATCGTGGTCAACACCTCAACGCCAGCCGTTTCCGCCAGCTGCACCAGCTCGTCAAGCGAATATTGAGGATCAACCCCGCTCCGCTTGACATCATCTGTTATTAAAGTCACGAGCACCGCTCGATCGGGTATATTTTGATTCGTTTGGTGAGGCTCTTTTCGCATTCGCGTACATTCTCCTTATCGGTTCATCATCCATATTTCCATCGAACTATGATCATTGACCATATACGTTGTACAGTATACCTCATTTTCGCTCCCATTTTAAATCCTCTGGCTTCAATGTCATTAATTCCAGCTTGCCCGGAGATTGCTGCGGATATAGCTGAAGGAGGCGAACCGCTTGATTACGCATCGCCTTTTCCATTACATTTCGAACAAAGCGCGCATTACTGAACAGATTAGGGGCAAGAATTTTCTCATCCAAAATCACCTGTTTTAACTGCGCCTGTGTAGTTGGCATTAGTACATAATCATGATCCTTTGCCATAGATTCTGCGATATGCAGAAGTTCATCTACCGAATAATCAGGGAATTCCACTTGTATTGGGAATCGCGAAGGCAGCCCAGAGTTCGTCTGCATTAACCAATCCATCTCATCCGAATACCCTGCCAATATGAGGATAAATTGATTTTTATGATCCTCCATGGCTTTGGCTAGTGCTTTGGTTTCTATGTTTATTTACAGAAGAAATTGCACCAATTGAGTCTGAAACCTTAAGCACTACGTCTATAGTCATGTTGTCGTTTAGGGTTACGCTATGAATAAGTGCTTTGACCAACTTTCGCTTCATTTCAAAAGGTACGTTTTCTGGATCAATTATCTTTGAATAATGTTCTAGCATCGTTTTCATTTGATCAATTTCATTATTTTTGTTTTCATATAATTTTTTTTCTTCATTTAATATCGAAATTTGAGAGCTCATATCTTTGATCTTTTCTTCAATAGGTTTTGTCTTCTTTTCTAGGTCTTCTTTGCTCTTGATCATGCCACATGCATATAAGTCGATGTAGCGTTCCTTTGCAAACTCCTGTTCCTTCATTGCTTTTTCTAACTTTTTCAATCTTTTGTTTATTACCTCATTATTGCTGATGTTCGTTTTTTTCTTAATAATTGTCTCTATATAAGGAACTGGGTCATATATTAAACTCAGTATATACTCCCACACAAAATTGTCGATATGGTCGACTCGCCAATTACGCCCCCTACATTTCTTCCTTACTCTTCCCGTTCCCACTTCAAACTCTTTCTTACTTTTGTTATTGCATGTGTAATACTTTAGTATTCCTCTTTTAGTAACTGAAGTTATACCACTTGATGCAGCAGCTCCACATCTTCCACATCTGCTTAGCCCCTTAAGCAAATAAGATTGTGTTGGCCTTCCACTTTTTACTTTACTTAGGCTATCAATTTTCTTTTGAATATCGAGATAAGTTTCATTCGTTATGTAAGCAGGAACAGCAACTGGTATCCAATCTTCTTGCTTTCTTTTGACCTGCTTCTTCTTACCTTGAGTTTGAATTACTTCAGTTTTTCCATAATATGATATGCCAGTATACAACTCATTCCTAAGTATTCTTGTTACTGTGGATTGATACCAGTAGTTTCCGCTTGGTGCAGCTACATTATCCTCTGCTAGTTGTCTCGCAATGTCTGAGCAAGAACAATCCTCTTCTAATAGCATTGACACCATTCTCAAGTATATCTCTTTTTCAAATTCATTCACGCTCAGATTACTTGTTTCTTTATCGTATATATAACCGTAAAATCGTTTCCCTCCATTTAACTTTCCCTTCTTGGCTTTTTGCCTTTTACCTCGTTTACTGTTTGCCAATATTTTAGCTTTATTGTACTGAGAGATAGAGCCCTGAATATTGTACATAAGCATTGATTCAGGATTATCTTTATCCAAATCAAACTCAACAAATTGTAGATCGCATCCTGCGTTCCAGATTCTCATCGATACATTAGTTTGCAGATGAAGAAATCTACTTAATCTGTCTGGGTGAAGAACATATACGACTCTCCCCATACCTTCTTCTACAAGATACAATAAATAGTTCAATGCAGGTCTGTCTGGATTATCTCCAGATTCCCCTTCTTCCACGATAACCAAGATTTCATCATCGTCGGCATTGTATTTCTGTTTTTGGTGCTCAGCACACCGTTCTATTTGTGACTCCAATGAATAACCGTGTTTTGCTTGGTCATCAGTTGATACGCGCACATAAATAATAACCTTGACCAAATCGATCAAGGCTAAAAACATTTCTTTATTTAATTTTTCACTTCCTCTTAGAGTAACCACATTAAATCACCTGTTTTTATATATTTTATATATTTTGTATTATAGCATTTCTTACTTTGTATTTATAGCATCATTTTCCTTTAACATTACTATATTTATCATTTCATCTATCCAACCGGTTATTTTATCATTACAAACAGTGTCTGGTACAAAGTCATCATCTTCTTGCGTTAAAAACGACACTTTACCGAGAGTATAATCATTTATTGATACTGCCATAGGATCTCCTTCATATTAAACATGAATTAATAACTCCTCAATTTGCTGATGTGTTCTAGTAAGAAACTCTTCGCTTATATAACCTGCTTTAACATACTTTATTAGGGCTTCATTTATAAACTCATCAACATGATATTTATAGTTTACCTTTTTAAGTGTTGCGCCGATATACAATCCAATCTCTCTGCAACCTTCTCGACTTATACTTGATCTCCCTGATTCAATAGCAAACTTCATAAAGTCATTGATATGTATAAAGTACGTTTCATGTGGATGATGAATTGTCTTCATTTTCTTCTCACGAAAGTTAATAATGAAGCCAGATATTATCCCTTCAGTTTCGATTGCTTTCATAAGCGCCTTAACTTGATGTGGCTTCAACATCAATTGTGATTTATTATTCTCTGGTTTCTCATCTGGCTTATTGGGATTAAAACTCATACTAGTACCAGATGTACTTTTAAGTTCAAGAAGAAACAAGAATGGAGATTTAAATTGTAGTGCATCAAATGGATTGGATGGAGTGAAGGAAGAATCTCCACCCCTAGTCCATTTAACAGCATCTACAAGTCTTAGATAGTAGATTGGTAATTTAGCATAACTTTCTGCCCAATTCTTTTCAAAGACCTTCCCTTCGTTCGTTTTACTTTTGCTCAATTATTTATCTCTCCTGCTGTTTTTCGGATAAGACCGTACTTTCTCATCACAATTTCTAAATCATCTATGATTGCTTCGCCTTCAGGTGTTTCTATGTATGTATTACCTTCATAAATTTCATAGCCAGATTCTGAACACTTAAGCAACACCTTTGCTTCATTGATATCAGGAACACCGAACTCAAATCTATCCAATTAGTTCACCTCTAATTAAGTGTATATGTAAGGGCGCTTTTGATCGCACTAACGCTGCAATCAATTGCTGATTTTTGAGACATTGGACTTTTAAATTGAATCCTTTCTAGTTTCAATAATTTATTTAATTGCTCAAATTCTTCTTTCGCTTTACTGTTACGGAATGAAAGGGTAATTTCATTGTCGTTTGGTTCGAGATAAGTTACAAACATTTTGGTGTCTTTGTTGGGCTTCTTATTTTTTTTTTGTTTTATACATATGATAATCACACCTCTTATATTTTTGTTCTTTCTTGTTTTACTTGAATTGTTCCATCATCACCTACATCGGTAATGAGCATTGTCGTATGTGGGAATTGAAACGTGTCAAAATATCTATATGGTTTAAACTGTGATCCTCTTCTGTATCCGCAGATAAATAACTTATTTCCTCTAGTGAACCAACTCTTCTCAAGTATTTGCTTTTTCCCATTAGGTAATGGCTTTGAGATCTGCTTATTGTAATGAGCAAATGCACCATCATAATACTTTACTGTTATTACTCCATCTGGTGTAAGTAAAGTAACTGTATGCTTGTTCTTGTCTCGATCTAATACCGTTCCAACGATAGCATCAATCTTGAACTTTGGTCTTTCTCGACCCTTCGATACATAAGTGCCTACTATTACAGGTTCTTCACTCATCTTACTAAACTCACTAATCGAATACTTCTCTTTATCAATATCAGAGAGTTCGTGCGAATTGTAATAGAACGATAAAGAATCCATTTCCCATTTGCTGATATTCCCGTATGCAATCTCGTTCCATTCATTTATATATAAACTCTTATTAACCATGTTTAAGGTGGAATGGTCACTTAGCCAATCCCTGATACCATTCATTTTCTTGTCATACTCTTTTTTAAACTCTTTCTCAGAGATTAATGGTCTACCTTTTATGTAATCTACCACTGAGGCATCACTGAAATACTCATCGAAAAACTTGGTTGATATGTCATCAAGCAAATAAAACTTATCTTTCCCCTCAGTTCTATGTACGTTTTTCGTGACATATTTTCTGAACTTAAAAGTTGTTGCGTAATATTTGTATTCTTCAGGAATCAAGTTCATTTCTACTAGCATATTGAAATTTTGCATATTTAATTTTTCTTTTGGTGTAAATAATCTATCTATGTGTTTCTTCATGATACTTTCTCTGTCTTCGAATGAATCAAAGCATCCTGCTTTTATAAGTTGTGTTAGCTGCGATTTAGTTATTTTTGAAGTGTCAAACATTCGTTCAACAAAATCTTCAAATGAATTATATGGTCTATTTGAAATGATCTCTTGTACAGCATCATCTCCGATACCAACCAAACCCTTTATTCCATAGATGATTTGATTATTCTCTAAATCTGGCTTAAAACCAAAGTTTGCTTTATTTATATCTGGTAAGCCAATCTTTACTCCATGTTGTTTCATCATCCCGATTGCAGATGCAACTTTGCCATAGTTCGTTGACTTATTATCTTTCTTTTCCTCACTATCAGAATCATCTGAATCGTCATAACTTGCTGAGTTTACTGTTAACACGGCAGTGTTCCAGTACAATGGGTTGTATCGAAAATAGATATTCAGTTCTTGTAGAGCAATAAGACTATAGGCCAAGGTGTGCAACAACGAGAACGAATATCCAAGCTGCCTCTTTATTTGAACATCCCATATATAATGAAGGATTTTTTGAGATGTTCCTATTGCTTCACCCATTCGAAAGAAAATTTCTTTAACTTCTTTCATAGCTTCTTCCGATTTTTTTGCAATAGCTTTTCTTAATTTATTGGAGAGTTTAACATCAAAAGCAGCCACTCTCTCGTCCATAACCATCTGCATTACAACTTCTTGTGTGTCAGCTACTCCATAGATGTCTTTTAGGTACTTCTCCATCACTTGAACTTCTTCAGGTGATAAATCATACTCATCCATTTCGTCATACCAAAGGGATATATCATTCTTAAACTTTACATATTGATCTACTGGCTGCTCACTTCCACCATCGCTCATCAGACGCATAAGAGAGTTTGCAACAGCAGTTTCAAGTAGATTCTCTGGCTTTACTTTTTTAGCTGTCTCAATGCCTATTTGCGTATTGAATTGGAATAGATCGATTACTTCACCTTGACCAAGTTTCTTCCACATTTCTGGGTTGTTGAATTCAAGTTTATCTGGATGAAAGTACTTGTTATAAGTGCCTCGTAAGCTTCCCTGCCACTCGATTTCTCCGTATTCAATTAATAGATTCATAGTTTCACGTATCTTATCGAGTGCTTCAATTGTGAGCAGGTCATATTTCACATTGCCCATGTATTCACTATCGCCCATTGAGAATTGCGTAATCCATTGACCATTTGGGGCTTTCATCATAGCATTTGACTTCACAAAATCATCATTGAATATGTATATCCCACCAGCATGAATACTTCTCTTATTTTCAATCCCCTCGATTTTAAGCGCGACTTCCTTAAGATCTTCATACTTTTCAATTTCATTAATAAACTCGGTCACAGGTTTTCGTTGTTTTTCTTCATTACCGAACAAGCAATCGCATAATGTCCAGTTACTTCCTCGTTCAAAGGGAATTAATGATGCAATATGTTGTCCAATATCATTATCAATTCCTAAGCCTCGACAAGCTGTTAGAATAGCACTCTTAGATCCCTCAGTACCAAACGTTGCAATATTTAATACTCTTCTCTCACCAAATCGCTCTTTAAATGCTCGTAGAATTGTTTTACGTTTTGAACCTTCCGTATCTATGTCGATATCTGGTAAATCCGGTCTACTAGCATGGATGTGTCTCCAGTGAGGTAAATTATAGTCCATTGGATTGAACTGTGTAATACCTAATAGATAATTAATAATAAATCCAGCAGCAGAACCCCGTGCAACACCAACTAAGCTATTTCCCCCGCAGTCGTCCCAAATGATATTAATCAACTCACGGACGGTTACATAGTAACTACTCATTGCCTGTTGCATCGATTCTGTAATGTTCCATAACTCTCCTAGTTCAATATTGATACGAGCTAGGATCTGATGAAGATACTCTTTTGTTAGAACATTTCTTGGGAACTTCTCATTGAATCCATCTTCAATTAATTTAATTAGATACCTATCTTGGTCTTCTTCAGAATGAGCCATTTTTTCTATGTATTCATACTTGTCATATGCTGGTTTAAATAAATGACGAACACTAAACTCAGGTAGTTCAATCTTAGGAATCGTCGGTGTATGAAACAAATCATACTCCTCAACCATAGAGCCAATTAAAAGTGTGTTAGACATAGCCTCATTAATTTGTTCAAGAGTTAAATTGTCTTCAACACCAAGTCGTTCGATAATCTCATCCTTTGATTGAACGAAACATGAAGCATAAAAACTTTCTGTTTCTCTGTCTCCATCCTTGGAGTTTAGGAACGCCTTATGTATTTTTAAATCTTCAGGTCTTAGGAAGTGAGCATCTGTAGCCACAATTGTTTTCAGGTCATAGAACTTTGCAATTGTTACAGCACGTTTATTGAATTGAATCTGTTCTTGAGAAAGTGCAGGTTGTAACTCGATAAAAAACCTGTCTCTTCCAAAAACGTCAATACACCATTTAATAAACTCATCTATTTTGGTTTTGTAGGATATAATCTGTTCTTTGTTGCCCACTTTCTCAGCTTCAATAAGATTTAGAGTGTTAATTGCGAGTTCAGAGCCAAGACAAGCACTAGTTGCTATCAAGTGTCCCTTGTTCTTATTAATAATCTCAGCAAGTACATGTTTCTCAGTAGGACATCTTTCCATTAGACCAGTTACAAAACTTTGACTCCAAGCAATCGACGATAACTCTCTTAATTGTTCATGACCGATAGTATCACAAGCTAGTAAAATAAAGTGAGGAAACTTAGTTATTCCACTTTTGTAGTTATCACGTACTTCTTCTATGGAATCAACAAGATAAATCTCATTCCCTAGAATCAGCTTGAAATCTTCATTCATTTTACCATTTGATTTTAATTCTTTAATTATTTGAATTGCTTCTACGTGAGCTGATAAACATTCATGGTCAGTAATCGCCATTCCTTTATAACCAAGATCAACTGCTGTTTTGATTAGATCTTTAGTTTTATTGATACTATCTACTAATCTGATGTTACTTCCTCTACTGGTGTGACAATGGCAACCTATGTATTCTTGATTAATTGGTTTCACCTACTTCATATGTTATTCCACATACTCAGCCAAGATAGCTGCAATAATTTGTTCTGTAATCTCCTCTCCTTTACTAAAGTACCTAAAACCATATTCCTGTTTATCATCAACCCAAGTCTCTAATCGACAAGTGTAAAAATCGTAAGACATTTCTTTGGCTACCATAATACTAAAGTCAATGTCACTACTTTGCATAATGAGTTTTTCATCATCACCAGATGAGTAACGATACAATTTATATTCAGTCATATACTCATTCCTTTTATGTATATTTCAATAATTAATACCTATGAAATTGTCCTTTTATTCCCCCTTAAATCCAATCATCGTCTTCTTTACCCAATAAGGAAGCATACTCCTCTTTGGGAACTTCACGAACTACATGACACTTTTTAAATTTAATCGTATCACCATCAACATCAACAAGCTCTTCACTGTCAACAGTAACTTCAAGCAGAGCTTTTTCTTGTTCGCTAGAATAAGTCGACTTATTAATATCTCGTAACTCATTAAAATACAGTGCAGGAGTATGATAGTATCCATTTTCCTTAGCAATGGCTATAACTCCAATAATGTACTCGAAATTTGAATCATAAAAACTAAAGTATTTACCCTCTTTATTCTTTTTGACGAATTTATAATATTTTTTGTTTTTGAAGTATTCAACTGGATCTAATTCTTTTCCGATCTTTGGCTTACTCTCTGAATGGTGTAGCTTACCATTATAAATTCGATATATTTCTTCATCTTCACTATTTTTGTTTATGACAATGTATTCAACTTCTGACTTAATTAAATCGTCTAGAAAATCCTGCATATTTCCAAACTCACGTTTTAAATTAGATGGAGTTTCAAAGTATTTATCTTCCATAGATAATTCAGATATGTATTCAATCACTTCATTCATGTCTAACTCTTTTTCGTTGCCTTCTTCATCTTTAAGTAACTTATCAAAATTATTGCCGTACATACCACCAAGCTGCTCTTTTAACTCAGTTAGCGAGGTGATGTTAAGTTGCATACATGTCAGAATAATTCGAATCATCTCTGCCTTTGATATCTTATATTGTTTCTCTTTATATTTCCATGTTCGCATGAGAGAAATGATTGGGTATGCAGTTTTAGGGTTGAACTTTAGCAGCCGCTGTGAATTATGTTTAAAGAAGTCTTCATGTAGGATAAATTCTTCTGTCTTAAAGTCAAAGCATCCCATACAAACTGTAAAATCAAATGTTTCAAAAATCTCTTCTGGGTTACTAAAATACTTGAAGTAAATTAATTGGGTATCAATTGTTTTTTGATACTTGATTAATAGAGCCTTATCGGTTTGTGAAATAACCCAACCGTCACCCCATACTTCTTCAACAAAGCCGATTAATGATTTTTCATCTCTAAAATAAATATCGATGTCATTAATCTCTCGATTACACATAAGACTTGTAATAGTTCCACCAGCAATGTAGCACTCGTACTTCGTCAATAATTGAACTAAGGATAAACCTAAGTGAGCATAGAGTTTTTTCTTTTCAAACTGATATTGATTTGTATTCTGCTTTTTATTGTACGATTTAATGACTTCTTCAATTCCTTTAACTAATTCTTGTTTCATTTAATATCTCCTTTGTTATATATATTTTAGAATTATACTTCTTAGATAAGCATATTTATATATTTCTCGCTTTGAATACTTAATCCAATCTGATTTTTAATCTGTTTTCAATTGTTAAATCAAAATAATTATTACTGAGTACGCCTCTGTTGATCAACTCTAATACTATTGTTCTATATGTTGGGGCATTATTTAAGAATCTAACACCTTTATAACCTTCTCTTCGTTCACAAACATGAAGTACATTCATTAGATGTCTATTAGACATATCTCTAGGTTCATGAACTACCCCATCACTTGTTGTCCATACAACTTTTTGAGGTTTGCATCTCCTTGGTTCGTTAAATATTAATTTGTCTATATAATATTCGGATATTTCCCCCATAATCACTTATTCTCCCTTATCTGTGATATGATCCTATAAAAATCACATTTCACAATCAATCACGTAGATCAAAGTACGTAACACTGCATGATACAGTATTTTTTGCTAAGAATATGTTCTCATTTTTCCGAGCGAACATTAAATCAGCACAATCACTTTCATTCAGATCAGCAGCATATAAGTACCATTCATCATTTAAACCTAACTCTAATCTACCACGTTGCTCAAGTCTGTCCCACATATTGATACTTATCCTCTCCTTTAGAATGAAATGTAGCTTTTATTGTGGCCTACAAGTCTCCAGTCTCAATAAACACATTTAAAGCACTAACTAATTCTTTCGCCTGTTCTCTATTTAGATGCATTCTTGTTGTTAAAAGTACATCTTCTGGAATTTCGTAGGGAACCCATCCAGTTCCACCTTGAGGTGTCTTACTCGCCAATATCTTCGGATCAACATAGTCAACCCCTAACCAAACCGCATCTTCTGTTGCTAATGATGATTTCTGAAGAGAGCATTTTACATCGTATAAATCGGTAAAATTAATGACAGTGAACCCTCTGTTAGTCCTACCTTTTTCCATTGAATTGATCACATCCCCCTAGTTATTGATCTGCTTGAAATAATCAAGGTTGTTAATAAAGCTTATTTGACCGTCTTCGATCTTTACAAATTCAGCTATTAACTTATCCCAATCTTTTAAAGATTTTTCTTTATACTCTTCCGTCTCCTCATCATATTGTTCAAACCAATACTCAACTCCATCATCCACACTTGTATTTTTAAAGACGAAGTACGGAGATTTTTTCTCATCGATATCTGATATGTTGTCAGCAATTTGATTAAATCTTTCAGCAATATGCTCATATTCTAAACAAGAAACTCCATCGTCGTTTAAATGATACTCTTTATTATTCACGAGGAAATCTTTAATCCCTCGTACAACGATATCCTTGTCTTTAGTAAAGAATATTTGTTGCATCGAAATCTCCCAACAGATTCGATCAGAAATATTATTACAATTATTTATAATTTCATTTAATTGACGCTGTAGCTTATCTCCATCAAGTCCAATTAAGCTTTTCTTATAGCCATAAGGTGTTAGAATCTCATTGTGCAAATATTTATCAAGGAGCACATCCCATATAATAGGACTAAACCACCAAGAATTAGTATATTCTTCACTTACTATCCCATTATAATTTTGATCGATCTCGAACAGACTACTTCTACTCGTAAAATATTTACCCTCTTTCTTATTTTTATATTATAAAATACATCTTTTATAGCATAGCCAAAACAGTAGCCTTACAAATTGCTTCTGGAGCTTCTTCTTTTGTTACTTCGATTGATTTCCCATTAACCACATTTAACAAGACGCATCTATAATTTATAGTTCTCATATCATTAGATTCTTCGTGGTTTAATTTATACAGCATCCAATCGGTTTCTTTCAGTTTGTTAACCAATTCCCAAGCTGAACTAATATCTGTTGACGGAGAAAACGTTCTGACATCCATACTAAATGGTTCATATCTGGCTACGCCAAATTCCATATCATCTACAATATCGAAATCAACCCCACTCTTCCATGACATTACTTTCTCTGCTGCTATAGCATCCAGTTCCCTACCAGTCTTAATAGATAAAATATTTTCTATCAACATTTTCTTACACCCCTCATTTTTCCACTATAAAAGTGTTATTTTAATAATATGTATCATCAATAAATGCTGTAAGTTCATCTGAGTTGCTTATCCATCTTACATGGGATGTATTATAGAGCACTTCTACTTTTTCATTAGAAAACTTGAATGACCATCCATCCTTAGTCAATTGTTCTAACTTCTCCATTGCATCTACAAATCTATACCAACCCATGAATTCACCTCTACTCATAAAAATTAGATAAGGTGAGCTGACTGATAAAACAGAACTATGAAGTTTAGTGTGATATGTATAAGTATGCTAGTGTACAATGTCTCTGTTTTATAGTAGTAAAAACAAAGAACCAGCCCAACAAAGAAATAACCAAAAAACAAACTTAAGCTCATATGTCCTGCCGCAAATAGTATTGAGCTACTAATGGCTGCTATGAAGGAAAACTTTTTCGAACGTTTTTGTATGTATCCAAATATGATATATCTAAATATTACTTCTTCCACTACCGGAGCAAATAATATCGTGTACAAAGGTATTACAGGTAGTGTTGTTAAAACTGATGCTTCAGTTGTAATACCAAGTATGCTAAATGATATCGTATTTAATATACCTTGACCTGCAATTGATAAGAGCATTCCTATATATGCTTTTTCATATATCGCCTTATTGAAGACTAATTTATTGAAGTTTATTACTCGTAACTCATTTTTGAATGCTAATACTGTTATAGTTATCATCAGAGGTGCAGAGACAAGATTCATGTATGGTGATTGTGTAGCAATTGATAGTATGAATAATAAAATAAATACCGTAATTACTATGTATCGTTTATATACTTTATTTATACTTTCCACCTGCTAATCATATATGTATTCTTTATAATTATCATTATTGTAAAAATATTTGAACTCTTTTGATTCTAATTTTTGTTTAGCGTTGTTTAGCTCTTGAATCAATGTGTTTACTTGTATCAGTTCAAATTTTACTTTTCTTCGTTTTCTTGTTAAGTCTTGCAGTTCTTTAACAAATGAAACAGATGATTGTGTGTCATACTCTTCTAGTTCCACTCTATGATATGCTTCAGAAAGCCCTTTATCATATTGAGATATCCATTTTGTTAGCTCTTCCTTTTTCACTTTCAATTCATAAATACTGTCAGTCACATACTGTAATGAATAATACAAGTCCTTCTCCCTCCTCTTTAAAATAAAAATTGGATTATCCTATTTCCTAAGATAACCCAATCATAGCACCACACTCTCATATCGTCAATATACTTTTTTTATTATTTTACACAAATCTCTTCACTGCTTACAGGAAAATGTTCTTTAATGAATTCTAGAACAGCGTTAGCATATTCCTGAATTTCTTTTTGGGCATCATGCTCCAATCGTTGGTTTAGAAAATGGCAAACTGATTGCAATGAAGTAGACCAGTACCAACGTACATACATACCATACGCAGGGAGGAAAAGTCTGGCCTGTTCAGCACATACTCCAGCTTCCAATGCTTGATTATAAAGAATCTCACCTTGTTCAATGTAATTGTTAAGGAAATAGGTGAATTTCTCTCCTTTTGAAGTGGCTATTGGCTCACCACTCCCCTGTTTTGAATTCATAGGTGCTGCTCTCCATTGCTCTGCTGATGGAATATAAAAAGCCGGATCTTCAGTAATATACCGTCTACTGGACTCATTCCAAGCGTCCATTGTGTGGTCAGAACCTACGATATATTTCCACCACTGTCTAGCAACCATAAGTGGTGCATAGATCTCAAATTGTATAAACGCATGACGAAACGGTGACGTGTGGCCTTCACGAGCAAGGAATTTGATTAGTTTTCTGTCTCGATCTGTTAACTCCTTCGACTCTTTGTCATAAGACACTCTAGCAGCATTTACGACAGAAAGATCACTCCCCATTACATCAACAAGACGTACATATCCCTTATCTAAAACATGTTTGATATTTTCCATTTTTATTAGTCTCCTTTACGTATGAAAGAAATAAAGGGAGGATTGATCCCTCCCCTCTGAACCAATTGCTATTGTGCAGCAGCTTTAATTTGACGCTCAATTTCCTGTTCTAGAACCCCATCTGGCGCAACCCAATGTGGGGGCTTAATAACCTTACCGACATCATTGTATTTAGGCTTCCCGTCTTCCCACAGTTTAGCCATATTAGCTTTATGGACGATATCGAATAGAGGATTAGGATCTACACCAGCCTCAACCATCCCCCCGTTAGCGAAATAGAGGATATCGATAAATCCATCGCAAATTCCCATCAGTTTGTTTTTTGAACGAGTTTTTTCTGTTTTCTGACGCATAAATGTATCAAACATTTTATCCATCAAATAATCATAAAAACGTTCAAATTCAGCATCATTGTTTGAGTGCTCAAATAATATTTCTACAATCTCTTCACCGATCCACGATGTTCTATTAAGAACCTGATCTTCACTAAGCAATGTTGGTTGATCTGGCGCAGGGCAATTAAATGCCTTTTGAAACTCTCTAACCTTATCAAATTGGGTCATAATATTCAATATTAATCACTCCATATGCAGTATTTTAGTTATTAAAAATAGAAATCTTCATCTTTAATTGGTTCAATTGTCGCTTTCTGATACGAGTTCCCCTTCATACTAAAGAAATCAAAAGATTTTGTTTTTGTATTTAACCCATTTAGTACAACTGGATTAATTTCTTCTTCCTCAAAGTATGTTTCTAAACCTAAATTCTGAAGAGCCTTATTTGCATTGTATCGCACAAACTTCTTAACATCATGATCTAACCCAACCTGTCCATAAACCTCTGCTGTATAATCAATTTCATTTTCATACAGTCTAACAAGAAGATTATATGTCCACTTTTTAAGTTCTTCTTTTTTCTCTTCATCTTGTTTATTCAATAGTTCTTGCGCTAGGAGACCAATGTAAACACCATGAATGGCTTCATCTCGAATGATTAAATTTATAATTTCTCCACTTTGCATCATTCTTCCCTGACCATAGCACAGTAATGGATAATAAAAACCGCTATAGAAAAGAAAACTCTCAAGAAAGACTGAGCCAACCATTGCTTTATATAGAGAAATATCATCATTAATATTCTTATATAAGTCTACGATTATATTTGCTTTTTTCTGTAGATGTTTATTTTCTTTAACCCATTCAAACAAATCACGAATTTCTTCTTGTGAGGCAAGTGTAATAAAAATGTTTGAGTAAGATTTAGCATGAACTGCGTTCTCCATCATACCCATGAAGCTTAGTACGGCCTTGCGTTGATGACCTTTTACAAAGTTCATTATTTGCGGCATTCCAGTATTCCCTTGTTCAGTATCGAGCAAGGTAAGTCCTGCTAGGGCTTTTTTGTATGTATCTTTCTCATCTTGGGACATTGATTTCCAAGTTAGCAAATCACCATTGAGACTTATTTCTTCCGGTAACCAGAACTGTTTAACGTTCTGATCGTAAAACATCTGTGTGAAATCATCATCGGCTGTTGACCAATTGGCTGCATCGTAAATCACTGTATTCCTCCTAATCTATACTGTACAGGACAAACATTCGTCTTGCTTAGTTCTCTTTGTTCTTGCGTAATAGATTGTTTTAATCCCTTTATGATGTGCATATAGATCAATTTTTGTTAGATCCCGTGTTGTCATCGTATCTTTCAAAAACAATGTAAATGAGATACCCTGATCGACATGCTTTTGAATGCTAGATATCATATCAACAACATCAAACATATTCATGTCATAAGCTTCAGTATAGTAGAACCAGTTACTTTCGTTTAGAAATGGCATTGGATAATATGTTTTTGAGTTTCCATATGTGCGCTCTTCAATGCGTTCCGTGATTGGCATAACTCCAGCAGTGCTTGACTGAACATACGAAATACTTCCTGTTGGTGCAATTGCCAAGCGATATGCATGATATAATCCATGTTTCATAACCTGTTCTTTCAACCAATTCCAATCGTTAATTGTAGGAATATATATACCATCGAATAGTTGTTCTACTTTATCGGTGGTTGGTGAAAAATCTGTTTCTAGATACTGTTCAAAGTATTCACCTGTTGCGTATTTAGATTTATCAAATCCATTGAACGTTTCGCCACGTTCTTTTGCTATTTCCATAGAACGCACAAGTGAATAGTAATTCACCATCATGAAAAATGTATTAGCAAAATCTCGTGCAATTTCACTTTGGTATTGAATTCTGTTTTTTGCTAAGAAACCGTGCAAATTCATTGCTCCAAGACCAACAGAATGCATTAATTCATTTGCCTTCCTTACGGCAGGAGCATTTTTAATATCAGTTGAATCAGACACAAAAGTTAAGGCATCGATAGCCAATTTAACTGCTTTTTCTATCGATTTATTATCCATTACATTAGCTATGTTTATTGAACCTAAGTTACATGAAATATCTTGACCTATGAAATCTTCATGACCGTAGTCAGCATAGGTAGAGACTTCTGACTTTTGAAGAATCTCAGAACAGTTTCCAGTAACTATCCCGTTAAATATCAATGAATGATAATCTTCTTGTGTTGTATCATATACGTCTTCTATACCATAGAAATCAATTGATGTGACTGTAGCTTGATAGTTATGCTTTGGTTGTCGTGAGACTGGTTGCAGTGTAGCTGTAAAGTCAACAAGCTTTTGTTTGTCGTTTGGTTTTAAATCAATAATTTCATTAAACAATTCTCTCGATGTTCTATCTTGTACACTGATTTTATATGTTTGTTTACAGTAATATTCTTTAGTTCCTCCATTTCCATCAGGCATAATACGGTTACCTTCTTTATGGGCAGAATAGATTGTGCTGTAAATTCCCATGTTGAGTAACATCATTTGAATTTCTTGTAGGAATTTTTCATTTGTTTGAACAAGTTCAATTGTTCCTGCTTTATATTTAGCATTACAGTTAACCGTGCCATCCATTTGGTAAATACCACTAAGATATGCTGCTTGTGTTTCTTTATCGCCATAAAAAACGAAATCTGGAATTTTCGTTTTTGTTTCAGAACGTATACCATACTCTTTCATTATTTTCAGCAACAGGCCGCTGTGTAACGTCTTTCTATTCTGTTCAAGATTAACATTAAATGTTGGTGCATAATCAGCATTATGCTTGTATTCAATACTTCTATCTAAAGATTTATCGATTATGTATTTTACTTTATCTTCAACTATTTTTGAAAGACTTCCTTTTTCTCCATATAGATAAATAATAGCTTGATTTTCTGTCAAACATCCATCACCTGCAATTAATCCAGCAACATAAGCGAGCTCAGGATAGTGAATTTTCCCGAAAGAACCTGCCCCAGATTGAACAAGTATTTTATCTCCTTCCTTTACGTCTTTCAAAGGAATCTTGATGATTTCTCCTTCTCTTTGTACATACATCTTGTGCCACTTGGTGGCCTTGAGCTCAAATCCTTCTTTAGTTTCAAGTTTAAACACTTCTGCATTTTTGGCTGTTAATTGCATTGGAATTGCATCTATACTGGTTACACCTTTTTGATTTTTATCATAATTTATTGTTCGATTATCAATTACTACTATTAGTTCATGACCTTCCTTGTACAGTTCTCTAGCTTCAACGTAGCCATCTTCAGTAAGAAGTTTCGTATCACCAGTAACACAAAGATTACTGAATTTCACCTTTTCATCAAGCGCATGAACTTTGTTTACATTATCTTGAAACATAATATATGGGTATCCTGATTCGAACCGTGTTACAGCAATCTGTTCAAGTAATTTACGTGGATTAATCTTAACTTTCCTTACCTTATCATTATTGATTAACGCATCATACATGATAGACATATCCATCTCATCAAGATGTAATCCGTACTCTTTATAAACAGTATGAGGATAGAATGTATACATGTCTTTATCTTCTCGTGCTAGTTCAATCATCTTATCGGGAATGACGACTCCAATAGATAATGTTTTAACTCGAAAATCCTCGTCTGCATTTATTTTTTTCGTATCGAGGAAATCAATAATATCACGATGAAATACGTTTAAGTATACAGCACCAGATCCTTGCCTTTGCCCCATCTGATCTGCATATCTAAAGGCATGATCAAATAACTTCATGACACCGACAACGCCTTTGGTGGCATTCTCAATATCCTTTATTGCCTCTCCCTTAGCTCGAATCTTGGACAGGTTAATTGATACGCCTCCACCAATTTTTGATAGCTGCATCGCAATATCAACCGTCTTAGAAATATCGTTCAGTGAATCGTTACACTCCAGTAAGAAGCAACTAACAAGTTCTCCTCTTCTCTTCTTCCCTGCATTCAACGTTGTTGGCGTTGCTGGTTGATACTCCTGACCAATAAAAATATGTATGAAATCCTTGGCCTTATTAAAGTCACCATCTGCCAAATATAGAGCCATAATAGATAGTCTATCTTCATATCTTTCAAGTATTTTACTTTTATCATTCGTTTTCAATGCATAATCATTATAGAACTTAAACGCACTCATGTAAGATGAAAATCTGAACTTCTTACTGTATGTGATATTAAAAACCTCTTTGATCTGTTCAAACGTATATTTATCAAGGAACTCTTTTTCGTAATAGTCATTTTCCACAAGGTAATCAAGTTTCTCTTTTAGATCATGGAAAAATACCGTATTTTGATTAACATGATCTACAAAGTAGCTCTTTGCTGCTTCTTTGTCTTTTTCAAATTGGAATCTACCTTCTTTTTGAATCATGATTTCATTGTTTAAAGAAATATACTTAGGAATGTTAGACAATCTTTTTAGCCTCCATTAAAAATAATTCAACATCTGATTTAGTTCCACTTAACTCAAACTTTAATACGATTGGTACACTGTACATCTCGGCTATTTTACTAGCAGCCATGCCATAGTAATTTCCCCATGCTTTGTTTCCACTTGATGCAACTCCTTTTAGGTTCATGTAGTTACTCTTTAGAAATTGCAAAGTGGTGCCTGGAACTTCTCCGAATTTAGTGGTGTATGTTACTAGAGCAAACGGTTCATCCACTATTAACTCACTATGTATTCTTATATTGCTTACGCTTAACTTATTAATGAATCTTTCTACATTACCTGTCTTTGAATCCCACACTATTAGCAGTTTAGCGTCCCTCCTGTTGCACACCTCTCATTACGTCATAAATAAGTTCATCTAGTCGCTGAATCACACTCTTGGCCTCATCAAGATTAAATGAAACTATCGCTCCGGATGTATCTTTAATAAAAATAATGTCACTCTCATGGTTTTCTTTGTAGTAATCAATTGAGTTATCCAAGTTTCCATAATTGTGCCCCACCTCAAATTTACACTTATTCAGTAGTATCACCCCCTTATAAAAGAACTGTTTCATTATCATATAAGCCAAGTATCATTTTGACTAAAGGATAATTTCAGATTCAATCTCATATTCATTGGCTGGATTAATATCATGCAATCGTATTAGGTTTTTACGAATTTCTTCTATAATTTTTACACACTCATCACGATATTCATTGTACTTATTTTTGTGATAAAATAGTTCTTCCTGAGCGTCAAAATAATCATCTTGCAATCTGTTCAGTTCACTAACTATCAATTTTTCCATAATCCCAAACAGCTCCTTTTTTATCGGTTAATATAAATATCGTGTTCCCTAATCAGTTCTAATTCGTTCTTGACACCACTATTCTATTACCCTCCTTATTTACTTCTGCTTCACTGCAAAGAAACAAGGCGAGGATTACAACCATCAAAGTGAATCATCTTCACATCAGGGACAAATGTTATTGCCTCAGCCACACTATAACTACCGTCTACATTTTTTTGTTGGGTTGATACTTGCACTAAGCATCCATTCGGCAAATTACATACCTTTGTCGATTTCATCCAGCCCTGAGATTCAGAGCTTGCCTTGCACAACAGTTCAAACGTATCTCCATTACCATACACTTCGATATCAGAAATCTTTGCTTTTGCATCCTCAATGTTATTTGCATTTAGAGTTTTATTGTCCATAACCATTCTCCTTATATTTTTATTAACTAATAAAAGATTAATTTTATTCTGTTATATCATAGTTAGTAATAATTAACTCTTTAAATTCCTGTCTTCCGCTGTTTGTTTTACAAACGCTATAATAAACTTCATGATTAATTATGTTGAATTCTTTGAATAAATCTCTTATGTATTCATCATTGTTTATTGTATAAAGCCACTTTCCCTTGCAGTTTTTACAAATACGATATAAATCTTCATAATCATTGTCTGTAAACTTTCCCACAGCATACTCTTTAGTGTTTCTATATGGGCTATCGATATAAAAGAAAGTGTCGTCGCTGTCGTACTTTTCTATGCATTTTCTAAAATCTAATTGTTCAATTACCACAGTTTTAATTCTTTCATAGGCTTCATCAATATCTCGATGAATTTTATCTAGCTGCAATGGAAATTTATCTTTTTTTGTCCCGAAAACAGGATTCTTCATATCAGCCCCAAAGCCTGCATTTACTAGATAATAGAATACATGTGCTCTTTCAATTGAATCATGAATATTACCAGTTTTCCATTTCTTTTTATAATCATTGAATGTCTCTCGGCTGATTAATGTGTACTTGAAGCTATTTAGAAATTCTTCTTTTGCATTCTTAACTACAAACCAAAAGTTCATTAGACCATTATCTAAATCATTAACAATCTCCCAGTTAGATCTATCCTTGCCGAATAGTAAATATGCTGCTCCTCCAAAAACTTCAACATACCCTTTATGATTAGGAATTAGTGGAATCATCTTTTTAACCATTCTTGACTTTCCACCAACCCATTTAATTGGACTATTCAATCTAATTTCCCTTTCATTAATAAAATAGAAACATGATTTCATTTGAAAAACAGCTCAAGTTCTTTGGACGAGTCATCGATACTTTTAATATACTGCTGAACCTCATTTAACAAATCATATGACTCAGGGACGTGTGATAAGACTTCATCCCAAGAGATTTGCGAAAGTTCTCTAATGCTTCTCCTTAATGAATCAACATTAGCTATCGCTTCAATGTATCCCACATTAATCAACCTCTATTATTTTGTTTACTAATGAGCCATAATACTTCGTCATGTCATACTCATTAATAATCCTCTCGCCATGTTTATTTCGTACAGCCTTAAGCCAAGGAGCTTCAGTTTGAACAAAGTTTTTCAAGAACATTCGATCCTCTTTACCGTATACATCCCATACCTCGTAAAGTAAGCATAATTCATCATCAGTATAAATATCGCTCACACATTCTACATCTGGTATTCCATTCCATCCAAAATGTCTGTACTTTTTATACAGCTCCATATTTAGCACACCACTTTCTGTTGCTTGAAAAGTGCTAGTAAAGAGCTGCTTATTATTAAACACCAAGCTCCAAGCTTGAGCGTAATAGCAAAGGCATTGTAACTTCAGTACATCAATTGGCCTACGAGTAGAATGTGATCTATGTATGAAGAAATTTGCAACATCAAAAACTGTTATCTTATTAACTAAACCTGATCTACAGAAGTAATATACGTTCCTCCACCACCTTGTAGATTTTGTGGATTCCCATGATTGTGATTATTAATGGATACCGAATGAGTATGCCCTTTATCTGCTTTGTTACCGAGCTCATTCTTTAAAAGATTGAATTCTTCTTTTAGTTTTTCAATGTCATCTAACACATTGCAAGAACATTTCATAGAACTATGAGTATTCTGCTTTTTAAAGGAATTCATATGCTGTGAAAGTGATTCTTGAATAGCTTTAACTAGAGAATCACATTCTTTTGAATTTTGTAAAGTTACTGTATGATAAATAACGGTATCCTTTTTCCTTTGTCCATCAAGAATGCTCTTCAGTTTTACAATTTCCTCTACTGTTCCTTCTACTTCAATACCATGAAACTTTGCTTTCATTAGCCAATCCCTCCTTCAAAATACTAGAATATAAAACATATAGCCAAAGTACACAGTCCAAAAAATTGATTTAACTAAGCTCCATAGTGTGCGTTTATTTGCAAGTATTTCAGCCTTATAAACAATTCTCTCGTTCTCGCTCATATCTTCTACCTTTTTAATCTTCTTATTGGCTAATAACCCGATAATGATTAGAAAAATAGCTGTCACAGTTGGATATTTGTACGTATCATAATTAATGGCTTGAATTAAATAATATACTTCAATGATAAGTAAGATAATAGCTAAAGCGAGTGGAACACATCCCTGCTTGACTGACTTTTCATTGAATTCGTCTTCACTCATTCCTTCAGCTTTTTCGATTTTTAGTAAATTCAATTTATTGATTGTTTCAAAGAATATTCCCTTGTTGAAAACAGCAAGTAAACTTATGGTAAAAAATACAATTGTCCAAAATACCATGTTATATACTCCCTTTCGATTTTTTAAATGAAAATATTAATACTCTCTAAATATTTTCCTTGTAATTCAATAATTTCTTTTATATCCTCAACACCTATGTATCCTTTATTACTCTTCATTAACTCTTTCCAGATAAACCGCGCCTCTTCATCAGGGTTTACGTGTACAGGCTGCACATCAAGCGGTTTTGACTCTTTAACGATTTCACGCTCTGCAACGTTTGGTGAAGTGTGCTCTTTGTAGCCGAATGAATACATAACTCCATTAGACTGGAAGATTACCTCATAGTAGATATACCATCCTTCACGGTGTGTATTTTCTTGTACAATATGAGCAAACTCATGCTTTCCATTCACAATATCCCATAGTTCTTCTGTGGTAAATTCAACGATATGCATATTGTCTTTCCTCCTTTGAAATGGTTATTTTATTCTAATGAGTTAACAGCAGCTTCAATCAATTCATCTATCTCAGTTTGGGTATTTAGATCACATGTATTATCACTTATTTCCTGAAGCTTATTGATTAAGGCTGATAAAAACGCATTATCTGCTTTCATTCGTCTTCCTCCTTTTACTTCTTTAGCTCTTCAAGATACTTTTCTTGATATTCGATCTCAGTAATTGGCACAACTAATCCATTAGAACGCTTTTCAAGATCAAAATCACATTCGTAATAAATATCATCATCACTTGTACGGTAACTCTTTAAGTGCTCTCCTGAAAGTCTCATTACACCATAGATAAAGTTAATCGTACCTAGATCTCTAAATTCAGTTAATCCAACTTTTTGAATAATTCTCTTATATTCTTCATGGATCTCTTTTGCTCTCTTTGTGTTCGATTTCAGCTTTCCTTCTCGGTTAAATAGTTTTTTATTCTCTTCATTTTTTATTTCTGAAGTATCTATGTATAAATCATCTGGATGACGTGCGATTCTTGTAATCTGCTCACTTAATAACTCACTCACTAAAGGAAAGACATTAGTCCAAAGTTTTCTGAGTTTGAAGTGCTCTTTTACTGCTTTATCATATTTAGTCCCTTGCTTTATCTTAAAATATAGTTTATCACTCATATACAATTATCTCCCCATAATTTTATACTCGCAGTTTTGGTTAAAATGATTCTGGAACTAAAATGTAGAACGTATCAAAATTATCAACTTTTGCGTAGTCAATAAACCCATCCGGGAAAAGCAGCTTATATCTGGGAACAGTTCTAGATCTAATTGTTGCATCCAAAGTAACAACTCCTGTAATTACTGGACTTCCTCCGTGTTCAGTATGGAATGCTTTTAGCTGCCATAGTGCATTATTGATCTCATAGCCATGCTTTGAAGCTATCTCTTCACCGATTAACGGTTCCTTGGGTACTGCTCTTACTACACCTTCAGCCATTTATAATCTCCTTCCCTCATGAAAATCCTCTTTCAAAAATTATTCATCAAGCATTGCTTCGACCGTCTCTCGTCGAGCCTTCTCGCTCATCTTATGAAACGGTATAGCAGTTGATGATCGAGCATTAATCAGTTTTCTCGTATAGTCACTCAACTCTTCTTTAAGCCTACAGTTTTCTTCTCTAAGTTCAATTAAATCATTGATTACTGATCTTAGTGCACCATCCATCGGTGGTGATCCCCATTTCCTACCATTCCTCCAAATAACGATACAACTTCCTGTGTCTTCAAATGAGTATTTACCGTTTTTAGTTTCATAGATAAACTCTGGAATATTTCTCACCTCTTTCTCCATAAAACTCTTCTTTCATCGTGTCGCCTTATACCTGAGTAATTCATCAATTTTGTTCCTAAGTTCCAACATGTCATCATGACGAAAGTTCATTTGTGTTAGTTTGCATTTCCCATCTATTCCATCTAGTCTTATGGAAATGATAAATCGTCTCTGATCTTGGCAACCTTTTATTTTGTATTCACTCATATACATATTTTGCTTTGAATATTCAAATCGATGATCTCCCCTTGGGTAAACAACTCCACTTCCTACCACTGATGCATGAATACAAGGCATACCATCGTCTCCAACTCTCAGATTAAACTCCATCTTCATCATTCCACTTTCATCTCTTCATACATCTCCATTGCATAGCTGTACCCCTGCCAATTATCAACACCATAAGCCTCTAAGCAGCCTAACTTGTTACTATCATCAAGCAAACTTTCGTATTCAGCCTTTGTGATAGATACCATAATCTTATCCATAGTCAATCTCCTTTGAAGATAGTTTTCATGATCTTCCAATTAAGATTTATTTTTTTTCGATGTTAACATAGATATTCTTCAATGAATTGAGGTCGATACCCCCACCAAGTGTACACTTCAAATCAAAGATATGTTTACGTTTAGTTTTCTTAATTGTATACACATCACTTTTATCGTAGAATGTTGTTCCGTCTATATCCTTATCTGTTTTACCTGCTTCAATTTGCTCATTAATCCATAAATTAATAATTTCTGAATTCGTCAAGATTTAGTTTCATACCTTTCCTCATAAAATTCAAATTTTATTCTCTTATTAATAAATCAAACAATCCTCTGAAGGAGTCCAAATATCCATTCCATTAATACGTATTTTAATATCTTGTTTCATTTGACCTGATAATTTCCAGTTCTTTGTCTCTAAAACAGAACCGATTTTACCATATAGATTGTGACTTTGTGAGTAAATTTCGACCATATCACCAATTTGAAAGAAGTGTCCCATGGATATCTCTCCTATCTTATTTTGTAATCTTCAATAAAAATTTGCATAGTTCTTACTACTTGATAGCGAGGCTTGTATCTTACCCATTCATTCAGATTCAAGCTGCCTACTATATCAACCGCTCTCTTCTCAGGAAAGTCATCAATAAACTCATTGCTTGTTCTGAACTTCATAGCAAGGATGCTTGGCTTTATTCCTTCAATATCCTCATCATTTACGAACCATGTAGATGATTCTGGACATCCTGATACTCTGAGAGTATCTTTATTTTCACCTATTGGTTCCTTCTTGAGTGAGTACAGCCCTTTAATCAGAAACTTTGGTTCTTTGAATTGATTGCCACTTAATCTACTAAACTCTTCTACAGCAGCAATTAGATTCTCATCAATGTTTTCAACATCAAGTTCCAAATCATAATATACGACTTGTTCAAATGTTTCATTTTTAAGACCATTATTTAGTGATTTCTGGAATTTCTCCAAGTCACAGATTTTAATTCCAACACCACCAGCAGCTTGGTGACCCCCACTAAAGAGTACTTCAGGTATATTCTCAACAAAATCTAGGAACTTGAAGAAACCGATTGAACGAAAGCTACCATGATATTCATCATCATTGTCCTTTGCTTTACCTAAAACAACTACAGGACGTTGATATCTATTCGCCAAGTCAGAAGCAACAAGGCCATTCATGTTTTTACCTAATGAACTATCAACTACCACTAAACATTGATTGCTTAAATCTAAAGTCGGTATAATTCTTTCAATTGCTTCTTTTTGTGTAAGCTTTCTTTGACTATTAAGACTATGTAGTTTCTTGGCTAAACTTAGAGCCTCTTTTTCAGTCTCTGCGATTAACATTTCAAATGCTAACTCAATCTTATCAAGTCTTGTTGCTGCGTTTATAAATGGTGTTATGGTAAAGGCAAAATCACTAGCGTTCAGCTTATCAATGTCTTTCTTCGCAATCTTTAAAATAGCTTTAAGGCCATTATTTTTGATGTTATTCAAAGATTCATTTACAAGAGCTCGATTCTCCATTTGAATCATAGACATTTGATCTCCGTGCAGCCCAAGTCCAGCTAAATCTATAAGATCGTTTGAATAATTTACACCTAACATATCATCAATAACCTGACATACTTTCCAAGCTAATAGTGCTCCAGATGTGTCTTTGTTTGGGTACTGGCAATCCCTGTGTTTATCATTAATAAGGATACAGTATGGATTCTCATCGCTGATAATGTGATGGTCAATAATGATAATATCTATTCCACGCTCGCTAATTTCCTTACACGTTTGTACCTCATTTGAGCTACTGTCCACGATGATTAGCAAGCTTGTTCCCTCTGGTATCTTATCTTTCATATGGTATACTCCATGTCCGTCGGATCTCTGAGCATGAAAGTATTTAACTTTATCAGTGAATTTTCTTAAGTGATTATATTTAATTCCACCAGACGTAACACCGTCTGCGTCAATATCAATATGTATAGAGATGTTCTCGCCGTTCTGTATGGCTTGAATGATTCGTTTACTCGCAGGTACAATGTTTCGTAGAAGATATGGACTATGAAAATGATCCCTGCTTGGTTTAATAAATTCCCTTAGGTTACTTATACCATTGATTGCTGCAAGCTTGTTGATGATTGGATCACTATCTAGATAAGATGTCTTAGGTTTCTTTTGTCTCCATTGCAATTTTTACTTGTTCATTCCTTTCTGATTTGATGAGATTATCATAACAGTTTTAATTAACATAAATCAATATTTTTATTTATATTTATTATTTTTTATTTATATGTATTTACTATTCCAGCTCTTTCAATATCAAACATAACCTTACCCCATACTGCTGTTTCTGAAGGCGTAAAAACTAAAGGATTGTCCAGGTCATGTACAGCACTAAAAACCTTAAGTACTCCAGAATGAAGCGCCTTTAGTTGTGACTCAGTAAATTTCATATTGCCAACAGTTATGACTTCAGGTTGTTCTTGTTTTAAAGAAAGTGACATTGTTTTACTCCCCTTTACTTATGTTTTTTAATTGCAAAGTTATATGCAACATTTTGATACTCAAAATCGACACCTCTTAAAATGAATCTTTTATTGCATTCTTTTACGTTTAGAAGCCGAAATAACTTTTATTTCAATCTCTGTTGCATTAATAGGCCTATAATCTGTATTCTCAACCGATGCACAAAAGTATTTTTTGGGATCTAGGTGCTGATTTTCTGAATGGGTATGTCCATGTATGTTTAGCCAGATTCCGATATCTTTTAAATAGTTCAAATTCACTTCGGAAAGTGGTTCATGTGTCAAGATACAATTTCCCCACTGATACATTTTATACGGCATGAAGCCAAGCTTTTTAAATTTCCCATCAGTAATCCCCTTGTCATGGTTACCTCTAATTAATATGTTTCTTGTGCTTTTAAGGCGATTTGAGATGTAATCGATTCTTTTAGCGTTGCAAAAAAACATATCTCCCAACCAGAATACCATATCTCCATCATTAACAGTTTTATTATAGTTTTCAATAATTACATTATCCATATGCTCCACATCTACAAAAGGACGATTTTCATATTTTATGATATTCTTGTGTCCAAAATGTGGGTCTGATATGAACCAAACATTATTCAATACTATTCCCCTCCAATTTTTATTTGCCCATAGCACCAATACTGAGAAGCTTCATTCGCACTTCAGGCCAAATATATGCCATACTTCCTTCACCATTGCTGTCTGCACAAAACCAATTACCAACTGATGGTTTTCCGTTTCTAATATACTTTTCTAAACTTCTAATCCATCCTGACTCTGTTGATGACATTGGAAGATCTCTCTTATCTAAGCTAATATAGCATGGTTCGTCAAACTTTCTGTACAGTCCAAACGGTCTTCCTTCGTATTCTTTTAAGCCTAACCTACTGTTCGGCTTCTTGAAGAACTCAAACTTCCTAGACATCCAATTATTATCATAAAGATATTCAAGTATTAGGTTGATTTCATTAACTCTACCTGCTCGTTTCAAAAGTCTCGCCTTTTTTGCGAATTGTGCAAATTCCTGTTCACTTGGCTGATAACGTGACTTTGGATTGTGGTGTCCTGATCTCTTAATTAATTTATGTATTTTATTCTCTTCAACTGAATCCAGATCAAACAGATAAAAACATGCTATGTTGCTATATTCATTCTTATTAATTACTACCCACCACATGTTATTAATATTGTGATACACAGTACCTCTCTGTAGAACCCCTTTGTAATCCCTAAAATACTTTACATCACCATTATTAATTCTACGCTTATCTTTATCTAAAGCGTTATAGTCTGGTATCTTTTCAGAAGACCAATGTCTATCAGGATCATTTATATGTAGCATAACCTGCTCGTGAGCATTTTTTCTTTTCTCTTTAGATTTGTCTTGGTATCCATTTTCCTTAAGCAAGCATATAATTTTCCGTTTTTCTAATTCGAATTGCTTTTTAATCAAGTATGGCATCTTTTTATACTTATTAGAGTCATATCGTCCACCATTTCTATTTTCATAATTTACTTCTTGGTAGAATTCAATTTCAAATCCTGCTGGATATTTACGAGAATAGAATTTTAAGTCGCCTTTATACCCAATGAAATAATTTCTGCGAATAATCTTACTTACATCAGTATCGTTAGCAATAGTAAAACCTCTGGATTTAAGCAATGCAAAAACCTTTTTAAGTGTTGGATGAGAATATTCTTCATCTTGCCAAACCCTTATTGAAGTGTCATAACAATTAATGCTTGCCTCTTTATTCATTGTTGCCCCCTATGAAACTCATGTTTTATCACCTGATTTTCCACCTTTTAGCCAACTTATTGCAGATGCATATAGCGATTTTTCGTAATTCAAACAGCCCTCATTTGAACTGGCATGATAGTTACAGCTTAGTGCTCCAGTAAAAGAACCATCATTACATTTACATGTTTTACAAACTTTATTTTCAATTTCTTTTCTTTCATTTTGATCTAGAAGATAAAAGTGTCTTTGTTTAATTTTCATGTAGTTATTTAGATAAACAATTCTTTTTCTCAAACCTTCTGAATATGCAATACGTCCTTTGTCATACATTGTTGGTTCCCAACATTCAATTGGTGTCTTGCTCTTTATAATCTCCTGAAGCTCTTCTAAAGATTCTACCCCTTCTATATAAAACACATCACTAATTCTACCAACAATTGTATAATCTCCGTAGCATTCTATAAACATTATTTACTTCACCCTTAATATCTATGTATTGTAGATACAATTATGTACCTACATATTTTATTTATATATCTAACGTAAAATCCAATTTTGCGTCCAAGTCGTCATCTGAGTCTTCAACTTTATTGATCATTATTGATGAACTATCATCATTAACAAGTTTAATATTATTGACTGCATTGTTTTTCAAACCACCACCAAAGAAATACTGTCTCATAGCCTCTCTTATTATGTCTGCTTTATCTACATGATCAGGAAGTTCCATAAAGGCTTTCTTCAAATCATCATCTCTTTTTGGTCTGAGTCGTGCTTGAATCACTTTCACTTCCATGTTCTCATACCTATCTTCTCATTACCTCTTACTTGGGCTAACTGGTCAAATAAATATTTCTCCTCAAAACTAATAAATTCGAAAATTTGATGTGCTGCTCCTCCACCAATTAAACAAACATCAAAACTTACATTCAACCCTTCAACTTCATTTTGAATTTGAATCGCTAAGGCTTTAAATGCTCGCTTAATCAGTGGCCTAATGTCATATCCCTCATATCTTCCAGAGATAACGTATTGATCTAACTCGTATCGTGCTGGAGACTTCCCAACTTTCTCTTGAATATAACGCTGAAGTAATTTATATGCTGTATCCACACCGAGCAGAAGTGTGGTTGAAAGAGGCATAATTTCTAACTTATCTAAGCCCAATATATTTAATGTGTAGAAGCCTAAATCCAAGACAAGGATTCTCTTCTTTGCAAATTCTCTCTTTGCAATCTTACCTTCATTATCTAGAAGGAAGTCCATTGCTATCCCTTGTCCTTGGGGTGTGATTTTAATCTCATGAATATTGGGTGTTACCGAGAAAGAATTTCTTAGTCCACATCTTATATTATATGGTTCGATGTTGTTTAAATCCAATATTTTATTTTCTAGTTCTTCCTTCTGGTTGAAATAAAACTTGATGGGTAATGTACTAATTACATTACAAGGGGCAGAACGTGTTAAGTATCCTATCCCTGTCTGAAGTAAGGTGTCAGTAACATCAATCTCACTTGCTTTGTTATCTTTCATTGAAAAATACTTAATGTCACTTTGTCTAAGTGCTAAGTCGCCCACAAAGTATTGCTCATTGAATACAAAATCATCCTTCTTGTAATCAAACATTGGTTTAGATTCACCTGTTATTGATGGCTGCCTAAACACCCTATTCTTGAATGTTCCCTTTGTCCAACCAAATCCCAGTTCAATTGAACAGATATCAAGCATTATATAATCACTCCTTGTAATAATATGTATTACAATTTATACAAGGAGATTATACCACTTATTTATATGTATTGATAGTGATATTTTATTTATATTATGAAATTATTCTTTTATTACTAGTTTTTTTCTGTTGTGACAGCTTTATTAACTGGATTATCAATTAGCCATTTATAAATTAACTTTAGTGCCTCTTCAACTCCATCTTTTTGAATCCTATGTTTCCATGATATCAATTCAGACACGTCCTTTATCAACATTAAAAGAGAGTCAGCTCGATTTTTCTGTTCTTTATGCATCAACTCAAGTGATTCATAACTTTCCTGTAAATTCTTATACTCCTGCATCCAGTAGGCTAATCGTTCCGTATCGTTTTCAATCTCTATCATTCCATGCATCGTATGCAATTTACGGATAGGACAGTTGAATAAATTCTTGGCGTGTCTGTGTGCTTCAACTTGCTTCCAGTCTTCTTGCCAGTCTCTTGCCGACTGCTGTATCGTTTCAGGCATCATTACTATCTCCTTCCTTTGAAACCCCGCATGCGAAAGTAAATGACCAATAAGATGGGCACTCTACCGTATTCGGAATCATTCGAGTATCAGCTAAATCCTCTGAAACACACTGTTTATCGTCCGGTCGTTTCGTTGGATGGTTCATATTCCAATAACAATCCAGACAGGAGCATTCACCATTCCAACTATCGTCCTGTGTTTCACAAATCTTACGCATGACACGTTCTATATCATTCATCCTTAATATCTCCTTCCCAAAGCTTTGGATTCTCGTATATGTTGCCTATGATGACCGAATTTGCTTCAAAGTCATACGAATGAGCTTCTGATTTCCACGTACCATCCATATTTCTTAGGCAATAGCCTAGGAGTTCATCGCTCCAATCTACGTACGCGGTGAATTTGCGAGTTTCCCCGTTGTACACGTATGAATATTCAATAATATCTCCCTTATATATCTCTTTACTGTTGCCGTCAAGCCGCCCGAAGTATTGCCCTACTGTTTCAGGATCGACTTCGTGACAAGTATTTTCATTTACATATATCCAATATCCAAAGGGGATGTACACTTTATGCGGTCTATCGTATCTACGAATTAAGCTTCCGTACACCAACTCGCCATTATCTAGACGCTTACCACGAAATTTGATTTGTCTACTCATCTTCTACTCCCTCCTCTACAGGCTCGTATGTGGCTTCGAAAATATATGATTTACAAGGGTAATACTCACCTTTTACGCCTCTAATAATGTAATCACCCTCACTTACAGTCATATTTCCTTCTAAAGTCGATATCTCTAAACACCCAGCATACCTGTAGCTATAATTGATAAATTCTGTCTTATTATCCAAAGCGAAATGATACAATACATCTGCGCGAGTCATTTCAAATGGATTCCACTGGATCGCGTCAATCACAACTGGCTTCTTTCTATATTTACTCATCCCCTATGCCTCCTGAGTCAATGACTCTATCGCCGCCTGTGTATTCCCATACCCACTGTAATAGCTCATATTGTCCTTCAAGCCGCGCCTTTTCATAGCGTTGAGCAGATATCATTTTCGTCTTAATATCCCAAGATTTCCGATTCAAGGCTTCACGAAACGCCTTAGCGTTGATATCAAGTTCTCCGTTATACTCAAGTTCCAATTCCGTCAAGCAAACATCACATACATCATCATCTGTTTGCTTGACAAAGTTGCTCCCACATCGTTCACATTTCATTCCCCTGTACCTCCTGACCGGATGATTTCCTTTTTCAAATCGATCATTTGCCGCGTTACAAGGCTCTTTACATCTACTTTTCTATAGCAGCAATCTTCAGTTTCGTCATCACACAATGGCACTCTCAATGCCAGATTCGATTGTTCATACACCTTGTAGTGGGCGGTTTTCTTTCCACATAACATGCAAGGTTTAGATTCGATCGATAAGCTATGCCATACTTTCATTCCCCTGTACCTCCCTGCCCCTGTAGGGTGAGTATGGATGCTATGGTGCGCTGGCGTGGTGTAGCTTGTAGCATTTTGATGACGTTTCTCAGGGCATATTCATGGGCTTTTGCATACCCACTAGGCCACATTAGCCCATCCAACTGCCGTACATACTCTATTGGATTTAGTTCCAATGCTCTCTGACTAATTACTTCTGTCATGTACACCTTTTGAGTTGGTTGAAACAAAGTAGGATCTTCCCATTCTTCCATGTAAACAAAGCATTTGTTATCTATGATCGATCCTATTTCTTTGCCTGATAATTTACCTGCTATAAAATCAATCTTTGCATTATCGAAGCTTTCCAGTTTCTCTCTTGTATGTTTCATGACTCTTCCTCCTCCTTGTCCTCAAAACTTCTAATGACATTACATACACTTGCAATCAACTTGTCATAAAACGCATTTGTAAAGTCATCTAAAACCATAAGTGTTTTCCCGTCCCATTCAAGGCCTATTTCATCTGCTGAATATCCATTAAGAGACTTAATTTCACCTAGAAGGTTTTCGATTATTTCATTTTTCTCATATCCTTCTCCACATTCAAAGAAGTCAATGATTTCTTGTACTCCCTTCATGACTATATCTCCCCCTTAGCCTTCAGTCGACAATGCAATGAATGGCTCACCGTTAAAATACGTTTCTATGATTTCTTGAACAGTAATCAGCTTGGTAGAATCTTCACTCTCATAAACTTTGGAATCAATCGGCACAATCTCAATTTCTTCATCTGGATATAATTCGTCATCCGTCACACCTGTTAATTCTTTGTACCAAGCTTTTGCTTCCTCAACCGTATATGCTGCTACTGCATCACATTCACAAATTTGAAATACCTTTACATCTTTCAATCCATTTTCTTCAGCAATTTCTAATTGTCCGTATTGCATCTACTTCCCCTCCTGTATGCGTTGTATTGTCTCTTTAGATAGTAACTGTGCAACATCCTTACACACATCTGGCAATGTATATGGCATGGTAACGATACGTTCAAGTGTATTTAGTGCGTCTTGGAGCTTGCCTTTCAGTTTATTTTTTTCACTCACAGTCGAGGTGTACATGTCTAAGTAATCCTTATAAAGTATCTTTAGCCGTTCAACTTCACTGGTGAGATGTTTTGTCTCATCGTTCACATTAACTTTTTGAAGAAATTCAGTTAAGAATGAACCACTGAATCCATCCAAGAAGACTAGTTGTTGCTTATAAACACCTTTTCCTGTTGTGAATTCATCAGTCTTACAGTACCATATCTTACCGTAGTATTCTGGATTCATTGCTTCGATACACGTATGCATAACAACCGCATCGCCTTGCTTAAGCGACGGTGTATCTCGATGTCTACTCATTCTGTTCGCTCTCCTTTGGCTTGAAGATCAATTCACCAGCCTGACACTCGTACTCAATTCCAGTGATGTACATGTGCGCACACATCGCACTAATAACTTGTTGAGTTACGTCAACCTTGTGACTGAATGATTTTCCGTTATCTTTGCTGTATCCAGCATATATCTGTCCAGTTAATGGACTAGTTGAAATAATTAAGTTATCGAGATTCATTTTCCAATCATCCTCATATGTATATTTATCTTTATTCAAAATGAAATCACTACTTTATAGGGACTTCATTTCTCTAAGATGAATTCGTAATACTAATCTTTCAATATATACACATGCTCACCTTCAGTATTCACTGTAACTTTAAGTAGATGATCACAATTGGAACATATCCAAAATCCCGTCTTTTCACATTGGCACATGTCGTCCATATGAGCAAACTCTGAACACCCTATACACTTTTTGATGTCTATCACTCAATATTCCCCCCTCTTGCTCTAGTATTAATAAATCCCCTTACGTACATTCGCGAAAATTGATATCACTTTCTTAGTCACAACCCCACTCTTATAGAACTCCATATCGGAATACTGTCTTGGATTTGGATTGTCTGGATCATTACCTTGGCACCCTTCACGATTCAACTGATTTTGAAAACGCGTCTCAGTACACCATTTCAAACCGCCCCATTTGACCCAAGGTTCATCAGAGACCAATACTTCTTCAATGTTATTTGGATACATGCCATTACGGTATAGATCTATGAGGTATTCTTCAAATTGCATTTTCCATGGCTTGTGTGAATTACCGAATAGCATGGTATGAGTATCGAATTTAATTTTTACTATAATATCTTTATTTTTCATTTATATCAGCCCTTGTTATTTACAATTTAAAGTTTCTTAAAATAATCAATAACAGTATTTAATGCATCATAAGCTACAACTTCTTCATCTGAAGCATCTCTTACTTTCTCCTTCATCTCATAGTCTCTATGATAACTATACTTCTCCCATACTTCTCCTTGCTGAATCCAACGATTTGAGCCACCTAACAGATTCGATTGTTCACGAACTAATATTTCAGCAATTTGATTTTTATCGATGGTTACGCGTTGCTCTAAGTTTACAGTTACCTGATACACTCAATCATCTCCTCATGAAATTCGTGTTTCATGCTCCCTTAAATCTCAGTAACACTTATATCCAAGTGCGTTGTCATAATGAAAATCTTCACCTAAAACATTTCCAATCTCATCAACCAACACAATTTCCTCGCACGAATGAAGATCTATGTATATTCCATACTTCTTAGATAATAAATCTAATGCTGATAGAAATGATTTTGTTTTCTTATCTTTCATATATACCCTCACTTTAAAGTTTATTGATGAAACAACCAAGCATCCCACTTATCATAAAGCAGTATGTCTTCAGGACTTGTTAGGCTCAAACTCATATAGCCTGAACCTGTTTTATGATTAAAGAAATATTCTTTTGCTTCATCTTCCATGTCAAAGCTCTTTTCCCTAATGAAGTCAGTCTTCAGATCAAGATAGATTACTTTGAACACTTTGTTTCCTCCTTGTTATTGTTTTGACTTTTGTAATAATCAATGATGTCTTGTGTTGATTTAAACAACATAACCTTCCTCGTAGAGCCTCCTTTTCTATCGTTGTAATGCCTCTGCACCTACTCGACTAATTATAGTGTTCGGAATCATAGAACTCAGTCTCTGAAAATTCTGCATTTATTATTACACCTTCAAATAAAACCTTTTCTCCTAAATCATAAACATAAAAACCGATTATTTCACCATCAGAATTATATGGAGCGAAAGTTTCTATTTCATTGCCGTTCTCATCATAGAAAGTGTATTGTTCAAAAAATCCATACGGTGACTTGCGAAGATAATATGCCTCCCCTGTAATACTTTTTATTAATCTGATATCATCACTGTTACGTAAATTAAACATTTTTGCATCAGTCCTTTGATAATTTTATTTAACTAGTTCCTCTAATGAAACCTCAATTTCATGACGATCATCATCATCATCATCGTCATCATCTGATTCACAGGCTAAAGTTGCATAATTCCCATCAATAAAAATAATCGTGCAGAGCCCATATTCCCCATACTTAATTTCTGATCCAAGGAGATTTGATTCACATTCCGCAATTTCGTTTTCAATCTCTTCTAGTTGAAGATACAACTGAAGCATCCGTTTTAAACTATTCATATACCGTCTCCAATCTTAACAACTAACTTCTTCAATAATATTTTGTAACTCAAGAATTGCTTTTTTAGACAGTGACTGCTTATGTTTTTCTAACCACTTCTCAATTTTCGCTTTTGAAGTCTCAATATCAATCTTTCTTAATACAGGTGGCTCATACTTACTACTTGATTTAATAACATTACAGTAGGATTGTGACACTATCACTGGCCTATACTCAGGAGAAGAGTTTATCTCAACATATTCATCCTGTGTCGTAACTGGAATAGCATTTTCACCATGTTCCTTTTTGAAATCCTCAAATACAATATCGTCAATTACCGTAGAAGATGGACTATAAAAACTAACACTTGAAAAATAAGCGACATCAGCACAGCCTCTTTTAATTAATTCAACAGCTTTTTCCGCTTGCGCTCCTCTCCACATTCTTGATGACAACCACTCAAGCTCGAAATTATCAGCAAGTTTTCTATCTCTATCAAGTCTTAAATATTGAGGTCTAAAATCATATCCTTCTTCATATTTAATGTAATCACAAACAAACAATCCGTTTACAAATACCTTGCCTTTGTATCTACTCTCATGAAGGATGCGACCACATTCACTATGTGTTACTTTACCAACGTCTTGACAGTGTAGATTTGACGCTACGATATCCGAATATTCTTCAGGTGAAATGTTATCAATTTCTATTGTCAAGTTCATATCAGGAACCCTCTGCCAGATGTATTTCTTGTCTATGAAGAAGGTTAGTATTTCACATCCATATCTACGAGAATTAACAAATCTCGGCCTCCACACTTCTCTCGCCCCATAATTGAAGAATGTTACGCATTTATTCAATCGTGTAAGGACTAGAGTAGCTACTTTATACCCCTCACCGAACTTCCCGATTGTATTTGGCTCATTTCTCTTAGTTGACTTCCCAAGGAGTAGTGACTTCACGCTTAATACCGATGATTTATTACCTATGTATAATTTCTTTTCATCCTCTTTATAGCTAAAGAACATTTCATTATCTGGCATTGTAGTTTGTTGATCTAATGCGTTTTGGAACAACTCACGAATTGCATCAACAAGTGTCCAATCAGGAACGTAATCTCTGGATAAACTAAGTTCATACTTACTCATATATATTGCCTCAAACCAAGATCTTTCTATGTATTCTATCATATTGAAATTTGATTTTTTCGTTTATAAATACTTCAGGGATAGATCTACTTCGGTAAATACGCACTACCTTATTGTTTTTTACAACAAAGTTAAGATTGTAATAGCGGTACATCTTTGTTTCTGAAGTCATTTCAATCAGTTGTCCTAGTGCTATTGCTCGTTCAATCTTATACTCGATATCAAACAACGTCTCGCATTTCATAGCACTTAAATGACAAAGTTCTTGGTACTGCTCAATAGCCTTTTGGTCAATTTTCATATTTAATATCATCTCCTATTCTTTTCCTTTACCTTCATCTTTACTGTATCAGAATAGCCAATGATCAGTCAACAGATATTTTATATGTATTTATATATTTTATCTTATTGGATCATTGGCTATGAAAGAGTAGTTTCATTCCCCTTGCTTTAGTGCTCTATATGTTTCTGTTGTAAGCAGTTGGATAAATATATCTCTTCCCTTATCAACTGGAGCATCCTTTTCGTCGAGAAGTTTATTCTTTTGCTCAAAAATCGTATAAACTTTTTCTGGAATAATAAATTTCCTTGCCTCATCCTTTATTTCTTCAGCAGTCACATTCTTGTCGAAGGCGAGGATTACATCTACTCCTAACTTCTCTAGCTTCATAACCTGTGTTTCACTAAGTATATGTCCACCTATACTGACACAATTTTTTATATTGTAAGAGAAGCTTTTTTGAACACTTTTTTCAGCTTCATAAACTAATACTTTGCCTGAATCCTTTATGAACTGATACGATTTATCTAGCCCATAGAGTATTTGTGATTTGGGAGTTGCGTAAGGGAACCAATATTTAGACATTTTCAACTTCTCATAATCAAGTGTGGTTCGCCCTTTAACACCAACCAAACTTCCTAACTCGTCCCTGATAGGAATTGTTATGCAACTATCTCTAACTGAGTAACCAACCTCAAATAATTTTTGTACATCTAATGATATTCCCTCTTGCAAAAAAAGAATGTGAGGATACTGCACATACTCAAATAATATCCTATCATCTAATTTTCTTAATTCAATTTCCTTGTCTAGTGTTTTTGACTCTATAACATCGAGCGCTAATAAACAGGGATCATCAATTTTTTCTTTTTCAAAATCTCCATGATAATAATCGTACCCACATACCTCACAGATCCAATTCATTGCTTTTGTAAAGTAGAAATCTTTTATGTATTCAACTAAGGTAATAATATCTGCACGTTCTTTTGGAAAATCATTTCGAGTGTGATTCATAACACTAAGATTTTCAATATTGATATTTATGGCTGCTCTTGCATCTCCATCTGGATTGGAGCATGTATAATAACTAGTTCCTTTTCTAAAATTAGAGCAGCCCAATGCGTTGACTATATCCTTAACTTTATCATCTTGAATTATTTTATCCTTCAGGTCAGAAGCATTTATTTTAAATCACATCCTATGCCTTACCTAGCTTTTCTTTCAATTCATGAACCTGTTGTTCCTTTTTAAGTTTATTATATTCTTTCTTTGTTTTAATAAAGTCTTTTTCGATATCAGATAAAATTAGATAACCTTCCTCTATCCAGATATTCTTGCCCTTATCAACTCTAAAACAAATTAGATCCTTATCTTTCCCGCCGCGATTTTTATCAATAACTCCCATATAATATGTCTGACTTCGGTCTAACCTTCTTCTCTCCTCCACAAAAGGCTTAGAACTAGGATTGTAAATTACATATTTATCGTAGTCATCTGGAAAAAGCGGTCTAAACATCATCAAACCATCAGCAATATGTTTTATATGCTTACCATTTGCAATCGCGGTTGAGTTCAATATTTCATTGAATAAACTATCATCTGTTAACTGAAAAGTTGCCCAGAAGGAGATTTCTAGTTCTTTTGCTTGCTCCTTAAGCATGTCACCAGTCTTAACAAATGACATCCAATCATGATCAGGTGCTTTCAGGGTATCATATATAATTAACTCACATTTCTTAATTTTATGCTTTTTAAAGTGTCTTTTGAGAGATACTTCATCGTATTTAGACAACTCTAAAAAATGAATCTTGCTGTGCACTTCTATGTATTCTGCTGCCACCATCACAATCTCGTCCTCTTCTTCAGTCAAAGTACCTGTGACGATTTTAGTTTCATCAATGCCCTTATATTGATACCCTTTTTCATTAATGATTTTACCTACTTCATTCAGTTCATTACTATTAGGTTTATAATGAAATTCTGGATTGTTAACAATACAACTAATAACCATTGCATCCCATTCATCTTCATCTTGCTCGTTAGCAGCTACAAGTATATTCACACCTTTAAATATCCCAAGATAACATGCAACTTTGGATGTAAGACGCGATTTTCCACATCCTGAGTGCATTCCTGTTAATGTGAGTTTCTTTTTTCTTAGTCCCCTTAAAAGCATATTAATCAACTCAAAAGGAATCTCTAAACCAAAATCAGGCTTCTTCTTCCATTCTTTCACCCTTTCAGTCATCTTTCTTCCGAGAATTACACTATCTTGTGCTCCACCAATAACTGTACCTATGTTTATAATTTGCATTTCCATACCATGCAAAATATTCTCTGGAGTAACCTTACTAAAATTATTTTTTTCGAATATCTTTTTAGCAGGAAATCCTTTTAGCTCCAATTCTCTAAGTAGTGAATATTTCTTTAAGTTATTATAGTATGTTTGGAATTCATCTAAATCGGCTGCTGCCATAATACGTCTTATGTATTGATAACCCTTTATCTTCTCATATTGCTTCTTCCTCTCAGTGTCTTGGTGCATGAAAATATTTATCTTAGATTCGGTTAGCTCGCCCTTTATTTGAAATTGATACATTTCATAAAGCGAATTGAACAAAAAGTTTGTTGTATCATAAGCAAAATCATACTTAGGAATTATTAATTCTCCAAAATCCAAAAGCAAATCAGGATTCCTATATAGACTTCCCACAACTAAAACTTCAGTATGAGGGTCTTTAATCTCAGAAGTAATTAGTGTATCTATTTCTTTTCATCTCCTTAATCAAAAAGCGTTTCCACATTAATTTCCTCACTTGGAGCAGACTCTTCTATCGTTAAGTTTTTTAGGCGTTCTTTGACTGCGTTAATACTCTCGTGTTCTTCCTGTAGCTTTTTAAACTTGTTTAGTTCTATATTCTTCTTAATATTTTCTTTTAATGAGTTTTCTATGTTATTTTTAACAATGGCTAAACAATACTTTAATTCTGACAGCGTATTTTTAAATTGTTTATTAGCTTTCGCCCAAGCAATTTTCTCTTCACAAAATTGATAAGTATTTGCCAATAATACATATGATATTCCTTCTTTATATCTCTTCTGCATTTTCCCAAATAATACAGAATCATTTCTAAGATCGTTTATGTATGGATAAAATGAACTAGGAATACTTCCTCTAAATTTTAATTTATGTACTTGTACTATGGTATCTGTTAGGTGATCTAACTCGATACGCTCTTTTTGTTTAAAATTTTTCTCACTTAAATATGCTGAGTAACATTCATTGTGATGATAATACTTTCTGTTAGACTCCTGTATCATAAGTTCTTTTGAATCTTTGCGTTCACACCATGCACATTTAACCTGTCTTGGTGAGGCCATTTAAATCACCGCCTCGATATAATCCTCAATGAAGCGTGAAGGATGCATGTCTCTACCCCTGTGACTATCAACATAGCTTAAATACAATTCATCTTCAGCACGAGTTACAGCCACATAGAAGAGTCTGTTTTCTTCTTCCAGAGCTTCATTAATCCCATTATTGATAACATCTGTACAAACCTCAAAAGCTGACTTGTGAGGTAATACACCTTCATTATTCATAATAGTAAAGACTACTGGAAACTCTAATCCTTTACTCTTATGTATTGTCATAATCTTAACTGTATCAGCATTGTTTTTCTTTTTTTGTTCTTTTTGAAGTTTTGCGTTTTTAATTACACGATCAATAAATAGTATGTACTCTTTCACCGTACTGAATTTTTTTGAGCTATTCTCAAGTTCATCAAGCATTTCTTTCACAATTTCCCTATGTAATGTCGTTGATTCAGATTCATCTTCCCCAATCAGATATTTCTCATAATCCTCTCGTAAAGTCTTCAGTACAACTATTGGGCGATGAGAAGTAATACGTTTCATCTGATCAATTTTATCTCGGATCTTTGTTTGCTGGTATGAAGATGATACAAGTTCAGTAACATGCTCAATTGGATTAGCAATTGGATATCTTTGCTGTAATGAACCTATCTGTTTTACTTTATCTTTAGCAATATAGAGCGTAGGTAAAATATCGCCTATTGCACTGAAATCATATGGATCAACCATAACTCGTAAATACCCTAACAGTGGCTTTACTGTAGAGTTAATATAGAATACGTCTTCACTCCCATATGAAGTGAAAGGGATCTCCCTTAAAAGTAATTCATCAAAAATAGATCTTGAATTAGCGTTAGTCCTATAGAGAACTGCGAAGTCCGAATACTTCCTATCTCCTTGCCTAACTTCACTTGTAATGTGATTAACAATATTAGCTGCTTCATCTTCTGTAGAGACATATTTACCGATGCATGGATATATACTTGAAGGTTTAACTGCTTTTGATTCTTTTTCAATACGAAGCTTATTCTTTTTGATTGCATGATTAGCCATGCCAAGGATAGTATTAGTACACCGATAATTTGTATCTAAAGTAATTATTATTGTTTCTGGATATGTATTAGTAAAGTTTAAGATATTTTCAATCTTTGCCCCATTGAATGAAAATATTGACTGATCGCTGTCCCCCACCACTAATATGTTTCTTAGAGGTGATGCAATCAATTCGATAATTTTACTTTGTAAGTAATTAGTGTCCTGATACTCGTCTACCATTATATATTGATAATCTTCTCTTATTGATTTCAATATTTCATTATTGTTAATCAGTAATTGATAAGTTAGCAACAACATATCATCAAAATCAATCAACATTTTTTCTTGTTTGTGTCTTTCATACCTTGACCATATGTTGTAGAACTCTCTATCAAACTCATCGCTGTGATAGTAATCATCAATATCAATAATATTATTTTTATAATGTGATATTTGTGCCAGAATGTCTTCTGGTCTATAGCGCTTATCATCAATACCAAGTGCTCTTATGATCATCTTTATAGTGATTTGCTTACTTTTATCACTAGATAGGATATCTCTATTGTCACCATTATTTCTTAATACCTTTAGAAATACTGAGTGGAATGTTCCAGCAGTCACTTGTTTTAATTTTTCCTTGCTCGTCATTCCAAGGTTGACTGCCTTAGAAATCATCTCATCAGCTGCCTTCTTGGTGAAGGTTATGAGTAGTACCTTTGAGATATCAATACCATGAACTTGATCCAGATAAGACAATCTAGACACAATAGATGAAGACTTTCCTGCACCTGCTACTGCATTAACCAGAGCTGTGCCATTTTTATGTCTAACTAATTCAATCTGGCCTTTGTTGAGCCTAACTCCTCTACTTTCCAACTCTCGAAAGAACCAAGCATCTCGCTCAATGTCTGGTACTAATTCTATTGATGATAATCCGTCTGACATTTGAGCCTTTTCGTAAGGATTTGCATTAGAATGGCAAGAATCCATGATTTTATATTTCACTCCTCCCAAAATTTGTGCTTACCTTCATTTCTCCACTTCTTATTGTATTGTTTTTCCATAAGATATTTTAACCATAATTCTTCAGGTGATTCGTCACTCATATAGTATTTATTTGTATCTATCCATCTCACAAAGTACATTGTCTTTTCATAACAATTGGAACCCTTAAATAACATTTCTTGGATTTGATCTAGTCTAGGCAGCCATAAATGCTCTGAAACTGCTGAAATCTCATAATCAAGTTCCTGAGATGAGTTATGTCCAGATCTATTCATAACATAGCACCCTGTTGAATTTATAAGTGAGCCGTGGCCTCGCCCACATGAATGACCACCATAATACCAATGAGTTCCCCCTATTGATTCATGAAAGTCATATTTGCCAGAGACGACATATACGTTTGACATTTCAAGGCATTCATTACAAGGTGACGCTGGTTCACAAATTCCATTGTAGCAATAACTTGCCTTAGATACTAAATAGTCTCCAACTTGAGGTTCCCATAAATCCTGTATTTCTGTAGCTTTCATGCACATAAGGCGGTATTCTAACGAAGTATTCATATCATTACCCCCTAATGAAATTTAAGTTTTATATCCTCTTAGTATGCTGCTTCTGATATTCAATTAGCGCATTATTTGCTGTTTGTATGAAACTCTTGAAGCGTTCTTCAGTCATGTGTATGTAAATTAGATTTGCTTCTGTGCCAATAACCATACATTCACTATTTCTATTGTTAGTTTCTCGAATAAAATCAACTTCAAAGTCGTCACTTAGTTTAGTTTCAACTATCATATGCACACCTCTATTTTTTATTTCTTCCGCAAATATTAGCGTATTTCGAATCTTTGTATGTAACCCTAATATCTCCTGTTTCTAGAAGTTCATTTAATATCTCTTCTGTAAATGCATGCTCGTTCTTCCTACTCTTTTCAGTGAAACGAGGCTGAATACAAACAGCATCACCATCCATATAACAGGCATTATAATATAATTGAGCTGTAACAGATAATTTCATTTTCTCCTCCGAATTATTTCTCAGGTAATCGCAGTATTAGTCCATATTCGACATTATGTACGAATGTGCAACACTGTCCTATGTATATGAATCAAGTGTAGCACATTCGTTTGATATGTATCAATATTAAATATGTATTTTACATTAATTTATTTATTAACGAATTCTCAAATGTTTTTTCTCAGGTGCGAAATCTGCTCCCTCAACTATTTCCTTATTCTTTAAAGCTATTAGAATTTCGTTGTTTAGAATCTTATCTGGTTGAGGTTGACGATATTTATCAGGAATCAGTTTTTCATCTTTAATGAATACAGAAGGATTATTCTTTTGTAGAGCTACGTTAAATGTCCCTGCTTTTACTTTCTCAATACCGTAATTCTCAAGAGTGCCTCGCATGTATTCCTTAAGGCCGTCGAATTTGTTTTCGAGGTATTTTCTGCGCTTACTGAGTCTCTGTTCCTCTTCCTTAAAAGCCTTAATGTCGCCCTCAATGTTCTTCAGGAATTTTACAGTGTTTTCTACTTTGATTTCAATTGAATCTTGAATGCTATCCAGCGTTTCAATAAACATCTCAAGATCATCTTCAGTCAGTTCCTCACTATCCCATGCTGCTTCTACATACTCATTAAGTTTTCTATACTTACTTGCTAATTCATAAAGTTTACTCATATCTTGAATTACTCCTTATTATTTTATATTATTGATTATGACACTTCATACATGAATGAAAACAATAAAACTTCCCTAAGTTCATACCTGAGTAATATGCAGAACCATCATTCTCGTTGATTTCAGTTCCGCAGAACTCGCATTGATGTTTCTTTTTATTTACCTTTTGAACTCTAATTCGTAAGATACGACAATCTAAACTTGAATATGTATAAGCCTTTCCTAGGTCTTCATCGTTACCTATGTATACTGACACTTATAATTACCTCATTATTTCTTAATTGATTAAATCAGCATTCCAGTTAGGTATGTATGTGCCATTCTCCATCATAATCCAAGATGCCATTGACTTAACATCTTTAGGACTTAGTTCAATATATTTCTGTCCTTTATCAAAACAGATAACAATACTCCCATTCTCATACCCATATGTCCAAAACTCAATCTTTTTTCGTTCCATTTTGAATACTCTACCCTCCTTTTCTATCCTGATAAAACATTGATTCTTACTTCATGTATCTCATAGACGAATTACATAGTTTTCATTAATTCCTGTATTGATACTTTATTTAATAGAGCCAATACATTCGAGTAGTACTTAATTTCTTTGTTAATTTCAGATAGTTTTTTCTCTAGATATTTATACTCTAGTTTCCTTTTACGTAATTCTTTAAGTCGCTTTTCTGTTTCTAATTTCATATTCATCGAATCACCTCCATTGAAATGTCTGTTTTATTACATTTCATTTTTTTGATATCGTGTATCAAATATGTATGCACTCTTATTACTTAAATCAATTCCAACCATACATTCATAAACACCATCCTCCATAACATCTTTGGTGAGCTTAAATGTCAGAGTTTTACCTTGTAAGTTATACAGATCAAATTTATTGATGTTTTTAAACACTTTTTCCATATTTAACTCTCATCCTTTTCTACATCATACAGTTTTTATCAATCTAAAGTCAATATTTTTAATGATTTTTCATATTTTTTATTCCTTTTAATATCTTCCTCAGTCACTTTTTTAAGTCTTGATAGGTCCATATTGTCTTCAATGTCTGCAATTTTAACCTGTCTAGCGATTAGATCTAATTTCGCTCGACGAATAAACTCCATATATGACTCATCTTTTTTTCTTGTTAAGCAGTCAATTGAAGTAAGAATCTCTTTTGAGAACCCAATAATTAAAAGATCTTCGGCAGTTACATATGTATCTTCAACAACATCGTGTAAAACTGCAACTATTTTTGCTTCTTCCCCTTGAACCTTATCCATTACACGAAGGGGATGGAGTATGTATGGATTTCCTCCTTTATCAACTTGGCCTAGATGTGCTTTTGCAGCAATTATAATTGCACCTGTTAAACTTGACATTACTATTCCTCCTTTTCATATCCTAAACTTTCATTTAAAAATAGAGATTTTTAGTGTATTATATTGCTTGATATTCATTAATTAATAATGTATTGTATCATATTTTATATTTATACCTATATTAAAACCGCCACTTTCAGAACTAATCCTATATGGCGGCTTCCTTTGTTTTCCGACCAAAGAAAACAAAGAATGGTTCATAATGCCCTGTTGCGGTATTAAATGCACCACCATCATACCATAACAAGCTAAAATCATATTACTATCCTCCAAACATGTAGTCAATATAAAATTCGCATTTCATAAATCTCTGGTTTGTATTTCTATACAAAAGCCAGTAATCAGCAAACAGAGTATGGATGCATTTACTCTATTTTTTAGCTGGCTCTTGCTTAATTATTTATTTGGTGTCACTTCAATATACATATAATTACTTTCAATAAAAAACTCTTTTGCACAACGCATTATATCATTGGGAGTGATACCTGAAATCTTATCGACAATGGTTTTAACATCCTCTGAATTACCATGGAAGTAGTGTTCAATAGCCTTTGTGTTAATGTTAGAAACCGTCTCTGATTCTCTATATAGATGATACATTACTGAATTCTTAACTTCTTGCAGTTCCCGTTCACTAACCAATTCCTCTTTTAATTTATTCAGTTCCTCAAGAAAGGATATCTTTATTTGTGAAAAATTCTCCGGATCGCTTATTGCAGTAAATATACTCAATCCTCTTTCTTTAAGATCAATATGATCCATTCCTAAGCCGTACAATAATCCAAGTTCTTCTCTCAACTTCCTGTAAAGTCTCGAAGAAAGACCTGTTGATAGTAGGTTAATTATAAGCTCAAAAGTATAATAACATTCACTTTTTTTGGATGGAGCAAACATCGAACAACAAAAATACCCTCGGTCAAATTTACTATTAAATGAATGAGTTACTGAATCTAATTTTCTAAACTCTTCAATCTTTAGATCTTCAATATGAGTGTTTGAAGTTTCAATGTGAAAATCATTAAAGAATGAAATAATTTCATGATGATCAACATCTCCAGAAACAAAAAGAGTTGTTCGGTTTGGTGTGTAAAATTTATGCATGTATTCATCAAGATTCTGCTTATTGATAGCACCAATTGAATCTGTTGTGCCTATTACAGTATACTTATCCGATTTTCCATCTTTTAATAAACCACTAAAGATGTGATCTCTTAAATGAATCATAGCGTCATCATAAAGAAGACCAATTTCTTGTTTGATCACATTTCTTTCTTTATCTATACGATCTTCAGGTAAAGTTGCATTCCAAACAACATCAGAAAGAATTTCCAGTCCTTCTCTCCAGTATTCCTTCATAATTGTACAATCGAAACTTGTGCGATAAAAACTAGTGCCTCCATTAATATATCCACCGAAATATTTAATGTCATTATTAATATCTTCGTTGCTTCTTTTTTTCGTGCCAGATAACATCATATGTTCTAAAAAATGAGAAATACCGATAGGATATTCATCTTCGTAAAATGAGCCTACTTTTACAACATATTCTAGTGCTACAAGTTTAGATGTCGAAACTTTATTTGTGATTATAGTAAATCCATTATTCAGGACAGTCTTTTCCACTTATGACACCTCTATATGAATATATTCTTACATCTTTTGATTCAAGATACTTGAATTCCCCCTTAATCTTAACCAATTCTTGTTCGTCACAGTGATAGATTTTAGTTTTCATTCTAATACCCAACTGATAAAAATAATTACTATACATATAAAACTATATAAAAGTCATATTTTATACTCTTTAATTAATAGGCTTATCCATAATCTTCACATGTTTCTTCTTCATCAACAAATTTATCATGAACTACACAATATAAGATATGTTCACCATTTTCTCCATCAGCACTAAGCGAGTTACCACAAGTTAGACAATCTCTAAATTCACGCATCTCCTTGTTCTCCTTCCGTTTTCTAATAATTCAATCTATCAGTTGAGTATTTTTTTCTAAGTTCCTTGCTTATTTCTTCCATAGTTGATTGAAGATAGACGTAAGCAGCGTCTAATGCAACTATCCGTTCTCTACGCTCATCCTCATCTAGTTCCCTTGAGTCTAAACATAGCATATCAAATAATGCCTGTGGGTATTGTTGTAAAGAATAATTCCATAAATCATAATCGATATTTTGAATAGATTCGATTTGTTCTTTGTCAATTGTAGAAAGCATTTCATTGAATTTTCCCATACTAATTCACGTCCTTATTAGTTATGTACACATTAATTATTCTGTCTCATGACATATAAGATCAGTTGGAATAAACACTGTTAAATCTGTCGTAGTTTCACACAAAGAATAGCCACTATCATATCTATAAAGTACTATCACCTTTGTATACATTGGAATGCCCTCGTATTCTTTCTTTAAAAACCCTTCTTCTTCAACTATACTTGACTCATCTGTGTATTTGCCAAGCTTCAAAAGTTTTGAAGTGTGCTCATCAATCTCTCTTAAAAGTTCTTCAGCTTTATCCATGCCTACTATCTTTTCCAGTTTGAAATAAAGCTCATTAGTAATGTTATTATAGCCATTGATAATATCGAATGTCTTTTTGTCCATGCTACATCCCTCCAGATAAATTTATGATATTACTATTTCAACAATAAACCACATTTGCCCCGATCAAACTCACATGTTATTGTTAATCCACCTTACCGCCAGCAGCTTTAATTTTATCTTTAATTTGGCGATGTGTTTCTCTAACCAGAACAAAATCTGATTCAGACAAATCAATCCGAGTAGCATACCAATCTAGGCCATCGACATGCTGCTTTTCTTCAAGAGCTTCAATCTTGACAATGTTGTTGATATTAATGATTATATCCTTGTGTTTACCAATCAGTGCTACCTCAATGAACATATAATCCACCTCCAATAAAAGATTCGTTTTATTCAATGTTTTGAAATATTATTAATTATTCTTTTACACTCACTTATACGAAATAACTCTTTCTCGCAAACATTACAACTAATCACAAAATCTACTTCGTATACTCCGCTTCCAAGCTTTGCGCCCTCTGTATTGCCTATTATAATCTCTCTATGGTCACAATCCATGTTTTACCTCCACTATATTTTCATTTACCCGATACAATACTTTATCACCAAATTATATATTCAGATACTCCTCCCATTTATTTAGATTTACGAAAACTTTCTTTGGTCTACTTCGTTTGCGTACCATTTCTTATATTCTTTTATTACATTTCTTTCTCTTCGATAATTGACAATTCTTTTTAGAACCCACATTGTTTCATTTTTTGACCTCTCCCAGTCATGCTTCAATAACATACTAATGCAGAATCGTAGTTGTTCCAAGGTATGCTCATTAGAAGTTCCTTTTTCAATTTTATGTATTAGCAAGATTATAGTATGGTCAATTTCTCCTTGTTTACTTAATGGGTTTAGACTCAATATCAACTTAGTTATGACCACTTTTTTACTTTCATTTTCATATTCTCTTGAGTAAATTTTTGATGCACTATCTTTTACAAAATTTCTCCACTTTGCTCTCTCGTCAGTTACATATTTTAACGATTGATTTTTATCATTGGTTATTTTATTGAAAATACTTGCTAAAATCGCTGTTACTATAGAAGCAGGGAATGCGATTGTTAATAGCTTATTTATAAGGTCTATATTCATTCCTAATCTCCTATTCTGTATAAAGGTCTAATTTCATGATCCTAGATAATATAACGTTGCAGCTTTAACAAAAACACCCTTTAAAATTTCGAAAGGAAGATCATAAAGTTTGCTTCCTTTCTCCTTGGCTAATGATTTCGCTTTTTCCAAGACTCCTTCATTTTTCACTGAATCTAAGAACTCATGACCATCCCAAGTTAGACCGCTAATCAGATATGTTGGCACGCACTCAATAATTTTAGATGAAGCAACAATCAATCCATGTTCAACCGCGAGGCCTACATTGTACTGAACCAGTCCATAATCTTTACCTTCAATACTCATAATAAATGGTTCTGTTTTTGATTCAACTACCTTTAAAATTTCAATGATAAGTTCCATGTCTCGCTTCACTTCACATTCCTCCCTCAGTTCAAATAAAATACTCATTTCGTTTTGTTCTTGCCACTTAATTTTCTACCGCACATTGGACAGTAAAAAATCTCAACTGAATTTCCAATATCACTTTCTCCTTTTGCGCTCAATCCCAATCTTACATCACTATCATTAGTATAAATTTGTACCCATGCTGACATATACGCTGCTTTACCTGCAAGCAATGTTTTCGCGTTTTTCGGTTTACAATAACTACATGATTCGAGACCGTCCATTTTTCATAACACCTCCAAATAAATGAATTGTTTTATCTTCATTTAACTAAATGCCATTTTTGATTAATGTAACCATACTTAAATTCTTCCGTTGGGTGCCATGTCTTTCCTTCATCTATAGAATCAATTAGTTGATTATCATCTTTTTTAAACCAATAACCATAGTCATCCTTTACTATGTGACCTGCATTCATCAAATTAAATGCCTCAAAAACATTCACTTTGCTCGTCCCCTTTCGGTTATAAAAGTATTATTTCATCTTTCTTCTATTCAAATCACTTTTAGCGCTCTCTTTTGTCAGTTTTAAACATTCAATAATGGCTCCATGATGATGTTCTATGTCTTCAAACCAGTTACCTTCTTTGTGTCTATAATCTAGCTCTCTCAATAGATTTTTCAATACCTCAGACACTTCATTGGAGATAATGTAATTACCCATAGCCGAATACTTTTTTATTTCAGAAAGAGCCTTAACTTGTATCTCATAGAAACTGTTTATTTTTTCGTCTGAAAATTTAATACTGTTCATCACATAATGTTCAAAATACTCTCCGTAGATATATTCTAAAGTAGATAAATTTTCAATGATTTCAAAATATGCTTTAGCTTTTGTTTCCCACCATTTCTGACTATAAAATTGCTTTAAGGCAACCCTTACAGAATATAAGGGAACTAGTAGAGCAATTAGCAATGTGGGAAGTCCTGTCGTTATCATTTTAATTATATTTTCTGTTGAAAATAATTCCGAAAAGAACTCTGGCATTAATATGATCTCTCCTTTAGAACTATGAGCTTCATCAAATCCCCATTTTATTATCTTTTCCAAATATCTTTTACCATGCCCTTTTCGTCTTGAATAAACTCGTATTCGGTGTCGCAATTTGGACACTGAAGCCATTCTGGATAGTTATCAGGAATTATCTTAGAAAGATTGATATCCTTCTTTTTGATATTTGGATATCTTCCGTTTTTTAATGGTTTAAGCTCAATCTCAAATGCTGGCTGCATTCTTAACATTAGTTCACTACCGCATGTACATGTAGGTATTTTATAGTTCATATGTATTCTCCTATCCTAATCCAGTATCATTCGGATGCGGCTTAATACCTCCGATTGTTATGATCCTTCCTTGCTCATCATAATCCATTTCATATCGGAAATAGCATTCTGGACATCGTAAATACTCATGAGGATCATCGTATGGAACAAGATCTTCTAATGGTTTGTTGCATTTATTTTTCAGTGGTTGTCCATTTAACGATATTCTTCTATCCTCACGATAAATATACTCCAAACTGTGTACCAGCTCTGTACCACAGTGACATTTTGGTTTGCTGTAAGTCATATATATTTCTCCTTATAAAATGCCAATTTTATCATAATACACCTTTATGCAAAAGGAGATACATCTTTTCCCCTTGAAATTCTCCCCAAATATACCTTGTAGGTTCAATTTCAAAATATCCACGTTCACAGTAAATGACGTATTCCTCTCCAACTTCAGGGAATTCAGAACGATCATCAAATATTTCAACCCTCAAATCTTTTCCATGCTCATTTCTGTCTTGTATTGGTGAATTAGATATCCAATTCAACCTTTACCTCTCCCCATAAAAACGATATTTCAATACACTCTCTTAACAAGCATTCCAAAATTCAATCCATCAACATGCATTTCGAAACCTCTTGCTGTTTGAATTACCTTCGCATTTGGATAGTAAGAATAGTGATAATGATAATGGTATTCTTCTTGCCTCCACTTCTCGCCGCTTACAAATTGATATTCCGTGTCTCTATTTTTCCAGCCCCGAAACGAACCTTTTATTTGACCTTTACATATAATTTTCATTGGATTCACCCCTTTAAACTCTGGTCTTGTCTTGAATATCGAGAATATGCATTCCTCGCTGTAAGAAATCGATTAAAGGCGCTTTCTCCATCATCGAGAAGATAATTTCCGTTTTAGTTGTATTTAAGCTCTTTATGTACTTTAAATAATCAAATACCTTTTTCTGAGGTGAATCAAAAACACCTTCTTCCGGCTCAAGCCATTCGTATCCTTCTTTTTCAGTTTCAACTTTGGCCTGAATATATTCTTCAGGATCTTTCTCTTGTCTGCCCACAAGCATTATTGCATCTATAATAACCACGTCATCGTAAGATAGTCGGTTCATATAAGATATGAATTTTTCCTTAGCAATACGGATATCTTCATCCTTTATATATTCATCTAGATGTTCTGCGATGTGACCAGTCACCTTGGGATACCTTCTATTAAAATCCTCTCTAGCTTGCTTTACTTCAGAAGCAACTTCAATAACACCATTTAAAGCTGGAGTAAGAGAAATCATCTTTTTATACAATGGACTTTGGCTCATATAAACATCCTCCTATTTGTGAATATATTATGATGCTAACTACGAATTTCTACAGGATCAAATGTATACTCATCTGAGTTCTTAGCGAAAGTAAGTATCGGGAGTCTTTCCACTACTACCATTACTTGTTTATCACCAACTGTAAACTTATATAACTTATCTCCATTTTTGAGATCTTCATAGCTTATATATTTTGTTTCACCATCAATTTCTCTTTTATCAGCAATGCGTCCTATTAAATGTACGATTTGTTTCTTATTTGGTTCGTTTGTAGAAACAGTTAATACAGGTGGTGCTTCAATATAAATCGATGTAACTATCATATTGTTATACACTCTATCAACCTCCTGTGAAATGGCTTTTTACTCTATTGTAATTATATCTCCAATTCACAGAATTAACCAAACAATTAAAGAAAGATAAATGAAAGATTTATGCTTATACTCCACTCACATATTTCCAACATTTATCTATTCAAAGAATATCATTATCAATATGAAACAGTCAATATTTTATTTATATAAAATAAGAAAGAGCACAATTTAGTGCCCTATGTAGCTGATACTATTTTAGCAAGATCTATCCACTCATATCCCATATTAAAATCAATCCGAATCTTTTTCCCGAATTGATCAAACTTGGCCACTTTGCCCTGAACTTTTCTGTTACCTTGTTTTTGATAAAATTCAACACTGATATCTGCTTGCTGTTCGAAGGCTTCTCTAATCGTTAGCATTATCTCTTCAATTCTTTCCTCACATAGCTCTGGTTTCTTGTATTCACCTTTAACATGGCTATGTTGTTTAATTGCCTCCTTATGTTCAGGCAACATCATTCTACTCGCCTCCCACATAATATTTCCGCTTAACTTTCCTCTCATTTATAATGACCCCCAATCTTAGATGCACGATCCATTGTCTGTCCTGCTGAGGTAAATGTGCTTGCCCATGCTATTGATGTCTCTCCAAACTTATCTCTTACCGCATCCATAACTTGATCAATCTTTCTATTTTTAACCTGATCATCGAAAAGTGTTAATTGATATACTTCATCACTTTCTAATCCAGACATTGATACTCCAATCCGTCTAATTGGTTCACCATCCCAAAATTTATGGAATAAGTCAACCGCTGCTTTATATACTGTTGTAGTTACATTGGTGGCATCCATTAGTTTAATCTGTCGATTGAATCCTGTTGGATGATCCCAATCAGCTCCCATGCAGCTCACATTTAAGACAGAACCTCTTACCTTCTTTTGTCTGCACCTTCTGCAAACTTGATTAACCATATCCATGATTACCACGTTTATTTCCCAAACCTCAGCGTAATCTCTTGGAAGAGTCATACCATTACCAATAACCTTTTGCCCACTATGTGAATCCTTTGTAACGGGAGAATTATCGATTCCATTCGAACACTGCCATAAAACTTGACCGTTAACGCCCCATTTTTTCGTTAACTTAGGGAGTGGGGTTCTGGCTAAATCTCCTATCGTTCTAATTCCCATACGATAAAAGTGCCGTTTCATTCGGGAGCCTACGCCCCACATATCTTCAACTGGCTTTTGCCAGAGATGCTTGTCTAACTCGTCTTTTCTTAAAGTGAAGATTCCTGATTTATTTTTCTTCGCCAGCATGTCACAACACATTTTAGCGATGATCTTGTTTTCTCCGATTCCTGCTCTAGCCCATACTCCTGTCTGATGTAGTATCTGTTGCTGAATGTCAGCAGCCAATTCTTCGGGAGTCATATTAAAGAGATGAATGGAGTTCGTTACATCAATGAACTGTTCATCTATCGAATACGGTTCCACCAAATCAGTGTACGTTTCTAGGATCGTCGTAATTTGCATGGAAACGTCTATATATTGTTGCAGATGAGGTTGAATAACTACAACGTCAGGACACTTATTAAGTGCCTCCCAAAGTCTATCTGCGGTTGAAATTCCGTAGCTCTTTGCTATTGGACATGCAGCAAGAACAATTCCAGATCTTCTAGCTGGATCTCCTGCAACAATTAATGGCATGTCCTTATATTGTGGTTGCATCGCCTTTTCAACACTTGCGTAAAATGATTGCATATCCACAAGCATAATAATCCGCTTCTTCATTTCAACTCCACCTCATACAGAACGTTTGTTTGCATTCTTATTATACACCAAACAAACGTTCTGTAAACTGGAAGACGTTCTCAAGATTTCACTTCTCTCACCTTGAATCCATAATCACGGAGACTATGCCAAACCTCCATAAACATTCTTTTATAATATCCACGAGCATACAGTACTTCACTATCACTACTGTCAGAGAATTTTTCTGACTTCCTTATATCAAGGGGTTTCCATCTGATAAGGCAAGTTTGATACAGTGTACAAAAGTCCGTCCACTTCCTCTTCCACCTACACAGAACACATCTTCATCAGATAATAAACTCATCCTTTGTTGACCAGTAAGAGTAGCATTAAGAGCTTTTTCTATGTGATCAATCTTATGTTCGTTCATATTAATTACACTCACCTTATCAAATTCCTATTTCATTAGATATTTATAAAACATCTTCCCAAACTTTGACCATCTTCTCAACTTGATACACCTCTACACATTCGACTTCATCCTCGTATTCCCATGGAGCCTCATCTTGTGATTCTGTTGCACCTACAGAATAATACGCTCTATAGAATTTCCCATCAGTCCACTTGAAAATTATTTCATGGTGAATTGACCATCTTGAATTGTCTGTAATATCATCTCTAATAAGTTTCACTCCATTGATTCCACAATCAGGTAGCCCATACTTTTCTAGCAGTTCACGTTTGATTTTGATTTCATTCATAATTTTGAATCTCCTTTTTTAAAATTTTATTGAACAAGGTAGAACCGATTTTCTTACTTTAATCTCATATTTTTCTGCATAATTAGCTTAAAGAGGAGAGCCCTCTTAAAATAATTCTTGAAAGGAGTGATATTATGCAATTTAAATACTTTGTGAAAAAAGAATTTGTAGTAGTAATGTTATCTTGGAAGCTTGAAAAAAATCCTGATAGTTACTTTATTATTAGAAACTCGATCTCAGAGCAGTTTGATAAACCTGTTTATTTTTTATGTAGTTCAGGTAATAGTTGTTCAGGCGATCTCGAAGATACAAATAAGTGGATTCTTCGCAATCACTTTGACTTCGAGTGGCAATGGTCATTGCTTATCAATTAAATAGATTTGGTTAAGGCGGTCTTGCTACGGTGAGGCTGTCTTTTTTATAAAATCAAGAATTTATAACCTACTTATTTATGGTCTCGTGTTACAAACCAAGATCCATCCGAATAATGTACTCGAATCTTCAAGTATTCATCATCATAAGGCCATGAATCCAATAATTTTTGAACTAACTCTCCAACTTTGCTCTTATCGTCAGCTCCATATTGCATACTCATTTTATCACCTCATATATTTATTTTATTTAATTTCATATAATTTAACCTAAAGGTTTTCTTAGCACCTTCCAAATTGAAATAATCCCAACAATAATAACAGTGCCAATAACTGGAATTGCCCATAATGGTATATAAAATTGCATTTAATCTCCTTTGAAATAGTTATTTCATACTGCGTTTAATATAGTCATAGCCTTTATCAGACATTAGCCATTCTCTTAGCTTTTTTGTACCATTCAAAGACTTTGTTACTCCTAGCTTTTTCATTTCCTCAAGGTCAAGATTAATACTGATAGTTTGTTCATCATACTTAAAATGAACTTCGAACCATTTTTTCGAGCCAAACTGATTTACAAACACCTTTTCAATATTTATATTATTCACTTTTTTAGAACCCACTTTCTTTAAGAATCTCGATTCTCTTCAACAATTTCTTTTTAATTCTTTTGTTTTTTGTGTTGCTCATAATCTTAGTCAAGCGTTCAATTTCATTTCCATGTTCACAAATATCTTTGTTATTCATTTGATATTCCATACTCTTTGAAAGAGTTCCGAACGCTTCAATAAGTCTGCTTGCAGCATCACTGATATCTTGTTTCGCTTTTTCCATATTGATGCTATCAATAGCACTCTCCATCTCCTTCTTACCAAACCAACCCTTAAATTTATCAATAATCCCCATAACAGATTCCTCCTTATGTATGATAAAAACGTAATTTTATATCTCAAAAACATCTACTTCAATATCATCCTCATCATTGAGAATCTTGATATTTATACCAGATTCAACTTGATAATCAAACGCAGCATAGTGCTTATGCCCATTGATAAGAGGGTATCCATATCCATCAATATAACTGTCATAACTTTTTGACATATGTTTAGAGATGCGTACTGCATGTTCTTCAAGACAGTCGTATTCAAGCCTATTACAGAAATTAAAACGCTCCATCCAGTCCTCATCTAACATTTGATCATCGATTTCAATTTCATACCTATCTTTTTTAACTACTTCACAAATAAATTTTTTCAATTTTTTCCTCCATAAGTATAATATATAGTAGTTATATATATTTTATTTAACTAAAAATCTGTATTTCCCCTCATCTACATCACTCTTAGTTACATAATCTTTGTATCCATCTTCATAGGTTACTTCATAACACAGTCTACCTTCAAGGTGTTCATCTGGTTCAATAAAGTACACTCCTGTAACCAGTGGAATTCCACAATCAGGTCTTCTATAAGCATGAATACTAAGCGGTTCAAGATACACAAGATCAAAGTTCATTTAATATCACCTCATAAAAATTTGATTTGATTTTATTCTAGCTAATAATAACTCCCCTAAATGACCAATCTTTTAAACTCTCTCTACTCTTTATTCTCCACATGTGATTAAGAAGTAAGGAACCCCATAGATGTCTATTATTTCATTGATTTCCTTTTTATAGTATGTTAGACTGCTATTGAACGTATACCAGTAAAAGGAGGTTATTTTCTTGAAAATATCACTTCAAAAAATTCTTCTTTGTACATCACTGGCTTTGAGCACAATTGTTGGAATCACCTTAACACCCGCAACATCTGTTGAAGCAGCAGCAGGAGACACATACGTAGAACTGTATTATGGTGGCGCTTATCCGCTTCCTAGAGATGATCTTCGTTTTGAAGTAGTATCTGGTTTCTCGGTGGTAGAAATAAGACCAACACTTAAAGTTGTGACTAAAGGTTATGGAAATGCTGTTATTTACGGATATAAGAATGGCGTTCATATCTGGACATGGCATATCAAAGTCATCTAATTCAGGGCAGACCGTCCATTGTGACGGTCTATTTTATTTTTACTGTAAGATGTCTAACCAATCATCAACCTTATCCCAAACTCTATTTGCATCTTTCTTCGATTCCAATTATGCTCGAACGTCTTTGTATCATCTTTTACTTTTAAAATTTTTCATCAACATACTCCCCTAGCAATGATTAGCATCATCATGAAGATTAGCTCAAATATTTTAATCACTGCATGAAAGATATGTTTTATTCCGTTGATAGAAGTAGTTTAGATATTTTTGAAGTTATTGTGATACTATTTCCCCTTCGTATAGACAAAAGTTCTCTAATGTATAATCTTCTACATTACCCTTGTTATTCTTAATGAAGATGCAATCACCGAAAGTGCTATCTCCTTGGTTTCTCATGGCTGCATATATCCTACCCTCTGTTAAATCGAACTCGCTTGTATTAGCAATAAGTAATGTGCCTTTTGTAATGAATAACTTTAATTCGTAGCAACTTGGTTTATTAATGTTAATTGTCATTTCCATCTCCTATCCACTATGATCCTATACTATTAATATTGGTAAATTCTCAAGTTCACTTGATTTTTTATATTTTACAGCTTCTTTATGTCTTGCTGCATCGCAATACCTTTCCCTAATCGAAAAGAAAAATAGAGAGTAAGCGAGATGATAAAATTTCGATGTTGACCAAAGATTCTGTCTACCTGAGTTTTCAATTTCTTTTATTACTTCAACACTTCCAAAGAAAGTTACAATGTCATCAATTAATTTTATATCAGACTCTCTTTCGGCAAACCCTATTTGATAATATTTATATTTTTTTGACATTCTTTCATCCTCCTCAATGGAATATTCCATATCTCACTTCCAGTTTATAATTATAATTTGGATTGATTTGATATAGTGTTTTTCCCTTCTTTGTTAGATAAGCTACGCAATTTCCAGTACCACCTCTTGACCCATCATAACAGGCAATCATTACTCTACTCTTATCAACCATGAATTCATTTCTCTTCTGCATTTTTGCTACATGATATTCTTCAACTTTTGTTCCATCAACACTGTATTTGTCGAGAGTGTCAACATAAATAACCTCATCTGCCACCTGAAGCATTTTGTTATACCAGTGAAGAGTCTCCTTATCTGTCCATTTGCACGGTTGATTTTTAAAAGGAACCGCTACAATATTTACAAGTTCAGGATATTGCTTTTTCAATGACTGAACAGTCCAGAATGCAATTTGATCAAATCCAATAGCTCCACCTGAAATGAACTGTCTGATTCCTTCTTCATTAATTAGTTGCTCAAGTATTGGCTTAAGAGTCTCCACAATTCTAAGAGATTCAGGATGCTTTAAACTGTAGCAACCACCTAACTTACTTGGTCTATGTCCAGTAAATCCACATGTTACACGCTCAAGCTGTCCCTCCTCTTTACACCTAAGTCTTGATTGTTTAATTTCTTCAACAGTCGGTAATTTAAGTGCTATTCCATTCACCTCCTATCCCATGAAAGGATGCTTTCATTACATGTTAAAATTCAGGTGCTTTTTCTATGTATTCTGGCAATGTCTGATGTAGTGTTTCTACAATATATGATATTGGATTAGATGTGCCTCTTATATGATCGTTGATCTCATGTAATGCCTTTTGGAGCCTATCTACCTCTCTTTCAGCTGATATTGCTCTGCTAATGGCTTCAGGCCAACCTTCGCGTGCTGCCGCAATGAATATTGCATCTGCTGTATGAGCATCTTCTGCTACCATCGTTAATACACCGTCAATGCTGGTGTACGTATGGCATCTTCCAAGCTGAGTGTTGTGTACAAACCATGGCAAAGGAGTTGCAGCATTGCATATTACAAGATCAATATCAAGATCTCGTTTATTCATTTCATAAATCCCCTTACATGTTTTTATTATTTATTTTTGGTTTCTTTTTCTCATTTCCTTAATCCAACCCTTAATACCTTTAGAGCTGTAAGTGAACTCTCCTCCAAACAAACCAATGTAGACAAGAATAAATCCAAAACCATAAGATAATAGAACAGCAGCCCATGCAAAACCACCAGTTAAAGTAATTGATAGTTCAGGCATGAATATCGAGAAATAAAGAATAACGCCAATTAATGTATAAGCAATAAACTTACAAATAGTTTTACCGATAATTATCACTTCTCCTTTTAGAATAGATTAGGTTTCACTTTTCTTCCCATTCCAACTTCACAGCGCCAAAATAATAACCATGACTTAAAGAATGACCTTCGGAAACATGTGGTAACAACTTACGTAATTGCTCATCTTTATCAAACAGTTTTATGCTTTTATCTATAACCCTAAAATGAACCTCCTTACTCTCCTTTTTATGTTCTGTATGTAAATACTCAACTCTCTCACAGTCTAGAGAATAGAATGCTTGATTACTCAATTGTTTTACAATATCAAGTAAATTACCTGTATAATCCCCAAGCTGTTTCTTAGAACGACCTTCACAATCTCCCTCGGTGCTAATTCTCCACTTTCCTAATGGATTAAAATTATCCTTTTCCAATATATCTAACTCACGCTGTTTCAACTCAATTTCTTCCCTGAGTTTATTCATCTTATTATTGAAATTCATAGTATCACCCTTTAAAATCTATATTTCATCATTTATATGTATAGTTTTAACTTTTTATTTTCTAGATAAAATCATTTCTACACTCTCACCATCATATATCACAACTTTTCTATCTTCACGAAGCAAGATACTTTTTAGCTCACTAATACTGCCGTAACGCTGCTCTGTTACTGTACTAGTAGATAAATTAACTAATCGAATTCCGTCATGATGATATCCATTTACACTTTGGAACTCTTTTAAGTTCCAAGCAATTAGATAGTAACTGCTTCCTATGGAAATAATATCTCCAATTTCAATACTTATTTCATTATCACTAGCATCTCCATGGATTTTCATTTCTCCAAACCCCACCTTTCGTGATTGGCTCATGAAATATTGTTTTTATTGTATTCCTTATATAGCTTCTAATAAACTACAATGCACTTCTTTAGGGAAGAACTCTTCTAATATCATGTCAATCAAATCTTCAATTAGTTCATGATTATTCTCCAAGATTGAGCAAATATCATCATTAAATCCACCAACAAGCATACTCAATTGTTCACTGTTCATATGCTTACCATTAATGTCGGCATTAAGCTTCCAAATCCCATCGTTTTTAAGATATATAAATGGATACTCAGGATGTGGTCGCTTTGTTCCGCCGAATTTAAGAAGGATTTTCTTGAATTCATTTTTTATTTCATCAAACTTTAGAGTTTTTCTATTCTCTTTAAGTAGTTTGCTTAATGAGAACAATAATAATAAAGGTTTATGAGGAGCTTTTCTACCTTCTCTTTTCCAAGCTCCCACATTAAGAAGCCTACTCTTTAGCTCTTCTACTTCTGTAATATTTCCAATTACAAGTATTCTAGCTTCCTTATTGATGAAATCAACTTCAATTTTAGTAGCATCATACATCATTACGGCGATATCAAGTGAATCGTACTGACAATTCACCTCCTGAAGAAATTCTCCATTAGCGCGATAAAGTTTCCAGTCCAATCAGAAGCACCGTCCCTATATAGCACATATTGTACAACCATCTTTATTTTCGCCATCAATATCATGCAGTTTTTTCATGTCCCAACTATCTAGCAGCTTCTTCAGTTCCCCACTTTTAATCAGCTCTATCATTTCATCCTCTTTGAAGGTGAACACATTTTTATTTATTGCTTTTTTATATTGTTTTTTTATGTATCTAATTATTATTTCAACTGAATTTTGTTCAATATACTCAAGAGGTTTATCTTTCACCCATGTATATAATCTCCCGTCAGAATGTTGAGTTTCATATTTTTTAGATTCCTCATACCATTCTGGATGTAGATTATATAAGATAGCCCATTCAACACGACGTTGATAAAAACAAAAATAGCATCCTGATCTTGTTCTCCATTTATAATATTCGGGAAGTCCAATAGAATTTTCAAGAATTTGATAAATATCTTTAAGTACTAATCCATCCTCTTGAAACAAGAATCTAGATTTAATGTTTTTACTCTTGCTTTTTGAGCTGTTATAGCCTTCTCTTTCTTCATCAGCTCTAATCCCAATATAACTTACACAATGGTCTTTACCAATCCACTGTTCTAAAGGGACAATTTTCATTGTTCTGGTACACCATCTTGCATTTGGTGCTGGAAGAAAACCGTTATATTGTTCCAATAGTTCCTCGAAAGGATTCGATTCATCTATCCCACTTACAACTTTAAATTTTTCAGTTGTTTTTGGAGCAGCTTTAATCCGTAGAATGGGCTTTCCTAGATGCTTCTCTAGCCTATCAAGATATGTATAAATTTCAGGTAGTTCGCTTCCCGTATCTGTGAAGAATAGTTCAAGTTTATCAAATATTTCTGGATAGTTTTCCTTAATGTATATAACCATCGCCGTAGAGTCCTTGCCTCCACTTAAACCACAAACATGTCTAGGATATTCTTTTGAGCCTCTTTTCAATAATTCCACACGCTCCTCTTATCATTTATAATTTTCAATCAAGTCAATAGCATACGTAAGCCCTTCAGCAATTCCATCCTCACCATCTAAATCTGCGTTATTCCACTTTTCTTCAAGAGCAGTAATTACCTCATCAAACCTATCTTTTACCACTTCATTTAAGTGATTTTCATAGAATCTAATAACCGTTTTTGAGGCATAAGTTGGCTTAGATAATGTGTCCCCTGTTACTGCACTGTATACTTTAGGAACATGCTCTATCATATAATGTAAATCGGCAAGCTCTCGTTGAATCTGCTCAAGATTTAATGTGCCATCTTCATTAGTACAAATATCTTTCCATAATTCTTCCCACAATTTTTTGCGTGTTGAATTATTTTCTTCACATCTAAGCTTTCCATACCATTCTTCATTGCGTTTAACTACTAGCTTAAATACTTTCTCTGCTTCTGGATTAGTAAACTCAGGACTGTAAACCTCCTCATCAGAATACCATGTGTTCGCATACTCCCAGATATCATACAAATTGGCCTCATAGTAAGTTCTAACATCTTTTTCATTAACCTGCACACAATTGAATGTCTCAAGGATTTTCATCATCTCATCTGTTCCGAAGTCATATTCTTGGACAATATTTGAAAGACGCAGCAACCAGATTTTAATAAGCTTTATCAAGTATTCATCTTTCATAGTAGTTTTAAAATAGATTTTACTCTCTTCTTCCTCACACGAATGAAACAGCTTATACGTTCTTGATCTAGGCATGAACATTCTCCTTTTTATAATTTTCTAAATCGAAGTCAACATTTGATTGACATCGATCATCTCTTTCAACTCTGCATAATATGCTTTAACATCACTTGCGTACCATGCCTTTTTAAGTCGATAATACTCTTTAATGAATTCCTGTCTTTCAATGAATGAAAAGTATTCTGTTCTGCGTTCTACTGTTTTAATTGTATTCAAATTATATTTAATGGCACAAATACACTCATCAGGAAATTTCAAATGAACACCTCTTTATTAATGAAACATTCCTTTTATCGCTTACCTGTCTGACTTCTTTATCATGATATAAATCCTAGATTACTTTAAAGATATCGCCAATCTCCTTCCAGTCATGCACTCTGTAATATCCTGTTTCTTTCTGGTTGTGTGCTGCATCAAATAATAATTTATGTCCACTAATTCCTTCGAAATTAAATGCTCTATCATCAATAAAATAATCAGGATTAATAATTTGCTTATTCTGCGTAAATACAAAATTCCTTGTGTCTAAGAATGGAAAGTTCTTTTCCAGCCATTCAAACTTATGGATTACACTGTATTTGTTCCAAGGAGAAGTTACAATAAATATCTCGAACATTCTACTCAACTCATATACAACTTCCTGACTATCCTTAATTACTGGAAGGTTGGCAAAGAACTTGCCATCCTCCAGATACTGAAATATTTTTATTCCGCATTCGGGCTTAACAGCCTTCATCAGGTTCCAATTTGTGAATGATTCAGGAGTAAGATTATCATTATAATCACTGTTATATCGATATGCTAACTCCTGTAGGAAATCGGCTAGTACCTGATCTTGATCAATTGCGATTTTCTTTCTCATAGTCCTCCAAGTGAATTTTCACAATAGAGTAAATTTCATCATGTATTTCTTCGATTGTTTGCATTCCGTTTACTATGTATTTTTCCTTGGATGTGTGCTCAATAGGTAGATGAATGTAGTTATTTTGAACATTACTTAGGAGTTTATAATCTGATTCGTATTTATCGTTTACGCCATTATTATGTTTTCCTTTGCGCCTCATTGACTCATCTGGTGGAATATCAATAACAAAATCAATGTCGGACTTTCTCATATACTTTTGAAGCTGTAATGACCACTCTAGATCTACACCAGCAGCCTTAGAGTAGGCCAACTGAGAAAGCATATAGCGATCTAAAATTAATACCTCTACACCATCTTGCTCTAACTGTTGATACCAGCTCTGTTGAGCCTGTTTATCAGCGGTCATGATGAGCTCGATAGTTCGTTGATCGACATCGTATTTACGTGTCAACCAATCCATAATCAATTGTCCTGTTGGAGTATCATATCGATGATGTTCTGACTTTACTACTTTATAACCTTCAGCCATCAGTCTTGTATATAGCTTCTCAGCTTGACTCCATTTACCACTCTTATCTAAGCCTTCTAGTGTGAAGATATGTATTGTAACTCACTCCCCAAGTAATGACTTTTTGTTTTTACTCAATCTCTCTATGTATTGTGTTTGCATATGACCGTTTTTTCTTATAAACTCTTTCATTCCAAAATTTCCAAAATTATATGCACCAAACATTGCAATATCAAGATCTTTATCACTGTATGTATCTTTGAAATAATCTCTGCTTTCTAGTAATTCTTCAATAGCAAGAAGAGTATTGTGGTATGGGTTAAAAATATCTACCTTTTCAATCCCATACTTTTTCTTTACGGTCTTAGTTAAACCTGCAACATTTTCAGAATTAACTTGTGCAATTCCTTTATCATTTGTGTTATTTGTATTGTAATTAATGTGGTTTGAATTAAAGCTGCTCTCAGTTTTAATTAGAGCTACGAATGTAACGTAATCAATCTCACTCTTAGTTGTATGATAATAGATGAAATCCAGAAGCTCATTTGATAACGGAACATTATTTAGTTTTAGTCTACTACTCTTAACATTTACTGAAGCTATTTGAACATCTTGATTACCTTTCACAGTCTCCAGTTCCTCAACATTTACTTGAATTGAGCTATTATTCTTATTCACTTCTCCATAATCACAAACACTAAGAATAGATGTAATTGCGATTAATAAAGATAGGATTCCACTTCCCATGATTCCCTCCTAAGATACTAATTAATAGTCCCAGAGACTTGCAACTGTAATGTAATCTCTGGGACTGTGACTCTTATGTATTATTTATCTACTACTTTGACACTGCCTAGATTTTTAACGATAATTGTTACATCATCAGGCGTTAGTTTATTATCTTCAAGACAAGCATAAGCCCCAACCTTAAACTTAGCCGTTTCCTCTGATTTTGAAACTACTTTTTTATCAATCAAAATTTCACTATTTTGCGTTATTACGATTACATGATACAGTGATTCCAAATTACAGCCCCCTAAATTAATTGTTAACAACTTTTCCGCTTGTTCCTTACTTAAAATCATTTCGTTCTTATGAGTAAACATCAAACCATGATTATGATTAGACTTGTCTTCATTAATTTTGAATGTATGTCCGCCTGTTATTGGATAAGATAGCACACTTCTCACCTCCGCTACGAAATATCTCTTTCATAGCCCTAATTTGAAAAAGTTTCTTGTACCCATTTTAATGCATCTTCAAGTAATTTTGAGTCAGTGATCAAAAGGTAGTTCGCTTGATCTGTACCAAAAATCCGCTTAAAATTTACGGCAATTTCAGCTTTCTTCTTCTCATCTCCCATATGTGGAGTAATTGCCTTGCGAATATCTTCATGAATCTCATTGACAGGACGAGGTACAACCTCTTCTGTATCGATATTTCCTGCTTGCTCCTCACGTTCTTTTTCTTGTTCAACACGTAATTCAGCAACACTCTTTTTAGTCCGTTTCAACTGGCCTTCAACTGCCTGTTCAAACACCTTCATGAAGTTTTCAGCACTATATTCTTCTCTATCTGGTAAGTCAGTAAATCGACCACCTGCAATGTTTACATAACTAGAAGGACGGAAGTACATATAAGTTTGTGTTTTATGGAATTTAGAAGCGACTTCCTTACCTTTTTTAGTTTTTTGGTTTTCTTCAAGTTCATTTCCTTCCTTGTCTGTAACAATAACTTCATTAAACAAACAAGTAATCAAGTGTGCTTGAGATTCAAAAATATCTTTTCCTGTCTTGCTCATCATCAATTCAATGGATTGGAACTTTAGACCATCAATAGTAGTTGTCTCTTTTTCTTTCGTCCAAGCAAGCCAGAAGAATCCATAACCAGCTCGTTTTAGTGTGTCAATCTGTTTCCAAATTTCCTTCTTGAGCTCTAAATAAATGTTCTCGTCTTTAATATTTTCATTAAATTCCTGAATTGATGTATATGTTTTACTATATTTCTTGTTCCATGTTTCTACCATCCAGTCAGAAGCCATATCAATTAGACGATCAACTGTATCAATACCAAGTACTTTAGTGATGGCTCCATCTTTAGCCTCTTCAACAAGGTTCTTAACTACAACTTTCTTAAAATAGTTCCAATCCTTATTGTGCATATCTATATAAGAATCTAGCTCCCACGTTGTATAGCCATCCTCAAAAGCAAGGAGCAACCCTGCATCTGGATTATCAGGGTAGTGCAGCTCCATTACTTCTTTCCAAAGACGAGTCTTGCCACTTTTAAATGAACCAGCCACAAGAACGTTGTACGCTTGCAAATCAACCTTGGGAGTATTCTTTTTTACTGCCTGTTGTCTCCAACTCATTATTTGTGTATCATCCTTTTATAATTATTTTAATTGTTTATTTTATAAGTGATTAAAACGGCAAATCATCTGAAGAAATATCAATTGGCTTCCCCTCATCAAAGAAAGGATCAAATGGATCTTTATTGCTCGAATTTTGTGTATTAAACGGATTAGTAGACTTTGCAATTTCCTCTTCAGTCAAAAATCCTCTAGCAATTGTTCCTGCTGTATAACCTGTAATTTCAAATCCTTTTTTATCTCCAGAAACAACTCGCTCTTGTCTTACTACTTTCTCATCAGATGCAACCTCATTAAAAGGATCTTCATCTGATAGGGTTTCTTCAATATCTACATAAGTGAAAGTGGCACGGTTATGATCTTGCCCAATTGCCTCAATAAAGTCCAAATGATTCAATGATGCAAATGCATCTGCTAGAGCAATTGTCCCTTCTTTTGGCTCTTTGTATGATACTATAAGTTCAACATCATATGGTTCTGATCGCACCTTACTACTTTGCAAAAATACTGCATTAACTTTTGTGTCTTTGCCTTCATCTTCTTGATATGTGCTCTTAATTCCGATTTGCATCGTATATGTATTAACTTCAATAAAATCAGGAGATTCGAAATCTGTTACATAAGTAATAGTATTGTTACGCCCAAGATTGATCTCGGCTCCATTTTCAATTATATTAAATTGCTCAATGTTTCGTTTTACAAAAGTTCGTTCTTCACCGTTATCATTTTCGAGAGTACTAAATTCATAAATCCCTCGAACCTCTGCCCAAATATCACCCTCGGCATTTTGAAGAAGTTCACCAACTTCACCAGCTCTATCCCAATCAGTTCCATTAATAATATGATAGGATTCATTAGGATATTTTGTTTTATCAAGTCGATCTTCCCATGTGATTTTAAATGAATTTCGTTCTTTCATGCTATATGGATATGCAAAATCTTGTTCCATACCTGCGACTTCAAATTTCAAATTATTACTCATAGCAGTCTCAAGCTGAAGTTGTGTTACTCGACGCGGTTTACCTGATTTTGTCGGTTTCACTTCAAAGTAAGGAACATCAAACCAGTTATCACCATTTTGCTCTTTCTTCCGTACTGGACTTACCTTACCTACATGGTGGAAACGTGCCTTAAACTCCTTGCTTCCGTTCTTACCTACTTTTACGATTTCTTTTTGTTTTGTCTTTGCCATACTAATTTCATCAATCTCCCTTATAATTTTATTTTTAAATCAACAAACAAAAAGCAATCTATTTAATCACTCTTAATGAGTGTTGATTTCAAACGCCCCTAGATGGATTCGAACCATCGATACAGACTTAGGAGATCTGCGCCTTTTCCACTTGGCCATAGAGACACATGGTGGACTCAGTAAGACTTGAACTTACGACCAATCGGTTATGAGCCGAACGCTCTACCACTGAGCTATGAGTCCATTGATTAACTTACTATGAAATCTATCTTTCATTACTGCTTATGTATTAACTTCTGAGATTAATTTATCAAATCACACTATCTAATGTCAATGGTTTTTTATATTTTATTTTTTTAATGGAGAAAGTTCACCATTAGACAAACCTCCTCCATTTTGATTACGCGATACGAAAAAGTTCTTTGTACCGAATAAGTCCACTAACAGCATCAGAAATATTGTCAATGTCACCATCAAAGAAGTTTGTAAAATCTGAGATGTCATTAACACTATGTATTATTTCACGTAACTGTTGATAAGTTACACTATTCTCATCTATCTCGCATACATTTCTAATCCACAAGAAAAAATGATGGACACTAGTCTCCCAATTGCTCCAAAGCACATCCTGTATTGATGTCATCGGCAATTCCTCCTTTTACTAAATATTGATATTAAAATTATATCAACCTAATAAATATCTTTAAACAACTTTTTTCAAAAAAACAAAATCCTTGACAGAATGCTTCAGGCATGGTATTAAGAATTCTTTACAAACTTAACTAAGTAATCCAATTGGGGATCAGCAGATTTTGTTATATCCTCAATATTTAATTTAGAAACAATATTTTTCATTGCTTTTTTGTTTATAACAGCGAACTTCTCTTCTGTAAAATAAATTTTCAGCATATATGAATCATATTCAATAATATTATCTATATTAACCAACAATCCGTTGTCTAACATTCTAAAGTTATTATGATTAAACTCTAAATATTCACAAAGCTCATTCGATAAAAGTTTGCATTCAATAGATTTTCCATCATTCAAATGAATGATAGCCACCTTATTTTTAGGGCAAACTATGTAGTTTATGGTGTCTACCTCAATGACAGTAAATTTATTTACTCCCACAGGAATTTTAACTACACCATCTAATTTAGATAATTCAGTATCAACTTCAGAAGACACACTTATCAGTTCATTTGCAGACATTCTTTTAATGGTTTCAATTATTTTTCGAAACATAGTATAATCCATCCCCTTATTATTGTTGATGCGATGGTGTATTTAGAGCGTATCAAATAGATACGCTCATTTCACTATGTATAATTCTTATGTAACTCTTTATGTTTGATATTACTTGCTTGTATCACAGAACAAGAAGAACTTGCCAACAACTACAGATGGAAGTGCAAACACAGCCACAAGCAATGCACCTGCTACATTCATTTTCGACTTTTTCATTTTATTCACCTCCTCAAATTAGTTAACTTATATATTATTTAAATTCATACTCATCTTGTTTATTAGACAGGTATAAGAAAATAATAGCTGATAATACAACTACAATAAATAAAAATAAATATGTCAACTCAGTTGTGTCAATAAATGAGAACGCTATGAAAAATATTGATATAGTTACCACTAGTAACAATGCAAGCACAACAAATTTCTTATATTCATTCCCTTTTCTAAAGCTGTAACCAAAGCGACCATGTGTGTGATGTGAAATTAATGATATCGAGAAGTATGCGAATGTATTTATTGACTGTATCACATATGTCTTAATACCAAATGAATGTGATAATTGCTCTATGGATAGAAAATTATTCAAAAGGAACAAACCTGTGGTACTTAGTTGTATACCTGCCGCAATTGCTACACCAGCTCCAGTGATAACAAAACTATAAACAACTTTTTTTCTTATTATAAAATGAATCATCATAGATATTGTAAGTATTGTTATCAAAGGTGCTGGAATGAGGTCGTATATTTTAAAAACTACACATATATACGACAATATTGATATTATTAATGACATTGTTACTAATTTAATAATGTGATAAGAAGGATGTAAGCTAAATAGCGTAAATATCATATAGAATATACCCAGATATTCTAAAGTTGAAAATAGCGAATACCCTAAAAAGTCATTTAGCATTAAAATGCCCTACCCTCTTTTTAGTTTTAGTTGATCAAATGATAAGATAAACAGAGCAGCTAAAAGTAAATCAATTAAGTAATAACCAAAAACACACAATATTATTGAAATAAATTTCTTATGATAATTCTTAGTACTCAACTGTTCTGGAAACAATATGTATAATATAATTGTTATTATTACTATATTTAATTTTAATAAATCATTATTTAAAAACTCACTAATCAAAGGCACAGATACAATAATAGAAGTTGTAACAATAAGACACACATCAGGCGAAAAGTGATGCCCTTTATTTAGAACTCTTAATCCAAAAACTATAACTAGTGAAATAAGATTCTCCATCCATAATCCCGTAAATGCACTTTCAATGATAATAATTGGTATCATAAACATGTATATAAATAATACTTTTAACCTGCTCTCTAGTTCAACTATATCATATCCCTTGTTGGCAAATCTAGTCATATCATTCTCATCAATATTACTAAACAAATATTTCGCTAACTTTTTACTTAATTTACTTATCACTCTTCTATCCCCTCTTCTTTATGAGTATAATTTACCATATTTATCTCCATATAGTCAAGCAAAATAATAAAAATACCCTAGAATTATAATCTAGGGTATTTGATAAACTTCTTTTACAAGTTCTGCATTTAATAAATCTTGCTTCAATCTATAATCGATTGTGTCACCACTACCACCAAATTTCACTTGAATCACTTTTACTGCGTCATCAGTTAACTCACCAGACTGCAAGTAAGCATCCTTAGCCAGTGCGAGCATGCCACTTCTAAAGATTGCAGTAGGCGTAAATGTAGGCATATTTAATTCATCTGCAATTTTTGAGATCCTTCTACTTACAATGAACTTATCTGCCTCTTCAAAGTGAATAGTGCGTGTTGTTGCACTCTTGATCACATATTCATTTTCAACCAACTTCGCAGTTGGAGCTTTGATATCTGGCGAAGCAAAGCCATTCATCTTTTCATATTCTGTCTCATTTAATGCCTTACGCATGAATTCAATACATTTATCACTTACGATTGTAGTCCTTGTGCTTCCATCTTCATCGTGTAATAGCACTTCATTTGTTTTAAAGTTTATATCCTTTTCTCTAAGACTAAGTATTTCACTGTTCCCTTGGCCTTTAATCCCTGAGAAAAGCATCATAACAAGTGCAGCGTCTTGATAATTAGCACGTTTAGTTGGGTCAACAATCTCATCTATCTCTTTGTCAGTCCAGAGCTGCTTCAGATTAGCATTAGCAAACTGCTTCTTCCAAGTTGAATCGACCATGTCGAGAGGGTTTAGCCCTTCCTTATAGCCTTCATCAATTGCCCACTCAATATATTTCTGAATCCAAGTGACATTCGAATTACTCGCAGCTTCAGTCTTAGGTAAAAGATAAAAAAAGAATTTTCTTAATTCCTCACGATTGAAGTCATATATATCCTTTCCCATATCAGACTCCATTACTTGAGAAACCTTAAATAGGCGAACAATAACTTTTTGAGTACCAAATCCATATTGATTGATGAACTCATATTTTAAATCTTCATTGAACAATTTATCTTCATATATCTTATTAGACAAAACAAATACCTCCTTGAGAGGATTATGAGCTACTTATGAAAGCAGCTCGTCTACCTTCGTATCAAAAAACTCTCTAATATTCTTCTTAACTTTATTACTATTTACTTTCCCTTGTGTTGTCAAAATCTGATTCAGTTCAGAATCTTCATTCTTCGAAAAGTCTATTCCATCAATAATTCTTACAATCTCATCAACTGGATAATCTTTTCCGTATTTATCATAAAGTTTCTTAGCAATCACTACAAAACCTACGAACATGTTGTGATGTGTAAACCAACTTGTTTTGATTTCCTCGTTCTTATTTTTGAATTTCTCTTCATATGAGGGGATCATGTAACCGAAGAACTTTTTAAGAACATCGGCATAGTCGAACTGATCCTTAGTATTTTCAGGCTCAAATACAGATTCAATAGCTTCAGACAAGATTGCAAAGTTTGTGTAGTAATTAAGCTTCTTGTCTAAAGTGGTCTTAATAGACACTTTATTTTTGAGTTCAGCTATAGTCATCAAATCTTTTGTAATCTTCGCGCCAATCGATTCAGCCATATAATTTTTGATCAATGTCTTATCAAAACGGTTTACCATATTTGTTATGGCTAAGAGCTGTTGAGCTTTCTCAAGGGTGTAATGTTTTATATCAACATTCATATACCCTTCAAAATCAGGATTCTCTTCAATCACCTTCAAAATAGCTTGTACGCGATGCATGCCATCAATTAAGTTGATAGTACTTTCTTCGGTAACTGTAAGTTCTCCATCTTCGTATTCAATAGAACTTTTACCATCGACAAGTACATTAAATAGTAATGTTGATGGACTATATTTGCCCTCTTGCATCAATCTAACAATGTTTTTCACGCTTCGTAAATTAACATCAGCCTTCTCAACAATTTTATTTTTTGAATTCATTTTTTTCTTGGATAATCTTTGAGATTGGAAATTGTAAGTTAGAATTCCGTAGTTCCAAAGTTTTGCGATGTCTTGGTAACTTAAAACGGTTAAATAATCAATATCTGAAGTCTTCAGTACAGACTCAAAAGTATATGGAAGTGACACTTCTCCACCATTTGTTCTTTTGTACTTATTTGCTTTATTGATCTCCGTTTTTGTGTAAAAATTACTTGGATTCACTCTATTGTCATTAGTTATTTCATTCACAACTTTAACAACGACTGTACGTTCAATGTTATTTAATATTTCGTCGAAACGACCATTATTTATCAAAATTTCAGCAAATGTTCCTCTTGCGATGTTATGTTTTGTTGCAAGTATCTCTTCAATATCTCTTTGCATTTCTTTGTTTTTATTCACTTCAGTAAGCACATCTGGAAGCACTTCGTACAGGTCAACCGTTTGTACATTTCCACTCATTCTATCATCTCCTCTAAGAGCGAAATATCATAATAATATGAAGTGTAACACAAAAAACAAAAAATATACATACTCACATTAAAAAACAAATGTAAGATATGTATAAGAATTTTAAAAAGATAATTTCATTATAATCTATTATAGTAGACTCGTATATATGTCTGTGTGCTCATATATTCATTTATAATGTGTAGTTAAAGGTCGATAATTGTTTTTTAGCACTTCTAGAGTCGAATATTAAACTAGCTTGCCAGACAGTTCGTTCTCACTTAGCCCAAACCCTTTACAATAATGCTCAACCAGTTCTTTTATGATTAGATAATCTGAGAGCATATCGCTTTTAGCTGTATCAGTAATTGAATCATCTTTAATATTTTTCTCAAGAGATTTCATTTTATTATGGTGAAACTTTATTGTCTCAATAACTCTCGACCTTGAAAATGACTGAGCATTACTCAATTCCCATCACTACCTTTCGCGCAGAGTGAAAGTGAACTTTTATTCATAGTAAAAACTAACCATATACTCTTCACCTTCATCATAAATCAATGAGAATGCAAAATTATCAGACAAGTGGTCATCCTCATCATCTTTATTACTTTTATTTGTTTCTTCATCACAGCAAACTATTTTCGTGAACTTATGCCATATTGAAAAAATTTCATCTGTATTGTAACAATTCTTACTTCTTAAATCTGATAGCATTGGTATTTTATCTTCATACCAATCTTCAACAACTAAGGCGACATAATTGTTAATGTCTATCGTATAATCAATTCCTAAGGCAATCTCAATTCTACCAGATTTGCCTTTCAGGTACTTTTCGAAAAGTCCATAAAACTGTTTATCTTCTTCAAGTAATAATTCCATAATACCTTCCTCCACATACATTGAAAGTCAGTTTTCATTTGAACGCTTTTCGGAATGAATCCTGTTTCTCTTTTGGAAGCTTATCTATTTCAAACAATTTTTCCATCTCAATAGCAAACTTAATTTCTCTTTCTCTCTGCTCTCTGATAAATTTCCTCTTCATTCTTAGCGCAGCAATCATAGCTGTGATTGGAATAGCTGCAAGCAGTACGTACAAAGAAATTCCTATTAAATACCCCATATTCATTCCTCCATTATTGATATTTTCACTTATTATTTCGCTTATATGTTTCAAAATACCTTGGAGTTGAGCTCGCCATTCTTAGCATTTTCACTTCATCCTTATCAGTTTCTACATAAATATGAATTGGAGCTAAAAATTCGCTATTGTTCTTCTTAAAATATTCCTTGATATAGTAGTGTACATCTTCATCGGAAGACCGTAGTGCATACTCGTTTACTAATTCATGACTATCCTTAAAGTCATCTGGAGCAAACTTATTTGCCAAGTCAAACGCTTCCTTAACACTTATTGAAATATTATTATTTTGAAAATAAATCTGCAAATCATTGATTGGCTTATCTTTAAAATACTCGGCATATAGTAATCCAGAAAGGAAATATTTATTCTTATCTTTCCCATAGAAGCTTTTAAATGACTCGTAATCATCGCCATATTTAGGGTGACCATCTGAAACTAACTTGTCCATAAGAGACATACTATCTAGCGGCTCATTATTTCCGTCTGAAAGATTAGAATTATTTGAACATCCTGATAGTAAGGCCAGAACAATCAATAGAGGCAATATACACTTTCTCATCGATCTAATCGTCCTCATTAAGTTATAGTAGTTCTCATAAAACATGTTGTAATGAGTTATGAAATTCAGGTTTCATCCTCGTTATGTAATATCTCAAGAATGTTATTATAAATTTTTTTTAATCTTACATGGTTATAACCGTCGAACTTTTCAAAATCAACTTCACTCTTCTGTTGTTTTTGAATGGTGTTATACCAGCTTTTATCACATGTAACAACGACTGTTTCATCAATATCAGAAAATTGATCGGCAGTTAAATCAACAATTAGATTATTATGTTCTAGCCAAGCATGAGATTGCTTCCCCTTCCATCCCCATACGTAATCTACCTCATAGCCTTTAAACATCAGATACTTTGCAAACAAGTGACATGTATCTCCACAGCAGCCACGAGGAAAGTTTTCAAAAAATGATGAATTAGGGAATTTACTAAGTGGTAGTGACATTATTGCTTGACGAAAATCTAATCCCAATCGTTTGATCTCATCTATTTCAAAATCATGCAGCTTCACACACCCCTCTTAATATTACTTCGATTTTTATGCACTCAAACTGTGTAGTAGTTTGGCTCATTTATAATTCTTTAAATTCTCAAGTATCTCAGCGTAACATTCATCAAAGTCTGAAAATCGGTGTATTGTTTGCAATAAGAATGTATCCTTTTTCATAATCAGTCTCTGGATCTCTCCACCAATTCCTATGCGTGTAGGACTCAAATCATCATTTTCTTTTTGTTTAATCATAAGATGAACAAAAGCACTTTCTAGATCCACCTCAGATCCAAAATCAAAGTCAATTTGTGGCTTAATCCCAAAACCATAATCATATTCTTCTTGATTGAAACTATTAGTACTTCTATAAGCATATCCTTTAATCTTTTCATCTATTTGAGAATAACCAAATTGGTATATTGTTGTACTGATATCGGGTGGGTATTTTTTATTCAATTCACTTAATGTTTCAGATGTAATTTCCCGTAAGTATGCAATGTCTGCCGCAGTTAGTTTCCTTTGAACAAAATAGACCCAATCCAAAATAAGATCCATATTACCAGTACCACAAATTACTGTCTTTAAATGAGGGATAGGATATATTTTGCTCACAAACTTAAGTGGTCTTCGATTTAAGTCTAGTGAAAGAGTATCCATATAAATAGTGACCTGATTTTCTTCATAAATAAAATTTATAGCAGTCATTAAACCAACCTTCTTCCTCTTTTGATTTTAGACATAAAAGATCGATTAAATTATGAACAAACTCTTTCATAGTCACTTTATTCAAAACCGTGCAATAATCGCTCTTCTCTATGTTCTTCATAAGCCATGTCTGCATAGATATCAGACATATTACTCTCATATTCATCCAAAGACATTTCAAATCTAGCGTTATTTAGTAGCTTCTCCAATTCAGCAATGTGAGACTTGAAGAAATTAATAGTATATTCATAACACAATTGCAGGTTTACAGTTAACTTTAAAACTTCTGCATCGTCAAATTCAATCCCATAGTGAGTAAGCTGGTTTCGAATTTTGTTTAGATAGTTTATCAGCACCTTATATTTCTCTGGGATACTAAGGTCACATTCATTCTCGGCAAGTTCAACCGCTTCAAACAAAGTAATAGTTCTTAATGTTGGGTTTACTTCAAACACATCTTTTTTCTTTTGTTTTAGTGCAGCCTCTTTAGCCTTTTCATACCTATCTCTATTTGAGAAGATAAGACTCTCGTCTATGTCTTTTAGGATTGATTTGAACAAAATCTCTATTGAATGATGCATAGTCAGAATACAATCTTTTAGACAATGCTCGATTCCTTCTAAGAGATTATGCATTTTTTCAATATTGACATATGTGGCCTTTAAAGAATCTATACCGTTTTCTTGTAAAGTATATTTCAACTTAAATCACCTCTCAAAATTTAATGAAACTAGTATTTTATTCATCTTCGTCTGGTAGGTTGTTTTCAAAAAACTTAATTACATTCTCAGGATCGCAACCTATCTCCGTCCCATCAATTAACTGATCTAGAAAGAAATCGTGACCTACTTTATTGAATGCAGAAGAATCGCAATAATCAGAGCCTAAGACTTGATCTAGATAATCACGCACTATATTATTCGCTTCCCTAGCTGCTGCATAGTGCTTCGCGCTCTTTCGAATTGCACTTTTTATCTCTTTGGGTAATTTCAATTCCAAGCCTCCCATGAAACCAATCTTTTACTTGCACTTAACGAGTAATATTCTGATCTTTACCGCCAGTTTCAATTATCCTAGCAATACGCAATTCTAATGTCTTTTTATTAATATTACTTCCTATACCTAAGCCGTATTGTCGACAGAGACTACGATAATAGGTGATTCTTTCAACAGTAGGTCTATTATTTAAAAAGTTACTGATGTATATTTTAAGATCATTTATAAACTCTTGACTCTGCAATGCATTATAAATTTCTTCATAAGCTTCTTTTTCTAATCGGCGTCGTGTGTAGTTCTCCTTAACTCGCTCTACAACTTTCATTATGTCTTTCTCGCTATGCTCTTGATATTCGAGACTAAATTGTTTTCTTACTAATACATCAACATAGTATGCTAAAGTTTGTCTAGCATTCTTAGAGAGATCTTTGAGTTGCGTCATTTACAACATTCTCCTCTTTATTAATATCAGTCGATATAATCCCTGTCTTTCATATTGTGAGTCTGTGTCTGTGCTTCATCAATCTCCAAATCTTTCTTTCTCTTGTTAAAGACATTGAGAAGCTTTTTATTTCTTTCATGATCATTTTCTATTACAGCAATTGTATTCCTAAGTGCTTCGATAAAGTAGCTAACCTCGTTGTCTGTATCAATGCTACCATCAGCAGTAATAATTCTACTACCTGCATTCTTTGTTTCATCCAGTAACTTTAGAAGTTCTGAAAAGTTCCGATACATTTGATTTGCCTTAAGCGTAATTAGAGTTGCTCCACCATCATTAAGCAGTTGCCTAACTTTTGCGAATTCTGGACGTTCCTGATTTGAACTATATCCTTTATCAATAAATAATTCTTTGATAATCAATTTCTCCTCATGTGCAAACAACTCAAGTCTTTCTCTCATACCATCTAAACTCTGTTCATTGGTTCCAACCCTGCAATAAGCAATAACACTCATTATTCTTGCACCCCCTTAGAATCTATTTCATACTCGTTGATGATAATCCGGATCTTCCTCATTTAAATACTCTTTTAAGATTTCAAATAATTCTTTCTGGCTTTTCTCCCCTAGATTCCTAAAACGTGAAATCTCTTCAAAAGTACAATCTAGAAGCTCTTCCAGTGTTCTTATATCATATCGTCTCAAAACATTGTATATTCTTATTCTATTTGAACCAGCTTCTATAAAAACTAAAGCCTCAATTGGAGTGGCAGGTACGTGCTGTATATCGAAGAAATCTTTAAGTTTCATAGAACTGTTCTTTTGGAGATGATAGAATGTATTTCTCATTTCTATGGGTGGCGAGACTATTTCTTTTTTAACTTTTCTAATACATTCTACACATCCACCACGCTTCACCCTTACCCGAACTGGTTCAAATGCAGTATGACCGTCCTCGCAAATCCAGAAGATCCTTTTACGTGAATGGGAGAATACATCATCAGGTGTACAGCCTTTATTTTTTGACGAATCCCAATGCTCGACGATTTCAGGGTTTGTTATTAATAGAGATTGTTGATCTATTATGTTGTTGTTTCCCATTACTACATCTCCATTTTTTTTTAATTATAATATTAGTGTTATGAAATCCGTGTTTCATCTTATCTTTAATTGATTTGTATGTAGTTTGTAATAATCACTGGTCTACTTAAACCCCATTTATTAGATAGATCTTTTTCCAGTCTCTTTATGTCGGCAGCGGATAATTTTCCGTTTCTCTCCATTACCCAATGATCTCTTCCATTGTTGCCATTACAAGTCCATGAAATAAGATATCTTCTTCTGTATCTCACTGCTCTCCCCCCCACATTAATATCAGTTCATAGTCTCAATTGCTACTTTTTCAAACAAATCAGCAGAAATTAATGGAGCGCACTCTAGAGCTAATAATTTTGAATCATCATTTTTGCCAATTACGCCTCTAGATTGTCTTTCATTCTTCCAGAAATCAGGTGAAGGCTTAGATACATTCTCTATTCCTGCGCGTTTCTTAAGTCGAATCCAGTACTTCTCTAAGCGTATATACGCTGCATCATTAAATGGTAAATCGTATTTATCCAAACGTACCATAAATCGATAAACACGACGAACCATGTCTGCTTCACGTTCATTTACAACGAGTTCACCATCTATGTAATCATAGCCCCACAGATTTCTATTCATTGCTGCTCTCCTCCTATTCACCTATTCATTACTTTTCCATTGACTACTTCATTCCCATTAAAGGTTATTCTCTCGTTATAGATTTCAACAATATCCCCAGAAGTAAGTTTAATTGTGATCCTGTCACCTACTTCGTTCCATAGAAATTCTTTGATAATATAACCCTCTAAAAATTCCAATTTTGTATCTTCAGATGCCCAGTTAACCATATTTCTCTCCTCTTTTTCTGTCATGAAATCAGACTTTTATTCCGATTCATCTTGTGATAACTTAAGTACCCTACTTAACTTTTCCCAAGCATCCTTCGGAATCTTAGAATCATCATTTTCCCACATGCTAATCATCGGCTGGCTTACTTCAAGTAAATCAGCTAATTGTGCCTGTGTATATTTATGCTTAGATCTAATCTCCTTCAGTTTGTTTTTTGTGATATTTCTCTTAACTTCGATATTTGCTAACTCCGAATTACTATCTTCATATCCAACTATTTTCATTACCTTCTCAATTGGAACCCCCAACAACAAACAGAGCCTATCTAAAGTATCAGCAGTTACTGACTTACCCTTTTCAATCTTGGCAAGTGTTGCAGACGAAAACCCGCCCAGTGATTCGAGATCTTTGTACTTAATATTTCTTTCTTCCATCAGGTCAATAAGTGGTTGATAACTAATCATTTTGAACATCCTCACATGCATTTAATTGTCTAATGTTTCCACAGTCTTATTATAATATATTTAGATATCTAAAGTCAATTAGTCCAATAAGATCATTTATAAGAACACATGTTTGCACCTTTTGATAATCGTGCTATAATCAATTTACTTGAAGCTAGGAGTTGAATAAATGAAGCAACTTAGAGAAGTGTCTGGTCATATTATTATTCCTTTCTCATTTTCAGTTATTGCTGATAGTGATGAAGCTGCCCTTAATTATGCTAGAGAAACATTCGATATAGTAAAAATGGAAGCTTCAATGGAATGTAGGAAAGGTAAAGAGCACTTATTAATTGCCGATGAGTTAAAATTCGAATGGAATAAATGAGCCTAATTTTTCAATTAATTAGGCTCTCCTTCTTTCTTCTGTTTGACTAGAATAAAAAGCTCATCAATTTCACTTTCTTTATATAAATGTTCTATTCCTTTTATGGTATTTACTCCTCCTCCTGTTCTCATTAGATAATATTGAATTCCACGTCCATCAATAGGTGGAACAAAAACTATTTCGATTATAGATGAGCGATTTAGATCACTTTTCAACGCGAATTTATCTCCAGAACTATATTTCGCCATTAATATCACTCCTATATTTGTTTTGAATCTTTTCAGACAATAGCAATACTTGTTGAGTCTTTGCCGAGTAATGATTTCACCCTGCTCTTGCGTAATTTCCTTAATATATTTTCTGCGTAAATCTGAGCAGCCTTTGATATATCCTCAAATTCAATAACCTCATCAGTGATATTATCAATGAACACTGTATTTAATCTGAAATTTGTTTCTTTTATTTTTATCGTTACATCTTCCCATGTTCTTTGCTCACTTAAGAGTTCATCAATTTCATTATCCGCAAGAAAATCAGAATTTCCTTTTATTATGGAACGAAAATAGTCCTTCTCAATGAAACGATATGTATAAGTCGTCATGCTGCATCAACCTCCTTAAACGAATTAGAAAGCATTCTAAGAGCTTTTACCTGTGCTTCATAATACTGAGTGTCTTGAGAACAAGGAACTTCTACACGCACCTCTGAGCCTTTGTACTCCACATAAACAGTCATTTGGTTAGCTTTCATATTTTATTCCTCCAATGAAAATCAGATTTCATACTCTTTACATATTCATTAATTTCATCACACCATTTTGTTAGCAACTGATTTTCTAAAATCGTAAGCGAAAGACTCCATCTTTCTTTTGTTGAATTGATATAGCTTATTACTTTCTAATGATGGCCTATTAATAACTATCGTATTTTCTCGAATACAAAGATATCCATTGCTATCAAGTTCCTTATCGTAGTACTCATAATAGTCAGACCCTAAACTACTTGCTTCTTTGGAAATGATAATGTCCCATGACTCATTTGCAGCGGTATCGATATAACTATATAATTCGTCAAAATCTCTAGAATTAAATTTAAATTCAACTTTATACTTAGAGTCCATCTGGCTTGGATTCATTTCTAAAATTACTGCTGATTTTCTATTTTTAACTAATAACTCCAATCCATTTTCACTTTTAAATATTTTAGATTTCATAGTTTCAATCCTCAATTCTGTTTGAATTAATTCAATTAAATATGTTTTTAAAACTTTCTTTCTTAGCTTCAGCATTAATATGTAGTTTATCAATTTCCGAATTTCTCCCCCACGAAGATAACACTGTGGTCATTGCACTTACTTCCTTATCTACTGTATCGTTATACATATTCAGAATCCTTTTATATTGAGCTTCAGTTATCGTCCTCAAATGACAACCTCCCGTGAAAGACTTACTTCATGTTCTTTTTTCTATAATCCGTAACGTCAATGTTTCTATCAAATTCTTCGTTGTATTCTTTGACTAATCGAGACAATGAATCAATAATAAGATTACAACTCTCTTTGCTGGGATGTTGCGATTCATTATGAATAATATTTGCAAGTCGATTCATGATTGTATTAAGATATCTGTCCATATTAGCCCTCCTATAACGGAATTTACTTCATAATACACATATTTTACTTAGTATCCGATTTCTTAATAAGTGAGTCAAGTAGATTACCAGCATACTTAATATTTTCTTGTAACTGTTGATTAGTCCACTCTTCATTGTCAGCGACTTTGTTCATAAGTCTCTTATTTTCCCTTCTTAATCTCACGTTTTCTTCAATGATCTTTACTGTGCTTAATGCCTGATTGTACAACATTTCTTCATCTAAAGTCATTTCATCGTTATCACTATAATAATTTAATCTATTCATATCGATTAGCAACTCCTTTTGTTATAAAATACTTCTTTCATTTTCTTATTCTATTCGTATTGCCACTTTCATCATGCCGCAATAAAACAATGGTAAGCCCATTTCATCACACTCTAATGTATCTCCTATTTTATAATCCTCAAAATTCTCAATAAATTTGATTTTCCAACCCAAATGTATCACCCTTTTCTTTGAACATCTTTTATTACAACTTTAATTAGACTGTATCCTTCGCTTTTTTCACCGCTACATACACATCTAAAGCATATCCCTCTCTCATCTCTTCATAGCCCCAGATATCTTCATCAAGAAGTTCCCTTGCTTGCTCTAAGCACTCTTGTAATGTTTTCTTCAGTATGTCTCTCTTTTCATCATATGTAGTTCTTACGCTCATTTTTACCTCCTGTAATAGATCCATTTTTTAATATAGTTCAAGTTCATACATAAAATTACCATGCCTAAAACTATCTTCATTTACTGAAACAGTCCCAGTTACTACATCAATCAATATCCAATTTTTTTCTCTATACATAATTCGGCCTACAACCATATTACAATTGTTCATGATAGCAACTTCTGCTCTATTATTAAGTTCGTTTAGCTGCTCAAAAGACGTAATCTCTTTTGCATAATATTTTTCCCTGTGTCTCACTACTTTTTCTCTTGTTACCTCTAATTCTTGATAAAGAATTTCTTTCACTCTGTTTTATCGCTGTCATTTTCTTGTTCTGATAAAATCTCTACGCATAACTCTATGCATTCATTACATATTGAAACTTCGTGGTTTGTAATGATTTTCTTTACGGAAGTTTGTGATTTGCCACAAAACGAACATGACACCTCTTTATCCGTACTAGGAAATTTAATTAATTCATCATATTTTTTAGCTTTTTCAACGATTGAATACAATGTCTTCTCCTCAAACATCTAACTCCCCCGTTTTTTCATTTCAAGTAAAAGAATCCTTTCATTTGCTCTATATATCATAGAAGCATTTACTTTTACATTTTATCTTTACCTTCTATGTAAAATATATAATCTTCTTTTATCCATTTAATAATTCTACTAAAGCGTTCTTCTGAATATTTTTGATTGCTTTCGTTATACCATTCTCCAATTTCAAATTCCCATTTTTGACTATTGCAACTTCCACAACTTGGGACGCAGTTACTAAGATCATTAGCTCCGTTGTCATCATAATGTTCTTTATGAAAATCGTATTTTTGTAATTTTCCAGCATAAAGCCTATAATGTTCTTCTAGTTTCATGCCACAATATGCACATTTGTAATTAAAATATCTTTTATTATGTTCCCACTCTTCTGCTGATATTTTATGATTTTTCTTTTTTCTATTACTGTAATACATTTTAAATCTACCAGAATCTTTTTCTCTAATATAATAATTTGATTGATTATCTCGATTTCTATCTGGATTATTGACTCTCCAATCTCTAGCACGCTTATTTCTTATGCCTTGATTTGCATCTTGGTATGGTTTTTGTCTTTTATAAAAACCCTCTCGATCTTTATCGATGTTATTTTTAGTATTTTTCTTAGAACAGTCTTTACACCATGATGTTAGTTTATAGTAATCTGATTTCCTTTGGCATCTTACCAGTTGTTTATAGAAGTACTCTTCATTTTTAGGTAACTCTTCACCACATTTTGTACATTTTTTACTTTTCAATCCTTATCATTTTCTCCCTTCTGTAATCAAAGCAAATATAATAATCTTTTTATTCACTTTTAAAAGCTTTTCTATGCTCTCTAATTGCCATTACCTTTATAATGTCAGCTGCATCGTAAAAGCCTAGTTTATTAGCAACGTAAACTAAATCCTCTAGTTGTTCTACTACTGAGTCTTGACGCTGTGGAAATGTACCCAAACTATCAATAGTTTCTTTCCAGTTTTTCTCATTTTTTCTCTCCCTATTAATATCATTTAACAATAATCCAAATGAGGTATATCAAATAAAAAAATAATAGATGTGCTGCTAAAGTGATTACTTGTGCTATTCTATTTCCCGTTATTAGCTTTTCAATTCTTAATACTTCAGCTTGTAAACCTGTTTTTGTGCAATATTCAACTGCATACTTATTGGCATCCAATTCTTTTCTATTAAACGGGTAATATATTAAATATAAAGCTCGTATTAGTTTTCTTATTATCCATGGCTTGTCTTTACTGCTTCGAAATATATAGTTCTCTTTGTCTTTATTCTTGTACTGCCAACTATGACGCATCTCATGTGCAAGAGTCCCTATCTGATTTATGTCCTTTACAGCCACAAACTCAGACTCTTCTTCCCAAACATGAGCTCCATGAAATATTGAACCATATTTTTTAGTTTTTTCTTTCGCTTCATCACCAAAGAAAACTAAGGGATCAACGTTTAACTCACGTTTTAGGTTCTCTGTGTGCGTGTCGAAAATTATTCTCTCATCCATCTTGTTATCACCTATTCAAAGAATTGTTTTTATTTAAATCGAATCTCATCACTGCTAATTCGCTGTACCTCCTTGTATGATTTTAATTCGATTATATCTTTCTTTGATGCACATTGAACATATCCACTAGGGGTGATAAATGCGTAAGTGTGGATGTTATCACTAATCACTGGCAATTGAAATTCTCCGTAATATTGCGGATAGAATATGTAATCTGTAATTAGTAAATCAATCTTATACTTTTCTATGTAATCAAACTTTTCAATAGATGGAATAAATACGAACCACTTTAATTTATCAATTGATTGAGACTGAATAATTAACTCTTCCCCTTCATTAATCTGATACTGTTCATTGTCCACTTCACCTGTAATCTCCATTGTGCTTACTATACGAAACTTATAATCCACATTACTCACTCCCCATCAAATATTCATTTCATCTAAAATGCTGTGATTAATCTCAGTGTCTTTTCTTTTGTTGGATTTGTTTTTTTGAGATGTATGTTCTATCTAATTCATATTCGTTAATCCAAGATTCCACTATAGCTCCTATATCACTTTTTGAACCATATTCAGCATCACCTATTTGAAAATCATCATCATTCTTTAGTATCGCTGTCCATAGTCTCTGTCTTCTGTCATACCAAACATCGATCCACGAAACTGGCTTTAATTCTTCTGAATCTTCAAAATTAAATTTCATACCAATCACCTCTTGAAAGGATCATTTTATTCAGAAATAATATCCTTGATTCGCTGCATTTGATCTAACGTTAGCTTGTTCTTTATATTATAGGAGCCTGAGAAATACACGCTCAAATGTCGAGCTAATTCTTCTCTTCTTTTTTCATCTAACAATTCTTCTAGGGATTCGTAGAGATAGTAATCTTCTGCGTAATCCGTCTTTTGTCTTAGATTATCTGTGAGATCAAACTGATATTGGGTAATCCCTATTTTAACAGTGACATACTTTCTACCTACTTTTGTTACTTCACCTTCAACATAATCCACACTACTATATCTACTTTTGTTAATTCCTAGTGACAAATATACTTTCTTACCCACTTCAAAATTATTCTTGCTCACATTTCCACCACCTTTTTTAATATTATTTCAAAGGATATTTACTATAAAGCAATCTCTTAAACTCTTCGTTCTCGATTATGTAAAATTCTTTAACAATTTCCCCTAACACACTCCAAATTCTTATTTTCCAATCATGATTTACTTCAACACACAGGCCATCGTATTTTTTTAGAGAGCTAATACAAAACGTCACGCTATTGTATTGAATCCCATCTTCAGTGAAATCATAAGATATGCAATTCAAAATTTCTATTCCAAACAAGTTCAACGCCGATTCCATAATTATCAGTCTCCTTTTGAATGCTTCATGTTAAGATACTTCAGCTCTCGAAATAATTGCATCTACTTCTTCATTAGACTGTGCTGAACCAAAAATACTGAATCCTGCACTTAAATAGTTATTAATTTCTTCTTCATTGCATATTACAATATCAGTTGAATCAGTTAGTACAAATCTAGTTCTATCAATATCAGGTTCTTTATAAGTAGAATATAGAGAAAATTTACTTCTTAATTCTTCACTTTGGGCAACAGTTTTAATAAGTTTGTTCCGCAGTCTCATTTTACACCTCTCTAAATAATCTTTTATCTCCAGTTTCTTCTTCTGTTATCTTCATACCTAGCACAGTATAAATTATATTCTGAATTAATAACAGTATTTTGAAGCCTGTACAACTCATCAAAACTCCAACTGTCTTCATCAGGTGCTTTACTATAATTAGTGAATGCTACTCTTGCGTTTTCTAGTTCCTCTTTAAGTTTTTCAACTTCTGAATTTTTACGATTTATTCTTTTAAAGTTCTCACCTGTCATTTTGCACTCCTCATTTTTCTCCTTATAAAAACATAGTTTCATTAGTTGTTCAGATGCTCATCCTTGAACAATTTTAGATTTATTCTGTTACCCATTTTTGTATGTATGTATAATTTCCCGTCAATAAGTCTACCATTTTTATACACTAATTAACACCTCCGTTTATTGATTACTATTAAATTATTTTACTTTTAATTATCTGGATTATCTTGCCTGTCGGCCTTAATATGATAATACATCTTTACTTATATAAAGTCAATATATAAAACAGATATTTTTAGTATTTTCTTTTATATTAAAATTAAAAAGTCACTCAATCTACATTAATGATCGAGTGACTTATGTAAGACTATCTAAAAACGAGTATTCTATGTTTACCATACTCAAAACGACCTTTCTTCTCAGCCTCCATTACAACCCACGATGCATTTACAATCCCCCATTCAATTAATTTATTTATTAAATCCTCTTTTGTAAAAATCCCTTGTCCAACAACTTTAAACATTTTATACATCCTTTCTCTTTATATATTTTTTATCTATGTAATCTCTCAGTCCTAAGCTTAATATCAATGCTTCGTTTATTTCGTCCATAGTCTCTTCATCTATTGTTGTTAATTTTTCAATCAGACACCATTTATCAATTGTCTTTAATTGTTCAGTACCAACAAAACTGTCTTTAATTAACCCATGCCTGTTGGCTGGCAGACTTACATGTGTTGGCATTCTCTTTTTAGTAGTTGCAGAAGAAATTACAGCACCGATAACTACAGGGCTAAAGCGGTTCCCAATATCATTCGAAATCAATAATACAGGTCTAATTCCACCTTGCTCAGAACCAGCTGATCCACCCAAATCTGCCAACCAAATATCATCTCTCTTATATTGAACAACTCTGTCAGTCATATTTACACATCCAAACTAATATATTTTAGTTATCTGTATAGTTTTATTATAATTCATATTTGATATTTAACAAGGGAACGTTTGTTCCATTATTCATATAGTCAAGAAATTTAAAATAAAAAACAAAATCCTTGACATAATACATGTTCTGTGATCATATAATGTCATTTGAATAAACAAAAAAACACAATAGAGCTGTGAGCCCAATTTGTGTTTATATACAAAATTCAGTATTTAGTTTCCACTTTCATATAATGGCAATAACTAAACATCTTTATTCTTTTCATATCTCAAATGGTAATACTCTTGACAATTTAGGCAATGCTTTGGCTTTCCTCGGTATGTCTCGTTGGGCTCGACCCATTCACCACCACATTGTGGACACCGATTTTGTTTTGAGTATAATGATCTATATCTACGCTGTTTCTCGCGATCGCGACAGCGCGTGGAGCAATATAGCTTCGGCTTTCCATCCAGTCGTGGTAAGAATGTATTATCACAATCAGAAGATGCACATACCCTAATATCTTTTCCGCGATTGTATCGTTCCCTGTAATACACCAGTGTTGTTCTCGAAACACCTGTTTTTTCTATTATTTCCTCTGATTGCTTCCCTTCTTCAAGGGATTTGTATATCATCTGTATTTTCTGCGGTTTGAGAGGGCGTACTTTTGATACCGCATTAATCCCTTCCTTTATGACCTTTAGTATGTTTGGCTCCGAAACGTCATGCAATTTAGAAAGTCGTTTTATATCGTCACTATTAGGCTGTCGATCTAAATTATCAAGATCTCTTTGAATGTCGCGGACTTTTTTCTTACTCAGGCAAGTAAAACTTTTGTAGTTTTTCACCAATCCAAGTTTGCATTTTATCTTAAAAATAGTCGTTCGATGGACACCAGTCAACTCTTCGATTTTGACTATTGTATGACCACCCCTCAACAGGTTAACTATCCTATTTCTAACCTCATCGGTGATTGCGCTTTTGTGATTCATTTAAAACTCACTCCTTGCAAACTTTTCAGCTTCTTCCTTAAGCCAAAGCGGACGACCTTCGCATATAGCGTCCGGCCTCAAGAAATCGCCGCGATAGTTTGGATCAAGCGCTCGTTTTCCAGACTTGCTAACGTTTTGCTGTGACGTGCCGAGCATTTTGGCAAATGCAGCTGCACCAACAAACTCAACAATTTTCATTTGTACACATCTTCCCTTTATGGTAATATAAATACGTGCACAAGGGATCGGTGGCCCTTTTATCGTACCTATGAGGATTAACGAAAGAACCACCGAGAGGAGCAGCCGGCCTATGGCTGCTTTTTATATTTCTTGTACATCGTTTAAACTGTTCACGTACTTCATGTACCTGTCCAAGTTAGGTACAGTACTAACGCACTCACCAATCCAGTGACGCGGTTGGAATTCTCCAATCCAATACACATGACTATGGTTGTAAGAGTAAGCCTCATCTTCTGGGTCATCATAATTTTCGTTAACCCATACATACATAGCCCATTTATTCTTGTATCGGGTAGCAGACACACTGAATGTAACGGAGCAGTCATCATCACATTCTATGTCTTGCAAAAATTCGTCATCTTCACTTAGAAGGTTCTTAACCTCTTCCTCATACTTTTTTAATAAAGTTCTTGGATAGAACAGTTCATCCACATGTTTGAACTGTTCGAAGTACGTTTTGCACTCATCACATTTTGTCCATCCATCTCTATTGACGAGTACCTTATGCCCGCATTCTGAACATGTGATATAGGCGTACCTTTTCTGTTCTAGATACCGTGTTTCCGCACATCGCATTTCCCGATATAGCTTTTCCCCCAGTGAATATGGTGAAATATCCGGTGTCAACTCTTCTGGAAGAAACGCGTATTCGTGATATTTCCATTCGCGGCTATCACTATACCTGTATTGATAAGTGTAGACGACTTTTTCCAAAGTCGGAATTAACCCAGGAACCAATGTGTTTTCTTTAATCATTTTCTGAACCCTCCATCTCTCCGTATTTGAGTACCGCTTCGTACAACCAAGCTTCAACTTCATCCAAGTGTTGCTCGTGCAAGTCATTGATGAGCACTTCAAATGAGAAATGATTCTGAGAGTATCTGTCAGTTGAGTATGTTACGTTGAAAACACAATTCGTTCCAAGAACGTGATACTCGGCATCTGCAACTGTACGCGTATAATCAACAGTAATTGCGATTTCTTCCCCTTCGTCTTGAATGTCAAGTATGTAATGACCACCATCTGCATCGATACTACTTTTGCCGAGTAAATATTGTAAAGCAGCTTCCGAATTAATAATAACCCCATTTTCGAAATTTTCCTTTTTCATTCTTATCATCCTCTCTTCTTCATCAATTTGCGCCATCTTTGTAATCTTTGCGGCGTCTATTCTTCTTAATCTAAATATAGCAAATTCGGTTGTGTAATACAACCGAACATAAAGGGAACATAATCTAAATTATGTGATTTTATATATAATGAAACATGTCTTTTATTTTGTATTGTCGTAATATCCAATTGACAATTCTTTTTGCATTTCATCTTTTAACTCTAGACTATGCAAATTAATATCATCGTGTATTTTTCTTAAGTTTTTTCGTGACTCGGTTAAATTAATATCTTGTTCAATATAGTTTATATCGTATATTTCTTCTAGCTCAAGTAAAGCTTCTGTCAATTTTGAAGATAAGATCAAGCATATGCTTTCTACTTTCTTTGACAAGTATAAACGAGTTAATAAATATTCGTTTTTAGCTTTTACATAAGCGGCCTCCATTTCCCTAACTTCGTTTATATTGTAATAACTCTCTACTTTTTTAACTAAGTATGGATCTGTTCCGTTATTCCAGTTTTCAGCAATAGTTAACCATTCACTTTCTGACAGATTAAAACGTCTTAAATATTCCGCTATTACTTCATTTGAGAAATTTTTAAAATCTGGTATTTGCCTGATCCCTTGAAATCTACTTACTCGGCTTGATGCTTCTAAAAATAAATTATACAACTTCATATATGTTTCGTGCCTTTTAGTCGTATACAAATTGAAATCATACATCTTTCTTTGAATATCAAATTTATTGGCCTCTACTAATAAATTCAAATCGTGTTTGTGATTTTCTATTCTTTTAGAGAACTCTTGTTCAACATATTTTTTTGCCAAGAACCTTAAGCCTGCCCACACTGTCGCCAATATCAGTGGAATAGAAATAATATAACTTCCCCAATCAATAGGAATATGTATATTCATATTATTATTTCCTTTCATATTTGTATTTTATTATAATTCATAAGATTCGAAAAAATATTAATTACGAACTGATTTAATTATACAACCCAGATCATATATAACAGTTTCATCAAACTCAATTAACTCAAGTCCTTTATATCCCTTTTAACGGGTATATTTTCAAATCCATATCTATGTCCCACCATTTTTTGAAACATAAATATTCAATTCATTAAAATTTAATCCCTTGGATAATCCATGCTCATAATATCCATAAATGGGACTTTTGTAATTACTTCGTCTTGTCTTACATGAACTTTTCCTGTTCTTGAGTCCATTTTAATAATTTGTCCTTTTACTGGCTCTTCCCGCCCCCAAACCGTCAGTACTATAGCAGACTCTTCTTGATAAGCTTCAGTCAGTTGGTTTCCTAATTCCTCTAAAACAAATTCATCACGTGTCGGACGTTTTGGTACCTTAGGTTTTGCCATGTTGTTACCTCCTATTGCTGTTATATTCAAGTTATATTTCAAACCTCGTTTAAAACAGTTTCACATTAATTCACCAATGTCCATTGATCATTTTTTTCGTCATGAACAAAAGCGCATACCCCTATAGGAGTGTTGACATTAACAAATCTACTGTTTGCAATTTGTCTTCCAGCTTCTTTAGCCAATCTAACCATAAAGAAATTAAGAAACTTAACATTTGAACAAGCAAAAACATAATCAAGTGTTTCAGTTAAATCTAAATTTTGGTCGAGAATGATCATGTCTTCATAGTTAACAATCAAAGGTACCGCGTAAGTCACATATGATTCATATCTTCTAGTGAGTATATCTTTCTGTTCTTGACATAAGCCTGTCCCTTCATCCACAAATACTTTCGCTTTCAATGTAAGTCCTCCCATCAAACAGTCATTTCATTTAGAATCATGATGCTATTTGCTTATATTGATATCCAGTTTTTGACTTACCAATAAATTGATATTTGAATATCAGGGTACTTAGTTTTATCTCAGTGATAGAACCAACTTCAAAACTCGTTTCATTCAACTTATTTATGAAGCTTGGATTAAAAATTTCATCAGTGGTTCCATTGTCAGATACGATTTCAAACTTCTTCAAATGATCTGGTAACTCGCTGACCTCTTTCCAATAGTCCAGTGCTTGTAAAGCTCCTCTGCCGATTCCTGCATTATTTATGGCATCTGAGATATCATTTCCAATAACAAATTCTTTCTTGCCATGTAACCAAATGAGTTCATAAACATTCATTTATTAGCTCTCCAATCTCTTTTAATTTTACCCTATGAAATAACCCTTTTATGATACAATTTCTTCAATATCATCACGTTCACTTAATTGAACAAGAATGAATCCTAATCCCCATGCAGATATTTCATCATGCGTCATTACTTTAGGATCAAGAATCCCATTACCTTCAGAAAAGGTCTTATCTAGCATGTACATTCCGTATTCGAAAGTAGTGTATTTTTCTCCATCAATCATAAATACTCTCATTTAATGCACCTCCGATATCCGATAACCTTTTCATTGTTTACCTTATACTTCTTCAAGAACAACTTTATATTTCTTTCCTGTTCTCTCATTTATATATTGCGTCATTTCACCGTAAATATAATTTTGTCGCACATATGTAACTTCCTTGTTTTCTTCCTTTGCTAAAATTTCCATTAACTCATCTGAGCTTTTAACTGCGTAAACTCCAAAATCCTCTATGTACTTTTCATGATAGGCATAAAACAATTTCATCGATACCTCTCCTTTCTAAAATAAAACAGTAATTTAGTTAAAATTAATTTCCGCTACATTCAATCCTAGTTTTTCTAGATGATCGTTTGCAGCCTTAAGGCCACCTAAAATTCTAATTTCTGCTTTCAAGCGCCATTTTAGTGTCTCCCAGTCGGTTTCTTCTGTTTTTTCGTTCACTCTAAATTTTAATTCATTTAAACTCGGAAAATATACACCTTTGATTAGCGCTTTAGTTGTTGGACACTCAAAAGCATTTGTTTCATAAAAATCCTTCAGCTGATTACTCATTTCTATCACTCCTATGGTATTAGTATTAATCTATTTCCCGTTGAATCAACAGTTACATTTAAATATCGCTTTCTATTTTCACCAATGTTGCATCAACCATCCATTGTGCACTACCTTGATAATTATCAAATAGTACTTGTACCACAACATCATGAGTAGGTGAAATTGCTGTTACAGTGCCCTTACCTAACAATTCATGTTCAACTCTCTTTTCTTTTTGAAGTCCAATAAATGATTGTCTTTCCATATAATAACCCTCTGTTGATAATCCAAATACAAATTCCATACCTTCCCTAGTAACAACCCAATCACGCCCTACTTTTCGAAGCGTACCATCTGGGAATTCATCTCTTCGATGTCTTATCGAGGAATCATCCTTTTTGCCCCATCGAGTAGCTGCTTCCTTGGTGCTCATAATGTCAGGATCATTCAGGTTAATTCTTAACATCCAATCACCTTTTCTCTATTTCCTTATCTTGGTACTAGTATATCATTCACGCACGCGTGATGTCAATACAATATCTATAATATATTTTCATATTTTATTCCTTTAAATATGTAAAAAAGCCGAATTTCTTCGGCCTCATAAAATAAATGATTCCATTGCTGGCGATCTTAACATACCATTCTTAGTCCAGTTTCGAGTCTTTACTCTGGCTTTAACAAATGGCTCCATATAAACATAATTATTATCTTCTTTATAAGCCAATTTCTTTTTCACACGGTTAAACTCTTTCTTTTGATCTGGGGAAACCCCCAACTCTAAAATACCAACTGGCCTTAACGTTCCATTCTCAGTTATGATCGATGTTAACCATCCAAACTCATTTTTTCTATAACCTGTGATATGCACATCAGCATATGTCCAATTTATTGCCTTTTGCCAATCCCATGAACGCTTATTTACTTTGTAAGTCGAATTTATATTCTTGATTACAATGCCTTCGAGCATGGCTCCTTTAACGACCTCAAAGACGTCTACTGGGCTTCCTGTCATGAATCTACTCTTAGTATGTCTATCTGATTCTGGAAAGGCTTCCTCAAGCAATTCCTTTCGTCTGAACAATGGCAAGCCTGTAACATCAACACCCTTATACATAACAATGTCGAATGCAACAAATGTGACTTTACGCTTATCACGTTTAGACTTGAATCTCTTTTGTAGCTCTTCAAAATCTGGCTTCCCTTGATTGTCTGTTAATATAACTTCACCATCTAGTATTGTATTATTGGGTAAATCAATCTCAAGTAACTCAGAAAAGGTCGTGGTTACTTCGTTATTGTGCCGTGTATATAATCTAACCTGATCCATTTTAGATAATACAAGCCTAAATCCATCAAACTTCAATTCGGCAGCGTGGTTTGGACTATCAAAAGGAAGATTGTTTTCTGTGTACTGTAGTAACATTGGAGAAACGAACATAATATCACCCTACTCCATTATACTAATAATTCAATAGTAAGGTGAAAGGTAAGTTATTCTATTGAATAATTGATTGTTTATAAATATTTCACTTTTATTTCTCAATTTTCTTAACATTTTTCAATACATTTCTTTTCTATTAATAGGTAAATCACCAGTCCCCCTAAACGGCTTCAGATGCTTCGATTTCAATTTTTTCAATCACAACTAATATAGTATTCACCCCTGTTCCTGACTCTTTAAATGAACCATCTGGGAGCTTTTCATAATATCCTTTGTCACTTAACCAACTTCGGAAATGTATACTTTTAGCGTCATTTGCAAATGTCCAATGAGGCGACATGATAGCAATCAATTTACCTCCATCTTTTAAGCAACTGTAAGCATGTAATACATGTTCAATATCCTGATTCTTTTCAAATGGTGGATTCATAATAACTTTATCATATTTTATTTCGCATTCATATGTTATAAAGTCATCTGAAATTACATTATAGTTTTTCAATTTTAATATTTCTGATAAAGTATGATTCCGTTCAATCGCTTCTAATTTCAATTCTAAACCATTTTCTTGTGCATGGACGGTTATTCCATCTAGTATATTGCCATTGCCTGCTGACGGTTCTAGAACTATTTCTCCGTCTCTTAAATCTGCCAATTCAATCATTTGATTAACAATGTTCGCAGGTGTAGGAAAATATCCATAAATTTTAACCAATTTCACATTTGATTCCAGTTTCTTGATTTTTACTTTGATTGGATCAATAGGTCTTTGTATTTTATCTTTAATAATTTTATATTCTTCTACTGCTTCAATCAGTTGATGAGTATTATATATCCCTGCCTTTTGCAGTCTTTTTTGCTTTTTAGGTATTTCAGCATTATACCAGTTATTTAAATCAAAACGAGTATCAATTTCAGGATATTTATATTCATATTTCTGTATTGAATAATTCTGTATCTGATCACGAAAAGATCCAACTAAAAGACATTGCTCAAAATTAGTCATTTCGTTCAATGTAGCTTTATTTCTAAGATACTCAAGCAAAGAAATATCAAAACGCAATGAATTACGTTTCATTTCTCTACCGACTTCTTCTTGCTGCCGTTTCCACGTATTTGTTTTATAATTACCAGATAAAGAATCTAATTTAATTTGGGCTGACTCGATCTGTTTATCAATTTTTTCAATGAAATTTGTTTGATCGTGTTGCTTTTTACTTTCGGTTGTTTGACTTACTTTAGCTTCATTGTTGCTATCATCGATATTCATCATAAATTCAATTTCTTCAACAATATTTTGACCTGCCTTCGATTTGCTAATCAAATCACTGGCCTTCTGTTTACTAATGACTAGATTAGTTGTATTTAATCTTGTGGCACAATGTAAAGCCCACAGTTGACGTTTAGAAGCTTGTTCTTGATCCGTAGCATTATTCTCTTTTGGGTCTTGTGTTTGTGTGTCATATGCTTCTTGTGTTTCAAGCTGAATAGCATTAGTAACTTTCTGAGAACGTTTTGTTTTAGTGAATACAGTTTTTTCTGTATATTCGATTACCTCTTGTAATGTGTAAACTTTTACCCTCCCTTCTTGCATTTCTTTTTCAAGGCGGTTCATTGGTTGGTAGTATCTCTTAGCATTTTTTTTACGTTGATACCCTCTTTTTTCGCTTCCTAGAATCTCATACGTTACGCGAATCTGTTCACCTACTGTATAAACATCATTGACAATCCAATAATGTCCATGATACGAAAAAGAAAGGATGTCACCAATGTTAATAGTTTTTCCTTCCTTTTCAACTGGTTTAATAACTGTCTTTTCTACTTTCACTACTTCAGATTTTAATGCATCCGAGTCAGTTAATACTTTTTCAATTTTCTTAACGAATTTATTTAGTTTTTCTGCTTTTTGTTCATCTGCTGTTTTAGTTTTATCTTCCCAATTGTATTCATTAACTGAAAATACACCTTTCCCCTTAGCAATAATTTGACCATCTTTTTCAATGTGCCATGAGCAGGCTTTAGGGTTGCCATGTTGAAACGTTGGGTAAGTTTCGATTACTGTATATTCTTGCCCCTCTCCTGCTTTTTCTTTCTCTTTTTCGATAAGCACAGCACAAGAAGCTTTTTCATTTTCAGTGGATGCTGAATCGTTCATCATTGCAGTTAGTTTTGCAATCCTCTTATTTTCTATGTATTTTTTGTTATTATAATTATATTTTTTTACTTGATATCCAGATTGGCGATTATTGTATTGATCGATAACAAGAACATATCCGTTTTTTTCTGCGATTCCATCCCATGAAGCTGGAGAGTAGTAATCAACCATCGAGTCAGATTCATCTGCTTTATATCCATACACTTTCCAACCGTTTTCAATTAACTTTTCCATGATCATTACTTTTGCTTCTCTCTTATCTCCATAGTACATATCTAACGCCTCCAGATTATGTATTGTATTGATTGTATTACATTAATTAATTTATTTTATTTATCAACCCATTGATATTCAACATACCCATTAGGGTTTTTAATTTCGACACGTTCCATGATTGCTTCTAATGTTGTTTTTAAGTCATTGTAAAAAGGAAGTTCATAATAATCGAATCCAAACTTTTTAAATAAAAACTGATCAATTGTTCTATATCCAAAGCTCCCAAGTTCAGTAGATAATTGTATAATTTCTGAAATTGTTAGTTCTGATTTTTTCATTGATAATTGCCTCCACGTACTATGTATTTGATAATTTTATTATATCCCTTTAGAAAAATAAAGTCAATATATATTTTGTTATTGATCATATATTTTATTTTATAAAAGGTGAAGCAAAGAATGAGTTTTTAGTATTCTATTAACCAAACACCGTGTACATTCTTTGCTTTTAGTCTTCCGTCTTCACACATACGCTGAACTGTGCGAATATTAATATCATTCTCTATTGCATATCCTTTTACTGTGGTTACACAGTCCAGCGGTGTTACTTTTTTTCGATATATATCGTATTGCCCATTCCATCTTCCCAACCGTTCACATCTTCACCAGCATCTAAATCGCTTATTATTTGCTCCATTGATTCCATATCTGGAGGTACAATAGTAGCTATTACCTTTTCGTCTTGAATCACTTCAAATTGATGTAAGTCAAAATTTAATTCAGATTCAACTACTCTATATCCTTGGCGCGTCCATGATTTCATATTCTCTTCATCCTCTCATCATCATTTGATATCTTGGCATTTGTCGTATGTACGACTTACTAAATCCAATTTATCACAATGTCGTATGTGCGTCAACCATTATTTTCTTATAAAAGAACTATTTCATACCCTAAGTATAAATTGATATTTGACTGTATAGAATGGATCTAAGGAGGGTTGTACATATGGAAAGAAAGGACAAGTGGTCTAATCAAGAAAATATTTTACTAGCTCAAACTGTGATATCTCACATTAGCAAAGGCAGTACGCAATTAAACGCCTTTGATGAGGTCGCAGAAGCGTTAAATAGAACGCCAGCAGCTTGTGGATTCAGATGGAATTCAGAGGTTAGAAACGACTATAAGAACGAGATAAGACAGGCCAAGACAGAACGTGCAAAATTGAAGGGAAATAAGTCAGTAAAAGTTGAGAGTTCAACAACGCCCTTTGATTCAATCATTGCTTACCTTTCCAGATTCGAACAATTGCTGAATGAAAAGGACAAGCAGATTCAGCACCTTAAGGATGAAGTAAGAAGTTTAAGACAGAATACTAATAGTGATGACTTGAATAGTCTTATGGAGATTTTGAGACGTGCCAAGGATCTTGGGGCCATGGATAAAATAAGTTAAGCCTGTAGTACAATCCTACAGGCTTTTTACGTTAGACAATCTGGAAAGCAATTATTTTGTAAGTAGTATTCTTCAAGATTAACTATTTTCTCAAAATCAATATTTCCATGATAAAATAGCACTTCCTGTTCCCTTCTTATTTTCAATACATAATTTTCGTTAGTGTATATAAATTCGGCCTCATATCCTGCAACCAGTAAATGAAGTGTATCACCATTCGCCATGTTGTTCCTTACTCTTTCAAATTCTTCTCTTATAGCTTCCATTCTCATTCTCTCCATGTCTTTCCTGAACTCTTGCTCAAGCACTTCTTGCATATCTTTGCTCCATCTGGTGGACTACTTACAGGATCACCGTATAATGCATTTATTCTATCTAAGTTGTAACTTTGACAGCTTGCAATTGCTTCACCAAAATAATTGCCTGCATGTTTATGCCACATGCCAGTTTTTGATTGCATCCAAAGAGAAGGTCTATCATGCTTCATTGGCTGTTCTGATTTCGTGCCTTTCTTGTTTTCAATTTTCACTCTCTTAGAAAGTTCTTCTCTAGCATTGCTCAAATCACGTTGTATTCTCTCTAGTTCGGTAAGTGATTTTCTTTCTTCAGAACCAGCAGGGAATGAAGCCCAAAACGCACCTGCATCAATACCCAACTTCTTTATTAATTCTAGATGGTTATTTAACTTTGATTCATAGCGATCAACTCTATTAATAGCTTTTTCCATCTTATCCACATTAAATGCCTCCTATGTATTTATCTTATATTCATTATAATTCTTTATTTTTGCGAAGTCAATATAATTTTATTATTTATTGATATTTTACACTAAAAAAAGAGCCTCTAAAGGCTCTCATGTACAATATGTTTAATTCCGTTGCTATCTCTTCTTTAGTAGAATGTTTTAACTTTTAACTAATACACTCTAGCTGCGGAAGTGTAACCGTAATCCCATCCACCGTCACCATCGTTAGATACGATCTTAATTCTATATGTTCCTTCCTTTGTTGGCTTTGTTTCCAACGTTACTTGATAGCTATTGCTTGATTTTGTTTCTCCAGAAGCAAATACTTTATTGCTCGGATCGTAAACTACCAATTTCATTCCCTTTTTATCGTCATCCCCTAAATATACTCTGAGGTGGGCACCATCTTCAGAACTGTAATCGATTGAATATTCAACTTCTCCGCTGCTTGGCAACACACCTGATTTTGATTCATAAGCGAGTGGTGAATATTTTTGATTGAATACATTCTTGAGTGGATTGTATGAAGTCACACTTTGAGCAAAAACACTTGTTGGAAGGGCAGTCAGAGTTAAAACAGTAAGGAATAAAACTACTTTCTTTTTCATTCTACACGCTCCTACAAAATAGTATGATGTATTGGATTGTGTATTTCTAGGAATATATTACCATATGACCTAATAGATTTCAACACATAATCGTTATAATATAAGCAATAAATACTATTGATTTTTTGTAATATATCGAATTAATGAAAACAGTATTTCAACATAATAGATATTTCCTTATAAATTTTCCGCAATTAATTTTAAGATTATTTAGTTCCCTTACTGATAAATGATTATAATGTTCTGGCTCTTCCTCAATTAGATCTAACTCATGTTGTACCAAATATATTAAATCATATATTGAAGTGTGTTCCATAGGGTCATATGAAACACCTTCAGGCAATGATTTTACAGCTAATTTGAAATCCATTGTTATTCCTCCTATATATTAGTAGCAGCTCAATAAATCCTCCATCCGTCTTAAACTTTAGGCTTTAAAATTCTGTATTGATCTACTTTAATCTCATATTTCTTCCATTTTCCATCCACCTTTTTACAAAAGTGCCATGATCCCATATGTTTAAAAATCGCCTTATCTTCATATTCAAATATTTTTCTTTCTACAACTCCACGCCCATATAATAATTCAACATTTGCTTTTTCGATAAATTGCAATTTCCCCATTTATTACAGCCTCCTCTATGTATATGAGTGTTTTCTTTATATTATTATTATATAACTTTATAAATATAAAGTCAATATATTTATTATACTTTAATTATTATTTTATTTATATGAAAGTAACATTTCATTGTCTGTTTGATAGTTTGAGGCAATAATGCTATGCATTCTCCACTTTGAATAAAATATGCACGTTGCAAGAATGTTAAAGTGTGATCACTGTGACCTTCTTTGTATTCTCTTGCTTGATCATTTCTCCACGAAAAATACGCTTCACTATCATTTACATTTTGTTTTCCACTTTTGACTTCCTCGATACACGCTATTGCATTATCGGCAAACCATTTTCTAGTTTTCTGAATTGATTCGTCTGTTAACTCAACTCCATTAAATCGCGCCATATTTATTCCTCCGTATCATATTGAAATAACATTTCATTTGATTATGCAATATCTTTTAAATTAATTATTTTACCTTCACCTATTAACTGTTTACGTTTTTCTAAGTTGTTTAAAACTAATTCTTTTAATTTCTCTGTAGCCTTAGCCGAATATCCAAACATCGATGGTTCTTTGGGAATTTGAGCTAAATTTAATTCAGACAATTTAATTTTAATATCGCTATCTGTAATTTTACGTTTTCTTCCGTCATAATTTACATCCTTTAGTAAAATAAATTTCAACTCATATCCTTCTAATACTTCAAATTTATCAGCCCATGAATAACCTTTGTGCAAATTCAAGTCATAGTTATAATTCTCTTGTAGATCTGGAGCTAAGAACATCTTATCAATATGGACTGCATCAGTGTCTTTATTAATTTCTAATTGTACATACACATTTTCTATTGCCATTCCGATTCCTCCAAGTTCGAATATAATTAAAATTTGATTTGCTTACTACCCCTCTACTTCAGCAACTGCGTAATATATTTCATCAATATCACTGTTATAGTCAATTGGTTGTTCATTAACGGTTATCTGATCATTACGAATCTCAATTGTACAATTTGGTGTATAAATTATATGGCCTTCTACTTCAAGATCGTACCCATTTGATTCAAGTAGTTTTATAACTTTCTTCTTCAACTTATTCATTAAAATCACTGTCCTTTCGTAGTGAATGTTAATTTTATTTGATAAATCCTAATTCCCTTAACTCTTCACCATACATAACCTCTAACAAATATGAAGCATTCACAATTGTAATTTTACATTTATCTTTAAATTGTCGTATATATTTGAACATTTCGTCCCAGTCGCCCCACAAACTCGCATCAACTACCAGCATTTTTTATTCCTCCATTCAGAATATTCTAGTTTTTTTCTTGCTTTAAAGGATTACACAACTTTAATTCACTTTCACCAATGGAAAACCAAGGTGTATCAATTGGGTCAATGTAATAAGTATATTCAAAATATGTTTCACCTGACCTTGTATCATATCCTATAATTTTTCGCTTACCAAGATTCACTCCATTTGAATTCGTCCAAATAACATCATCACCAATTTTAAACTTTCTTTCTCTTTTTGATTTGTTCATTTTAACTCCTCCATTATTATAGTTATTTGCATCCTCCTCCCCCTCAGTAATGAGGGGAAGGAACACATCACTTGCATTCACTTTTTTTATTGTTTCTAGAACCATATTTTATTTTTGTCATTTTACAATTTCACTTTCGACAATCAACACTTCCTCATCAGTTTCCAGATTGCCTTCGTAGCTGATTTTAAGTTTCTTCCCTTTAAGAGACTTGTTAAGCGCCTTTTCCAGTACTTCGTCATATGTATCGTAATACAACAAGTCTACTACCCAATGTCCACCGTCTGCATCTTTTACAGATACCGCATAATACACTTTCGAAGTCTTATCAAAGTAGATGTAATCAACCTTAGTAGAAACTTGATTTGCTTCAGCAGCCTTAACAACATTCGTGCTAATCATCATCATTACAAGTGTGAATACTACGATAAATGTTTTTTTCATTTTATTTTCTCCTTTAGTATATTATAGTTTTTTAATTATTTGTTTTATTACTTAGAGAGCAATGCACCAACAACCGTTAACTTTTTAATTTCTTGCTTTCTTTGGATCTTTGACATTGCAACGATTAATTGTGTTCTGCTCATCTTCATTACCACCTTTTTATATTTATTCATTTCCTTCGTTGAATTAAATATAACATATATCTTTATATATGTAAAGTGGTTATAAGATGATTTTTATTATTTTCTATTATTATTTTTCAAAAGAAAAACCAATAAGGCCATTCGTTCCCTATTGGTTTAATTGTTCTTTGTATTCGTCTATATGGTCGAATGCAAACGATGGATAAGCAATAGCATTACAATGCTTACAACGCATCACAGGGACGTTAGGAATAGTGTAGACTTTACCGTTAATCGTTTCTTCTTTATTAATGGTCGTAAACTCATGTTCTCGCTTCCCACACTCTGTGCAAAACATTCGCTTACCAAGGTTAATTAGTTCTTGCTTATCTTGCTCCAACATTTGTATCACCTCTTGATCATTAATATATCACTCGGCAAAGAGAAAAGGCAACAATCATATGACTGTTACCACTATTACAAGATTATCAAAGTCTATGCTGACAACTACGCTTCTATTCTCTTCATTTTTAATTCTATATTTATATGTTTTATATTCTTCATCATATCGTGGTTCACCTACAAGATCACAAGGGTTAAACAGTATGTGTTCGATCTCTTCCCTTGTAAATCCACGTTCTTTCATGCGATCTTCTGCATGTGTTGATATAACATAGAATCCTTTGTTCATCAGTCCTTTTACGAGTTTGAAGAGTGTTTCTTTGTCTAATGGCTTCATAATATAATAGCACTCCTTTATTGTTTATAGTGATATTATAATATATTTCTTTATATATGCATAGTAAACGTCTTGTTTATTTCAATACTTTATTTTATAAGATCCATTTTCTTAATTCATACTCTTCTAATTCGTTAGCGGTTAATTCTCTATCATATGCAATAATTCCATGTCTTCCTTTAGTCTCATCATATTTAATGTGCCCATTTGGTTGGCAATATGGAGACAATGGACGAAGCAGCATTTCGTACCAGTGTAAGCCCTGTTCATCCCTATTGTTTGCCTGTTCGTCTTTAAACTCAATGAATGCCTTTTCTGCTTTATATTTTTCAATGAACCCATTGAACAGTTTTTCATTATTCATTAATAATTCTTTTTGCTTATTTACTTCATTATAATCTTTATTGATTGATGTATTAACAGCAAATTCGATACCTGTTTCGCTCGAATCCTCTAGAATTGTATCACCGTTATGATTGATCTGGGTCATAAGGTTAATGTTTTTGTACCCATGTTGTTGGAATTGATTGATTAAGTCGATTGCCTCTTGAATATTGTTGCGCTCATATCTTTTGATGTTGGTAAAATCTCTGTCTACTTCCTCATCAAATTTGGTGGTTTCAATTATGTATATCAATTCAAGTTCTGTTCCGAGTCCCTTTTTCCAAGTACCATTACTATATGTTGCATTATTGTTCATTATTATATCCCCTTTAGTGTTATTTTATATTTATGATTATAATACATACCTTTTCATTTGTAAAGTCTTTATAATTAAATATCAATAAATTAACTCATCGTGAAATTTGAATACGGAACATTCCTGACAACATTATAGATCCCAATAACAGCCCATCACGGTCTTAGATGGGATGAACAAGCATTCTGCCTTTTGAATGCGCGTTAGCTGTATTATATTCTTGATAAATAATCTTACCTCCCTTTAAGAGCAACGAGCCTATAGAGTAGATATTTATTGACTTTTAGACACCCACTTAGTAAATATGTTTTACTAGCTCTATAGTTCATTATCTAACCATTGCTTTAATAGTCCTCTCATTCGCTTAGATGGAATGTATATAGTTATACTATTCCCTTCTCTTATCCCGCTTCTCCATACCCATTGTAACAAGTCTGATACGGAATATAGATCTTCATTAATCTTCACATTCTTGTCATTAAAGAAACCTTCAATAATAGGATTAAGGAAATAGTTAATCGTATATGCAATATGTATTCTATCCTTAAATTCATTTGTGGCTCTTGCATTACATGGAACAAATGATTTGGCATATCCTCGTCCCTTTATCTTAGATTGAAACTGTTTAAATGTAGTCCACATTACTTGATTAGACTTAGCTTTTACTTTGTTCTTAAAATAGTTTTCAGTATTGTTTTTAAGTTTAGGTAATAGATCTTTTTTATTTGTGTACCAACTTTTTGATAAAGAGTAATCAGGATCGCCAATATTATTTAATGTACCTTGATAAATAGTTATTTTACTTTTAATTTCTTTCTTAATCTGTTCCTCATATGTATTATCTGTTTTTGCCCTGAATGTGTAATAGTTGAATCCTCTATCTTCTACTGCTTCATACTTTTCATATTTAACATTGTTCATATCATAATAATATTTTTGTATCTGTGCATCGAATAGATAAGTTAATATGTATACTTCCTTGAAGGCTTTGAATACTTCTATTGGGAATGTCCAGATTAGAATCTTACCTTTATGTATGATTAGGTTCTTATTAAGTGCCATATCTCTAATGTCATTATATCGTGAGTCATAATCCTTCTGGGACTCGTTCCAATGGATATAACCATCCTTCTCATAGATAAGCTTTTGTTTGAATAGCAAGTCAATGTCACCCTGTTTAAGCTCAAGTTGCTCTATAACGTTCATTACTTCATCTAGGATTAGAATATAATTACCACTATGGATAAGATCTTTTGTCTCCTCATTAGCTCGTTTAAATAGTGCATGAGTAGAAGCAATGTTCTTGTTGTTGATGAGTAGATAATGTAATGAGTCAAACTTAGTGTGCTTCTCACCGTCTACTGTTGTGATCTTAGGGTCATAGAATCGTCTAGTACATGCTTTCTTTACTCGTTCAATTTCTGATAGATATGGAGTGATAAAAATGTAATTGTTCTCATGATCATAGTTCATAAGGTTGATAGCTGCTGATGTCTTACCAGACCCCATTATGGAATCGACTACTTTGATTGTTGATATGGTTACTTCCTCCTTTGATTGTGTTGTGATTAGGATATGTGCTTGTGATTCCATTATATCAAAGTTGATATATGAATGTAAATTATTAAATAAATAGTGTTAATTGTTATGTTGTGATGAAGTTCTCTTATATGATATAAACTTGTAAGCCGTGATAAGTGATATGACTATGAACAGTAATTGAGTGTTGATACACATATATAGTTATACAACTTGCTTTATCACACTGGCCAAACGGCTCCTGTTACAATAACGATTATTCGGAGCCTAACTATTATTAATAATGGTGGTGTCGTTGGTCTCCCCTTTCTCCTTCTCACTCTCATCACACTAAAATAATAAGCAAAATATCGTCCAACTAATATAATAATCTAACTAAAACAGTTAAAATGCTACTAATGTCTATTAGTTGGTGCTAAAAGTCAGTAAACATAAGGGTTTTATGACCATATAGAGGGGGGTAGTTTACAACTAAAATCAGTCTAATTGGTCGGAAAAGTCGGCTAACACATCAATCCACACAGCCAACTTACAAAACATCCGATATACATTATCACCTCATTTCCCGCTTCAGAATTTCCAATTTTGACACTCAAATAATCGTAACTATAATCGCAACACACATCGTGACTCATCTCTCCTATACAGCTATATAGCCCATATAATCACTCACCTATCCTCACTTTTCATCACCTTTTACTTCTCTCGTAATCGTCTCAAATAACCCTTTAAAATTTCCAATTTTCACTCCAAAACGTCAATTTAGTCTAATATCTCTCCTTCGGTATCCAAATAACCCTTATAATTGCTCAGTTCTAGCGATATCACCTAATCTTCTCTCTATCACGTCACCTCATAAATCACTCTCTAGCCCATATAAACACTACTCTCTATCCTCATTTCTCACCTAAAATAATCGCAATCACGATTATCACTTTTTACACTCACGATTACGTACCAGTATGGGGGGATAATTTTCATCCAAAACAAAAACAGCTACCTCAGTAACAAGGTAACTGTTAAATACACACTATTCTTTATCCCACTTTTTAATATTCTTATCAATCAAATCCTTATAACTTCTCAGAAACTCGTCTCTATAGTCCAAATTAGTCAACAAGTAGTGTTCAAACTTTGTTCCTGACTTGCCATTAACAGTTTGCTCAGTTTCAATATATCGACTATATAACAAATACCTTTTATTCAACTCACGAATCATATCATGGACACTCTTATACCCAAATCCTAATGTGCTAGCCATCTTATTAATGGACATCCATGCCTTGCCTTCTGAATTGTTCGAATACCTGCTCAGTAAACAATGTAATCCCAAATACCTCTCACCAAATCCTAAGTCTATGTAATGCTGCATAAGGGGTAAATCTAAGCTTATGTACTGGTCATTTATAGTTACAGGATAATCAATCATATCACCATGTTCATTCCTTCTTTTATCCGTAACTGGTTTATCAATAGCCGTGATGACAATTGTCTTATCAGTATCAATCTTCCCATTTACATCAAGAAGTCTATCCCAACGGGAAATATCAATCTTAATAATTTTCTCTTTAACTAATACCTTTAACAACTCCAATATTCTCTGAGCTGTGTATTTCGTTTCTTTTCTCAGTAGAGATATCGACGTAATAAACGTGTATTCATGTTCCTGATTAAATAGTCTGAACCGAAACATATTTAAATACAGATTGAAACCATCTATCCCTATTTTCTGATACTTGTTACTACCATCATCAAACCAATTAGATTTAACATATATCCTCTTCATACAAAAGTTCATGAGATACACATATCACCTCTTTCTCTAACATCAATTCTACAGTCCAATTTCTAAGTCCAGTTACAGGAATCAGAACACATCCCCCCTAAGACAATATAAATACATATCCTAAGTACAATACACTCTAAAACTAAAGATAATTGTCTTACAATACAACAACCAATCTAACATCCAAAAAGAACTCTCCTCCACTGGACAAAATCTCATTTTGTTCAGGAGATATTAAATATATTAACTAAATAATTATTAAATCTATTAACTCTATAGTCAAAAATGGGCTTTTTGTCACGCACTCATCCTCATTTTTGTGTTCATTTTTAGCTTTTTGTCAAGAAAATGGTGTTTTCTATATATAGTCAAAATCGATGTTTTTGTCAAAGTTTTTTGTACTCTGATTTTTCAAAAACGGTGTTTTTGTCAAGGCAGTTATTTATAAGCTCTTTCAAATCAACTATATTTTCATGAGCAAATCGCTCTAGCCCTTAGTTTATAAGGGTTTGGTACTGTTTCGATTCAGATACTTTTGTCATATAACCATTTTCTGTTTTTGATGTTTTTGTCACGATAATGTGCCACTTAGTGTTTTCAATTAGACAACCTTTTTGTCATCCCTCATCAGATGTCTCGCAAGTTGGTTGTATACGTTTTGATTTAAGCTCTTCAGTAAAGACAAAACCTGTTCCTTACTTAAGTCATCAAAGACCGTCTCATCGATGGTACGGAACATTTGTATGCCAGCTAGATCCTCATAATTTATTTTCTCTTTCACGTATGTACTCATGAATGTCTGGACTGAGGCGTGGCCTGTTTGTTCCATATCTGATTTCACACTATTCCCGTTTTCTTGTCCGAATGTAGGCGCTACTTTTCTTAGTGAGTGTGTTACCACTCTTCCTTCAAACTCCAAAGCCTTTGCAGCCTTTGTTATTGCATCATGAATAATATCTACTGTTAGATTCTCAAACAGGCGCGTGTCTCCATTAAGATTATCAAGTAATTCAAATAACCATAGTTCAATAGGCATTGATCTTTTTTGATTTCTTTTATCAACAGCAGTTACAAGATAGAACTCTGAGTTCTTGTCTTTTCTTATATCTTTCTTTTTATCTATATTTAAAATTGCGTCCACCCTAAAACTTGTGATAACTGCTAAGTACACAAAAGCATATAGTTCATCTCCATACCTTTGTTTTTTTAAGTAATCAGCTAGAGTCATAACCTCCTCTTTTGTTAATGATTCATAACTGTCTGGAATGTATTTGAGTGGTTTTAAAGCGAATATCATATGATCAATATCATAACCTTCACTCTGTAAGAATTTATAGAGGTTGCGTGTTGCTGACATTTTTCTGTTTCTCGTTCCTTTAGAATTACCTTTTGAGTTCAGGTAATTACGATACTCAATAACACACTTTTTAGATAATCTTGTACCCTTACGACTAATTACATCTTCAGGTAACAATGATTCAAGTTCTTTTCCGCATATAAAATGAAAAAATTCTTGTATGTCTCTTCTGTACTCTTTCCTTGTGTTTTTACTCTCATACTGATTTAGAAATGCCATAATGTCAGAGTATACGTTGTTTAACACTAATCCCTGTATTGTACAGCTCTCCACTTGAATATCACCTCACCAACTAATATACTCTAAATTTAGATTAGTCGGTTATTTTTGTCAATATGATATTGATATTTTGTTTTTAATTTTGTTGACTTTCAATATTGTGTTTTGTTATATTTTTCTTATAAACAAACCAAGGGAGGGTTTTAATCATAAATCTTAACAAGCAAGTGCAGTTATACAGTGTAGACACGAGCTTTTTTTACACAAAGGAAGAATACAAAATACATAGCAAGTTAAAAATTTCCCGTCATTATAAAAAGAAAATACGCTCTCTTATGGATGAGACGCAGGATGAAGTACTTATCAAAAAACAAAAAAATCAAATAAAAAGACTCAATGGTCGAATAACATACTTAAAGAGCCTGTTGTTAGATAAATTGCAGTCCAATAACTCTGTACGTGATTTCAATGATAAATACATAAAAGACAAAAACATTGTTTCAGTATTTGAGTCAGTACTAACTAGGACATTAGGCATGGAACCTAATACATTAACAGAAGACATCATAATCGTTCAAGCTTATCACTTTAAAGTTCTTCAGAATTTAATTTTAGATGGATTCACTTACAAGAACGAAAAGTATGTTTGCTTTACTGCTTCAGCAGGTCAGATCCGTACCAAGAAAACACTCTTTATCAAAGAGTCTATTCTGGGTCAGTATATAAAATCATTAATGTGTGGCCTGTCGATTGAGCGAATTAATGAACTTGGTGGGGTAAATATTAATAAATTTCTCGCCTACCTAGCCCTATGTAACAGTGCTACAGAGCAATGGATTGGATTCGATATTGATAAGTCCATTGTAGTTGAAGATATGGAGACTAATGTTCAAGCAACGGTAGATTTTATTGATGATAAAACATACTCAATCTCGCGCAAGGAAATGGACATACCTATCACCCATACTGATGGCTGCGGAATGATACTACCCCGTACCCAAGGTAAAGCAGTTATGATAAGAATGCCTTGGATGAAGGGATTACTTGTCCCCTTCCCTTTCGATAAATTCATTAGGGAGAAGAACAAGGAGACGCCCATGAATACTGGAATTGTAAAAGATATTTATGGGAAAGAATACGATATTCTAAAAGACAAAATTGAAGTTATATTCACTAAAAGTCAGTTTAAAATGTGGAAGTATTATTCATCATGGGATGAATATAAGCTCTATTACAAGCAATATGGCTGCCAAGCTGGAATGTGTAATGAAGAGGAAGATGTTATTGGAAATGCTAAATTAAATTATCAGATGATTCAGACTTTAACAGACATTACGGAAGATGAACTAATTGAACTTACTAGTTCAACCAAGGAAGTCATTACTTCCCTTGGAGAAGATCGTAGAACAATGTTAAAAGTTCTTGGTGTAACAGAATCTAATACAAACAAGAACTACTTCCAACAGGCTTTAGATATATATCCTGAACTACTGAAAGATGTATATAGTCGAGAAATCATTAAGCAAACTAAAAAGAGTCTGATTAAAAATGCGAAGGCTGGAAAAATCGATATTGAAGGAAAGTACACTTTCATATCTCCTGATCTTTACGCATTCTGCGAATTTATATTTCTGAAAGAGTCTAATCCAAAAGGATTACTGTCTAATGGAGATATATTTTGCTCACTCTATAACCATAATGAGAAGCTTGATTGCTTAAGAAGTCCTCATTTGTATCGAGAACATGCAATCAGGATGAATACAATAACTAAAGAAATGAAAAGATGGTATGTCACAAAGAGTCTGTACACGAGCTGCCAAGATCCCATAAGCAAAGTGCTTATGTTTGACAATGACGGTGACAAGAGTCTAGTATCGAACGACATTACCCTAGTTACTGTTGCCGAGAGAAATATGAAGGACATTGTTCCCCTTTACTACAACATGGCAAAAGCAGGTGCAGAGTTAATTAATACCGAGAATATCTACAATGGACTTAAGGCTGCTTACACTGGTGGTAATATTGGTGTAATAAGCAATGATATAACTAAAATATGGAACAGTAATGATATTAACCTAGATGTGATCAAGATTCTATGTATGGAGAATAACTTTACTATTGATTATGCTAAGACATTGTACAAACCAACAAGACCAGAAAAAATCAACAGACTTATAACTCGATATACAAGGACTAAAGTTCCACACTTTTTTATTCATGCCAAGGATAAAAATGAATCAAACGTAGAACCCATGAGTAACAGCACTGTGAATCGAATGGGTAAACTAATTCCGAACAGTAGGATCAACTTTAATAGAACAAATATTGGCTCGTTTGATTACATCAATTTAATGAAATCACTTGATGTGGAAATGAATCAAGACATCATAGAGAAATACTCAAAGTTAGATCTTAAGAAACGCTTCATTTCAATTGACTATGACGAGAACAGTTCGTCCTTTGAAAATACTCATACATATAGAAAAATCCGTAACGAGCTACTTGAAACCAATAGTGATCCTTACTACGTTGTTGACATATTAGTGAAATATCTGTATGGAGACAAAAATAGCAGTCATAAAACAACACTATGGTCTACTTTTGGGGACATTATAGTTGAAAATTTAAAAGCAAATATTCACAATAAATACAATCACAAATACATAGCTTGCGAGTTATGCGGTTTACGTGTGCTGGCAACCAATAACGCAAAAAAATATTGTGCTGATTGCTCAAAAATAATTATTAGAGCTCAAGTAAAAGAAGCAAAGAAAAAATATAGGGAAAAATTAAAAAAAGAAAAGGGTATAAAATAGGATTTTTTCATTAAACTCAGTAAATTACTGGTTTTTATCTATATATATTTCTTATTTTATATTTAACTTTATTTTCTACTGTGTGATAAAACATAGATTTTTACTAAGTTCTATCGTCTATATGTTAATCTATACATAAAAATCGTAATGGTATATAAGGGAACATGAAAGCTAATATCCACATAAAAGAGACGATCATGAATCCCCTACTTAACAAAAAGAAAATTAAAGGGAGAAAATAAAGTGAAAAAAGTAGATATCGAAAAACTGTATGCCGAGAAGCGTAGTATTTCCAAAAAAGAAGCGGAAGAACAATTTGATACTTTTCTAGATATTATTGAAGACGGACTAAAGCAGGATGACTTTGTGGATATTACTAAGCGCTTTCGAATCGAAGTAGTGCCTACTAAAGCACGGAAAGGTCGTCACCCACAAACTGGTGAAGAAATCGATATCCCTGCTGGACGAAAGTATAAGTGGACAGCCCTTAAGCGTCTACAAAGTATTATCGGTAAGTAAAAACCTCCTAACTTTAATACATATATGGAGTGGTAGATTTATTTCTACTACTCCCCTATCCTCTCTGACCAACATTTAAGTTGGTCTATTTGTGCTTTCTAAAAATAATTCAGGGAGTGAATTAATAATGAATAATAAGCAAGAAGTATTGAATGAAATTAAAGAGCTGTTATATGGTCTCTATCCAAATGCAAAAGCTATCAACGTTGATGTAAATGGAGATAAGATTAAAGTTAAACCAAGTGAAGAGTATACTCTTACAGATACTCTAAACAAGGAGTAAATGTATGACTGCTAAGATACTAAGAAACACCAATGAAACTTTGGAAGAGTATCATGTCAGGCTTGGAGATAATTTAGAGACATATGGACTGAATTGGAATACTGCTGCTGAACTATTGAACAGAGAAGCTGATGAGGAGTATTCAGAGTCTAAATGGCGTAAAGATTACGCTTCATATGCTAAGTGGAAACCATTCCTCACAGATAAACTTGCTAATAGCGATGAATATATGAAGGATATACACGATAAGACTATTGAGCTCCAGAAGGAAAAGATTAGGTTTCAAGATCAAAAACGTGAGTACAACAATATAGTACGTTTACAGGCAAGGTTCGAGCATCTTAAAGATGAAATTCACAAGGCCATTACTGAGCTATCAACTAGTAAACCGTTGGAGTTCAAAGCTACTAACAAAGAACCTACTGAAGTAAGAGCAAATGTGCTTTGGTCAGATTGGCATTATGGCATGGATTTTTCGAATAGTTTTAATACATATAATCCAAATATTTTTAAATATAGAGTGCAAGAGCTTATCTCTAGAACTATTGAATACGGGATTAAACATAAAGTAGATACTCTTACAATCGGGGCACTTGGTGACTTCATAGGTGGAGCTATTCACGTTTCGACACGAGTACAAGCTAGTGAAGATGTAATTAAGCAGGTTCAGCATGTAGCTGAAACGTTATCTGAGGCTGTTGCTGAACTATCTAAACATTTTAGACAGATTAGATTTATTAATATCATTGGGAACCATGCTAGACTCATAGCAAATAAAAGTGAGTCTGTTTTCACCGAGAATTTAGAGAATATTATTCCGTGGTATCTAGAGAGTAGATTGAATGGGTTTAGTAACGTTCAAATTCTCAAGGATACAGATGGATACTATATTGATAACACTTTCTCCCCTGCTCATGTTTATGTACATGGAGACTTGGATCATGTAACTTCTGTCGCAAAAAACTTACCTCAGATGATTGGAATTGTCCCCTCTTATGTATTCAGTGCTCATATTCACCACGATACGGTGAAGGAGTATGGAAGAACTAAAGTTATCTCAAACGGTAGCTTAATCGGTGCAGATGATTATGCTGTATCAAGACGTGTATTCGCTGAACCAATGCAAAAAATGCATATTTTCAATGATAAGGATAAAATTGAGTATACAATTACAATCGATTTATAAAATATTAAATATATAAAAAAAAGGAACATAAATTATGTATTACATTGTTAATGTAAAGCAACCAGAAGTCGTAGTTAATGAAAATGGTATTGTTCAATGTATTAAGAACGAAGAGATGGATTTGCTAAGACAGATTCTTAATAAATAAATTAAACAAATACATAAAATGATTGAACCGTAGGAACCGATGTTTGTCGGTTCTTTTTGTTTGCTCATTTTGAGTAAAAAGTTTGGTGTGTGATTTTTCCACATTGCCTGTGCTTTGATACCACTCCCTTATCATACACAGGTCTTCACACACCTCCCCTCACCTGTCGTGCATTGAAGGGATAATAATAAATTCGTTATTTTTAAAAACGGTCTAGAAGTGGAAGTCATGAGTCTATTTGAAAGCTTAGATCTTCGTATCCGTTGACCATGTATTTCATTTTACACGGAGAAAAGTAATATCGGAGGAATATGTGATTTGATAAGTGAAAAGATATGCAACAAATGTGAAAAAGTATATCCACTTGATACAGACCATTTTTTCAAAAAGCATGACACAAAAGATGGATATACGAGTAAATGTAAAGTATGTGCAGGCGGTAAGTTTACTAATCATTTAAATGCCATTAAACCCAAAAATGGATATAAATTTTGTACTAAATGCAATCGTGAACTGTTGATAAACATAAGATTTTTTCCACCTGATAAATTATGCAAAGATGGCTTCAGAAATGTTTGCAGAGAATGTGGGAAAGATGGTCATTTTATGAATGAAGAATATTCAAAAAAGAGATTCTTTACCAAGGAAGATCAAGAATTCTTTATGGAAGTGTACCCTAAGCACTCTAATAAAGAATTGATAAAACTATTCTATGAAGGATTTACTGAAAAAGAATTGTGGGATAGAGCACAAAGACTAGGACTTAAAGGGAAGAATGATGAGACTCGAAAGAAGAGATATGAACAACTTTCAATTTTTATGTCTAGCCCTGAATCCCCTTTCCGAATACCAAAGACAGATGACCACAAAAGAAAGATTTCTAAAGCTAAATTAAGTGTTAAATTAGGTAAAAATCCAAACACTAAGAAATCGACCCCAGAGTTTAAAGCTTTAATCAGCAAACTAAAGAAAGAGTTGGGATACTGGAAGGGAGAACTTAATCCTCGTCATATTAATCCATTAAATGGTGACAAGAATGGTAGATGGCTAGGTGGAATTACTCCACTACACGCAAAGATTCGAAACTCTGAAGAGTATGCGGTATGGAGATTGTCGGTGTTTGAGAAAGATAATTTTACATGTCAATGTTGCGGAATTGTGAGAGACAAGATAGAGGCTCATCATGTCGAGAACTTTTCTGATAATATACATCTTCGGTTTGATATTAATAATGGCATAACTCTATGCAAGAAATGTCACAATCCAAATAAGATAAATAGTTTTCACCACATATATGGTACTAGAAATAATAATAGAGCTCAGTTAGATGAATATATAGAAAGATATAGAATGGGTGAATTTATTACACCACCTGATGATTCAATTGCGGAAGTAGGTGATCATACATGTCAAGTAAAAAACAATGCTCTAAATGCTATATAGAAAAGAATGTTACAAAAGAGTTTTATGTTAGTTACTCCAAATTATCTTCTGATGGTCGAGTTTCCGTATGTAAAACTTGTCTTAATAACATGTATGATCATAATGAACCATACGAATCATTAAAATCTATACTCCGCCTTATTGATAAGCCTTACATCTATCATATAGTCGATTCATCCATGAAAGAAAATCCAGACAATGTTTTCGGAAAATATATGAAGAACATTGGCCTTAAGAATTATAAAGGATATACATGGGGAGATAGCGTTTTTGAGCCTATTAATAAAGAAAATTACGTAGAACCTAATATAAATATTAACCAACAATTTACACTCTCTACTCAATTTCAACTTACTGATGAATTGATTGATAAGTGGGGAGATGGATACACATCTGACGAGTATCGTTCATTTGAGCGCAAATATAGCATGTTAAAGAACAACTATCAAGAAAAGACAGCGATGCATACAGAGGCTCTACTAACTTATATTAGATATAGAGTTAAAGAGGAATTAGCTACTGCTCAGGGTGATTCAAAAGCTGCGAAGGAATGGGGTACTCTTGCTAAGGATGCGGCTACTGCTGCAAAGATAAATCCGTCTCAATTATCAAAATCTGATTTATCAGATGGTTTGGACACCTTTGGTCAATTGGTAAGAACAGTTGAACAGGCTGTCGATATCATTCCAATCCTGCCACGTTTTAAAGCGAGACCACAAGATAGAGGTGATTTCACTTTATGGTGTTATGTCAATTATGCGCGTGACTTAAAAGGACTACCAGCGGCAGAATATAAAGATATTTATGAGTTTTATGAAGTCAGAAAGAAAGCTTATGAAGATGCTGCTTCCAATGGTGATGAAAATGGCCTCATATAAGAACTTTCAATCTGATAATGCAAAACATACTAAAAATAGATTAGATACTCGAAATCCTGAATTCAATCCAACTGTCTCATCTCGCGGTGTTATGGAGTCAGATAGTTTCACTCAAAATCTCGATAAATATAGTAATTTCGTTTCATGGGCTAGATTCTATCCTGATTTGTGGTGGGATTTAATTACTCCCCCAACAGGTGGAATCAGATTAGATTTAGATCAACGTATATATTTACGTTGTGTTGCAAGGTTCATTTCTAACTACATGGTATTCCCTCGTGGCTATGGCAAATGTGTATCCGGTGACACAATCCTCTTTACTGAAGGTGGTATGAAAGAGATAGGTTCATTTTTCGATTATGATGAATCCGGTAAAGAAAGATATATTGTTAAAAATATAAAACTGGTGAACAGATTTGGAGAATTAGAAAGTACTAATGCAGGTGTTTATAGCGGTAAGTTGCCAACAAGAGTAATTTTAACAGAAGAAGGATATGAATTAGAGAGTTCACTAAATCACCCTGTCTTAGTTATGACAGATTCTGGTGAAGTAGCTTGGAAACGAACTGAAGATATCCTAATTGGGGACTATATTGTAATAAATAGAAATAATGACAAATGGGGAAAAAAAATTACACTAAATGTTGATATGGATTCATTTTTAGATTCGTTCGGAAAAAGTAGTAGATGGAAAATCGAAAAATCAATGTGTTCCACTCCTACTATTCTAACAGAACAACTAGCTTTAATTCTTGGTTACCTTGTTGGTGATGGATGCTTAACAATGGATAATCGAATAATATTCACATCTAAAGATGAAGATATTATATCCAACTATATTAACTTTTTTAGTGAAGAGCTAAATATTGAAGTCAAAAAAAAGACTGATATAGATTATTATGTAAACGGAAAATATGTAAGAGAATATTTTAAACAACTTGGTTTAGAGCAAGTAGATGCTTACCGCAAAGAAATACCAAAGGTTATTTTAGAATCACCAAAAGACTTCGTGTCATCTTTTATAAGAGGTTTATTTGATACTGATGGTGGCTTATCAAACACATATATAGAATACTGTACAGCTTCAAAGAAATTATCGAAGCAAGTGCAGAGTGTATTGCTAAATTTCGGTATAGTGTCAACTCGATCAAGAAAATTCAATAAAGAATATAAGACATATTCATATCGAATTACTATTACCGGAAAGGATATGGATTTATTCTATAAGTATATTGGGTTTTCTTGTAAGAGAAAACAGGATAAATTAGTTGATTTATGTCGTGACATTAAGAGAAATACCAATAAAGACATCATTCCATACCAGCATAACCTAGTTCGTGCCTTCTATAATAAAGCAAAAAACCATAATTCATACTTATACGATAAAGTTTATCATCTCCTTAAAGGAAATAATAATCTTACTTATGAAAAACTTGATCATTTACTAAACTTGGAGAATGTCTCAGACACAACTGAATATTTTGAGCTTAAGAATTTATCTGATACTAACTATTTCTACTCAAGGGTAAAACAAATAAATAACAGTGAAAATCATGTTTATGATCTTTCATTACCTGAAACACATAGTTTTGTCTCCAATGGTTTTGTCAGTCATAATACGCTATTAGAGATAATGGCAATGGTTCACGCTTGTATTTTCTATCCTGATATTGAAATATCAATGACAGCTCAGACCAGAGAAAATGCCGCAAAATTAGTAGATGAAAAATTCAGAGAAATATTAAGATTCTATCCAATGATTCAAAACGAGATCCAAGGCAGACCTTCTTTCTCAAAAGATTCAGTTGAGATTGTTTTTACTTCTGGAGCACGTATTGATGTTATGGCTAATGCTCAAAGTTCTAAAGGTGCTCGTAGAAAAAGATTAAACGTTGAAGAAAGTAACTTGTTGAATAACGCACTTTTCGAAGATGTTCTAGAGCCAATTGTTAACGTTCCGAGAAGGACAATTGGTAGTTTAGCGTTAATAAATCCTGAAGAGTTGAATGGTCAAATAAATTTCATGACAACTTCTGGATTTAGAGGCTCTTCTGAGTTTGAACGAAACATCAGTATGTTGGATGAAATGGCAGAATTAAAAGGTAAGATCGTTATTGGCTCTGATTGGCAACTAGCTGTTAATTATAGCCGTGGTGAACCAAGGTCTACGATACTTGATAAGAAATCAAGGCTATCTCCAACGTTCTTTGCTATGAACTATGAATCTAAGTGGGTTGGTGCATCTGATTCAGCGCTAGTAAGCATTAACAAAGTAATTGACTTACGAACCCTAAAATCTCCTGAGTTAAAGGGAGATGAAAGATATATTTATATCCTGAGTGTAGACGTGGCACGTTCCCTCTCTCAGAATAACAATAAGACTTCAATCTCTGTGCTAAAAATAAAGAAGACGAAAGACCAAAAGATAAGTAAAGTGTCTCTTGTAAATCTTATTAACTTGCCAAATGGTCTAAATTTCACTGCCCAAGCTATTGAAATCAAAAAGATAAAAAAGAGATACGGCGCAAAAGTAGTTGTTGTTGACGTGAATGGTGTTGGTGTTGGCTTGAAGGATGAACTTCTTAAAGAAACAATCGACCCAATAACTGAAGAAAGCTTAGGATGCTGGGATACTATAAACACGGAAGATGAACCAGACATAGTCGATTCGGAAAAGATAGTATATGCTCTCATGGCTCAAGGTATTAACCATGACATAATAGTCAACTTCATTGACATGGTAGAAAGTTGCAAGTTGCAGTTATTAATCAAAAATACTGAAAATAACTATGAAGTTAATGACACTGATTATTTTAACAATAATGTACTTCCTCACGTTCAAACAGATTTATTACTTGAGGAAGTAGCAAATCTCAAATTAAAACAAACACAGAATGGAAAATACACTGTTGAGCAGTTAACAAAAAGAGTAGACAAGGACAGATATAGTTCACTTGTTATGGGATTGTGGTATATCAAAGAGTTCTTGTCAAAAGTAGAAGAAGAAAATGAAGATGATTATATGTTCTTCATGCAATCAGGATTCTAATGAAAGGAGGTTTTTATTGTAACACAGGTAACTGGTGAACGTAGAAAACGTGGTCGACCTCCAAAACAAAAACCCATAACCGAGACTGCTTCATCATCTAGTAATATTCAGAATGACGAACATCTTTATGAACTCTGTTCCCTAACAGACTATGTAACCCAATATGGTTCTGGCGCTTCTCTAACTGATATTAAGCTTACTGATCTATATAATTATTTGCGCAATCCATACGAGAATATAAAAAGAATTAGAACTGCTTCTAAATATCTAACTAACAAGCACGGGATAATCAAAGATGTTCTCAAGGCTTTTAAATCACTACCTACACTTAACTATCATTTGGCATGGTCTAGTTATGAAGATCTTGAATTGATTACGGAATTCGAAAAAGAGATCTATGATTTTCTAGACTCTATTAATGTCAAAAAGTTTGTTCGTGATGCCTTGTATGAAGTCGGAGAAATGGGCACTGTTGTTTCATGTCTGAGAAATGGCAAGTACGTACAATTTCTTGAGTTAGATGATCTTAGAATAAACAGACAAGAGAATGGTAAGTGGGTTGTTGAATATGACTTAGCTTCAATAAAAAGAACTCTACCATCAAATGCATCTGCAAATGATATTGCTATTGTAATTGAGTCCCTACCTGATGAAGTAACAAAGTCAGCCTATCTAAATTACCAGAGAACAAAAGATGATTCAGCAAGATATATCAGAATTTCTAATTGTGAAGTGCTTGGATTAGATAACAACAGAAACATGCCATATGGATTTCCATTAAGTATGGGCGCATGGACTTCATTGATTCAAAAGGAAATAATCGCTCGTGTTGAACGTAGTCAGGCAGATCAGCTCACCAAGAAAATCTTAATTCTCTATGCTGGTAACATAGGCGGGAAAGATTCTAATAAACCCGCACCAAAACCATTAATCGAAGGATATTTTAAAGAGGTTAGTAAACTGCTTGTTAAAAAAGGTCAGAGTAATAACTCCAGTAGTAATGATACAAGCGGAACTGCGGTAATGGCACTACCTGATTTCTTCAAGCTTGAGAGTCTAGATGTGGAAGTAGAAATGTTTACTAAGGACTTGTATAACAAGATTAATTCTGATGTCTTTATGAACTTGGGCGTTTCAGAGGCATTAATCTATGGATCTGGCGCTAACTTTTCAGCAGCAACAATGAACAGTGAAAAGTTCTTTCGAACGATCTTTACTGTTCTAGAAGACATTGAAACAATAATCAATAACTACATAGAAGAAAAATTTCCAACCGATATTTCATGTAAGTTCTATTTCGATAGGACGACAATGTTAGATAAAGATAAATATATAGATAAGTGCTATACATTCTATCAACAAACAGGGATATTCTCTCCTTGGGCAGAGGCATTACTTGGTGTACCTTATCATTATGCTCTTGGAATGGCTAAATATGAAAATGAAGTGTTGAAAATTCATGAGTTCATCAAGCCCCCACTAAATGCCCATACAATGCCCTCAAATTCAGGAGGTAGACCAGAGGGAGATGCTATTAATGACGGAAACACAAAGAGTAAGTCATATGGCGGCAATAATAACCCCTCACCTTCTGATTAAAATTATGTAGACGAAATGAAGGAGGTGAAATGAGAAAAATGAGCGAAGAGAAAATACTATTAAGAGCAAAATATATTGAATTAAGCGAAGAATCAAACGATATATACATGGTTCTTAACATGTGTATTTTGACTAATAAGGTTAATTTCAACGGTGTAGAGTTCACAGATGACTTCATTAATGGTGTTGTTACCAACAAGGAAAAATACATTGGCATACCATTGGTTGTAAACAAGCACAAACTAGAAAAAGGTTTATATAAGTCATTAACACATGAATTAGATAAAAAGACTGGTCAATTAATAACACAAGTTATTGGCTCATTTATAGATTTTTGGTCTGAAGAAGACGAAGACGGCTCTTTGAAGCTTATGGGCAGTGTAAGGGTACTTAAGCGATACCCTAAAGTTTGTGAAGCATTACTTGAACTTTACAATGATGATGACCTTGAAATGTCATGTGAAGTTTTGGTCGCTGGATATGAAAAGCAAGAAGATGGAATTCGCTATATTGCCTATAAATACGGAAAGAAAATAAATCATTTGATCGGTTCCGCTGTGGTTTCAGAACCAGCAGAAGCAAAGAGCAAAGCCACATTACTGATAGCCGAAGCATTTAATTCTGACTTTGAAGGAGGTGTAGATATGAGCAAAGAACAAACAGAGGTTTTTAATAAAGGCAAGGATATCAATTATCATACAGGAGTAGAGACTTCTTCGTTGAAATGGAGTGAAGTTTCTGGTCAAATCTACAGTATATTAAACCCGGTTAACTTAAAAACAACATACAGAAAATACAATTATTACATTCGAGATTTGTATCATGACTATGTTCTTGTAGAGGAATATGATGATTCCTCAACACTTTGGAAAATCGACTATGATATCGTAAATGATTCTGTAGTGCTATCAAATAAAGACACTTGGGCTAAAGGTAAATTGGGATTCATTCCTGATGGTGTCGAAATTGCTTCCTTAATTGAAAAAAACAAAAATCTAGAAAATGAACTTAATACTAAGGTTACCGAGATTAATAACAAACATAAGGAGGATCAAATCTTGACGGAACAGGAAATTAAAGAACTTCAGGATAAAGTCACCGAACTTTCTGAGAAGGTTACTGAACTTAATCAGACAATTGTGAATCAGCAAGAGACTATTAAAACTCATGAGCTTAAAGAAACTGAACTTTCTAATCATATTAGTGAGCTCACTCCTTTTAAAGATAAGTTTGAAAAAGCTGAGAAAGAGACAAAGAAAAATGCTCTCGTAGAGAAATATTCGAACTTATTGTCTGAGGAAGTTATGAAATCAGAAACCGTTGTCTCAGCACTGGAAGAACTGGATGAGCAAAAACTAAACGCCGCAGTTGTGGAACAGATTTCTAAGGAAGTTGCATCGAAAGAACCAAAGGAAAAGGAAAAACCAGTAGTAGTTGTAGCAAGTAATCAAGGAGAATTGATTAAGGGTTCTGTACTTGAAAAGTATGGAATTAACTAAAATATATAAATTTATGGAGGAATTAATTTAATGGGTAAATATGGTATTGCACGTCTTGATTTAGTGAAAGGACATGCTCGTCACTATGACTTTGATCAGCCAATTGAAAACGGAACGCTAGGTGAAGAAGATTATGTCACAGGTAAGCTCGTTCCCACTAAAGATGTAACTAAAAGACAAAAATTTGTAGCATCAGTAGCAAATACATATGACTCTCGTGATGAATCTGAATTCCGCAATGAGGTCGGCGGGATGGAGGTGCGGGGATATACACTTGTAGAAGATGACACAATCACTACTACTAAAATTGATTTCAGTGGAGATCGTTCTAATATTGGTGCAGTAGTTAAAGGTGATTTCGCTTATGCCAAAGTTGGTGGGAATTTCGTAGTATCGTCCACTTTCCCAACTGTAGATCCAATCCCTGCCCAAGTGTTCAGAGTTGAGGAAAAAACAACACTGAATGGTCAAGATGCTCTAGCACTTAAAATTGAGAAAGCTTAATTATAAATAAATTATTTATATTTGGAGGAAATACTTAATGAATAAACAACTAATTATGGAACTTTGCATGGACGTTCGTCATAATCGTTCGTCAGTAGCAGACCAAACCACTGAACAGCGTAAAGTAGAACTGGTTGAGCTCTTTAGTAACCTCATGTCTAACTACGAGCGAAATAAAGTAGAAATTAATGAAATTATCAAAGAAAACGTAAATGCTGTACTGAAACAACGTGTAGGTAATGCTCTAGACGTTATCGCAGAAATTGCTTATGTCCCACATGGCGTAAAAAAAGAATATAACGTTCGTCGCGGAACAATTAAAGTTGAGTATGTTGCACTTGGTTCAGAAATTCGTCGCCAAAAAATTTACAGAAGTAAAGTTGAGGCCAAACCTCAAGCAATCGGAGCTGCTGTTTATGCTGAGTGGGACGATGTACTAGCTGGTCGTGCTGAGTCTTTTACTGACATGATTGATGAAATCGCAGAAAAGACTCTTGAGCAGGTTCTTGTTAGTATTCAAAATACATTTGTAAAAGCAATGATTAATGCTCCTGCTGCCAACAAATACACTGGCGCTTTTGCTCTACAACAAATTCGCAATGTAGCAAATACTGTTTCAGCATACGGAAAACCTGTAATTGTAGGTACGTCTGTAGCTCTCTCTAATATTACTAGTGATGCTGGATTTAAGGCTTCTATGTCTGACAACATGAAAGATGAATTTAACAAAAATGGTTTCATTGGTGTTTGGGAAGGTAAGGCTCTAGTCCAATTACCAAACACTTTCACAGATGAAACAAATACTGAATGGGTATTGGATAACAAAAACTTGTTTGTCATTCCGGTGAATGCTGATAAACCAGTTAAAGTAACATTTGAGGGTGGCGCTGAAATGCTTGAGCAGCAAAGCTTTACTGACGGTTCTATTACTAAGAAAACACTTCAAAAAGTCGGTGTTAACGTACTTCAAGTTCCTAACCTTGGTCTCATCACAATTACATAACTAAGGTTATTTTAGGGAGTCAATTGGCTCCCTATAGTATTTCATAAAAAGGGAGATAAAAAATGAATAAAGTCAAAGTAATCAATAATATTCACAGTGGCGTTGGTTTCTTTCTCAATCCTACACCTGAATCATTTAGGTTGCTATCCAAACAAGCTGCTTTTATGGACATCACTGAAGAAGAAATCCAATACATCTATATCAATCAAGAAATAATCCAAAAAGGAATTTTGTGGATTGATAATAAAGATATTCGTGTAAAATACGGAATTGAAAAAGAAGATGGAACAAAAGAAAACCATAATGTATTACGTCATGATGAGATAGTCGAATTAATTCAAGGCAACTATAAGAAGCTTGAAAAAGTTATTCAAGAAATTACTGAACCAACAATTCTTACACAATTTGTTGAAGTTGCACGCGAGCTTAAGGTAGACAGTAAAGCCAAAATCGATATTATTGAAAAAGCAACAAATGCAAGGATTTTTGAAGATGAATAAGATGAATTGTGGTGATTAGATGGATGCCACATCCTATGAATTAATTTACGACCGTTTCTTATCGAAAATAACTGATTATGATTTAGCGGAACTTGCCGATGATCAACTATCAAACAGCTTATTGAAGTTCCTTAAAAGTGCAATTACTGATTTTAAGTATACTGATAAGATGCTAAGTAACAGGGATGACATTACTCAGCAATTTAATTTTGCTTTAACTGATCTAGAACAAGAGATATTGGCTAAGTATATGATTGTTCACTGGATAACACCCGAAATATTGAGACTTGAAAACATTAGGCAAACTCTCGGTAGTCGCGACTTTACCACCTACAGTAATGCCAACATGCTTGATAAATTGACCAACCTCAAGAAATCATTAATAAACGAAGCAGATCAAGACCTGATCTACTATTATTATTCTACATGAGGTGGTAAATTTGGGAGTTATAAACGACTATAAAACACGCATTTCATCAGCCAACATTAAGTCATCCATGATGACCAACACACATCGTTTCTTACGTAGTAACTTTCATAACTCCCCCTCTTACTTTGAAGTATCGGTTAACTCATCCCCTACCCTGATTAGGGTAACTATTGTCGATGACAGTAAAGTAAAAGAACAGAAAGAAATCGTAGCCTTTGATTACGAGCTGAAAAATGGGGATATTGTAGACTGGTTAAATGAGAAATGGATTACTATCCTCACTGACAATATGGGAGATGGACTTTATTATCGCTCTGTAATGAGACGTTGTGTTGGTCAGTTGAAATGGATTGATAATGAAGGTGCAATTCAGTCTGCTTACTTCACCTTCAAAAGTGATCCAGCAACTAACTTTGGTGTTGAAGATGGTAGGATTATCTCAATTGGTAATGAAAGAAGAAGTCTAATCGTTGATAGAAACTCGACAACTGCTAAGTTTAAAAAGGGAAACAGATTCATTTTTGACGGTCGTGCATGGAAAATCAGTGCTCTTGATACCATTAGTGTTAGTGATATCTCAATCGTTACTGTCGATGAGGATGAGATAAATACCGCAGACGATAACTTGGAACTAGGTATTGCTAACTATATTAGCCGATTGAAGAAGTATAGTATAAATGTGCTCAATCAAACAGATAGCCTTAAAATAGGCGAAACGTATCAAGTTATTGCACATTTATATGATGGAGATAAACTCATATCTGGCGCAGCACTTTCCTTTACATCATCAAATGAGACTGTAGCAACTGTAGATCAGAATGGACTAGTCACACCAATATCTGAAGGTGAAACTGAGATTATTGTCGCTTATGGTGATATCCGTCAATCATTTGTAATGAATGTTAAGTTAAATGTAATTGACAGCCTAACGGTTGTATTCGAAACGCAGTCATTGATTTACGTAAAACAAACGAAAACTTTTACTGTTCATTTTGAAAACAATGGGCAGACATATGATGATTCAGCGACATTCAAGTTACTTGGTGATGATGATACACCTACTACACTGGCAACAATTCAATCAACTGATATAAATGAATGTGTTCTTGTTGCTGGCAGTAAAATCGGACATGTAAAATTACATATTTCAAATTCTAACAACACAATCTCAAGTGTTCAACGTATTCAAATTAAATCTATCATATAGGAGGTGAATATGGGATATGACACGATTATGTGAATTATCTACAATGAAAACTGAAATAATGACCAGAATCATTAGCAATAAAAATTTATGTAAAGCGCTATATTATAACGATCCTGACTTTTTGGATAAGATAGAGATTAATGATCCATATTCACTTTTATATGATAGAGTATTCCCGTATCGTAGAGTTCCAGAAGTTGAAGATGAAGCGAAAACATTTATTAATTTATCTTTGAGTCGATTTAGGAAGATTGATAACTCGTTCAAAGATGGGCTTATAACTATTTTTGTCATCACTCACACCGATTTAGTTAGAACTGACTATGGGATTCTTCGTTATGATTATATCATTAATGAGATAGATGAATTATTTAATCAAAAGCGCGGTCTTGGAATAGGAAAGCTTGAATTCGCTGGCATGGATGAATTGTATGTAAACAAGAAGTTTATTGGAATATCTGTATCTTATAAGCCAGTTGATTTTAACTAGGTGCAAATATGACTGATGAATTAAAAATGCTTGCTGATCTTCCGATTGAAATTCCTAATGTAGGTCATTTTCATGTGCCACGTTTAAAAGATATAGCGTCACTTGGAGAGGAGCGATATAGTCAGATACTCTCCTTATTGCTTCTAAATAAAGCTAATATCCCCCACCTCAAAGACATAGAATTTGATAATTTCTCAATCCTCTTCGTCAACTGTTTAAATAGTGATGAACTGTGGAGCGAAGTAAAGATTGGCCTTGAGCTACTGTTCAAAGAAGAAGTTCATATTCCATCAAGAGACGATGAAAGCGTCTTTTTTTATTTTGGTGACATTTTAAATAAGCGCTATGTAACAAGAGATAATTTTGATTATATTCAGAGTCTTATTATCTTTTCAAATAACATCAAGATTGAAACTGAAGATGAATACAAACCAGCTAACAGTAAAGCTGCTGAATTGATCAAAAGACTACACGCAGGAAAAGAATACGTCAACAAAAAGAAAAAGCAGATTGTAAGCCTAGCAAATAAGATTTCTGGACTTGCTTGGAAGTCTAATAATGTAAATATTTTTGACGTATGGAACCTAAACATTTATCAATTCTATGACGCAATAAATAGACTCGAACAAATTGATAATTATCAGTTCACTCTCCAAGGTATATATTCAGGAACCGTAAACGGAAGCAAGATGAAACTTAGTGAACTACATTATTCAAATTCAAATAAAATATAGGAGTGATATATAAATATGACTACACCTAACCGTTGGGCTATTCGTGACGCAGGTATTGTTACGTTTTATAGTTTGACATCTAAAAAACCAGTTGTAACCCTTAGAACTCTTAAGACAAGTGGTCTAGAAACAACAGGTGAAACGGTATATGCCCAAGGTGGATTTGGTAATCCACGCTTAGTAGGATTCTCCTCTAACCGTCAAAGTAAAGTCACGCTACAAGATGCAATTTTTGATAACAAAGCACTTGCAATGTTGACCGGTAATGACTTGATTGAAGGAGCAACGTCTGTTTCACGCACAGAATCTCCTCTTATTCTAAAAGGAGGCAAGATTACACTTAAGGCCACTCCGGTCGGAACACCTTATGTATATAAAATCCTATCAGATGGTACATTGGGTGAAGAAGTAGCTGGCGGCACTGTTAAAGATAAAGAAATTACGTTTACTGGGTTAACAGATGGTGATGAGTTGGCGGTGTACTATAATGTTACCACTGACGCAAGTGCTAAAACATTGAAGGTTACGTCTGATGCATTCGGTAAAACATTTAAAGTAGTTATGGACTGCTTGGTGCGTGATGCTGACACTAAGAAAGATTATGCTGCTCAAATCACTATCCCGAATGCTAAATTTGAAGATAATTTCAATTTAAACATGGCCGTAGATGGAGACCCTGCTGTTCTTGATTTGAACTTGGAGGTATTGAAAGATCCTCGTAATACAGACATGTGGCTTATGACAATTTACGATGAAGAAGCAATTAAATAAAACAAATTATCAAATGGCGTATGTCTGTGGTACGCCTTTTTTTGGGGAGAGGGTATCAACAGGTTCAACTCCTGTTATCCCCTAAATGATCTTAGGGAGTGATTAAATGACAAAACAATTGACTATAGCAGGAATCAACAAACAGCATAAGGTTTTCAATGAACAAGAAAAAATTACTTTAAGCACTGGTGATTTTGTTCTAATTCAAAAGAAATTCAAGCTCACATCTATTCAAAATTTAATCGTTGAAATGACAGAGATTTTAGAAGATGCGCATAAGAAAGGAGTTTACGCTGATCTTTTAAAAGATGTTACATTCATATATTTCATGTTAATTCTACGCCATTTTACTAATTTGAATAATATCTCCACAGATATAGAGGGATTAATTAAGGTTTGTAAAAAGCTAATTGATTTAGGTCTACTTAGTGAAATCATGCAAAGTTTTGACAAGGCAGAATTAAGAAAAATAGATGATGCTATGAAGCAAGTAAACGAAAACAGTAGAGTTATTGGAGAAATGATTGGTAGTATCTATGCGAAGAATGAACTAATGAAAGTAAATGAGAACAAAGATGCCGAAAAATGATTTCTCAGATCTTAAAAGTCTATTCAAGTATATAGAGTCACAATCTGCAAAATCTTTGAAGTCAGATGTGGCTCCTACTGCAAGACAAGAAATGAGCGAAACTATTCAAGAGGTTACTTTTAGTCAATATGATCCAAGTCAATATGTTAGACGTGAGTTACGTGGTGAGAAAGGCTTATCCAGTATTGAGAACATTCAAGTTGAGTTAGTTGATGATCATACTATCTCGATTGAGAACGTAACTACTGGTGATGATGATGACTATGGTCGACCAATCGATGAGATCATGGTTACTGGTACTGGTTATACATGGGAACGTTCAAGGATCTATAAGAATCAGCCCTACCCTCGTGATTTCTATCAGGATACTGCTGATAGGCTTAAGGCCAATGGGAAGCATATAGAAGCACTTAAGAAAGGGATGCTTAAGAGAGGGTTAAATGTAAAATGATTAAACAAGGTGATGTTATTGGTTAAAAAGAAAATTAATAAAAATATTTTACGTGAACCAGCAAAGAAATTACCAGAAGTAACTGAGGAAATGTGGCTAAAGGTTAATGAAGATTATAGGAGTTTGGTTGAAGAATATATATCTACACAAAGTCTTAGTCCAGACTCTAAAAAACAATATACAAGCTGCTTAAAGCAGTTTGGTTGGTACATATGCAATTCGATGCAAAACAAACCATTCTATAAGCTTACCAAGCGTGATTATTTAAGATATCTGAGTTTTATTAGGGATAATAGAAAAATGTCGTCCAGTGCTATTAGCCTTAGAAAAGCTTCTGTGTCAAGTTTGTGTAATTATATTGAGAATATAGTTGCTGAAGATGACGAGAATTATAGAACATTTAGGAATTTCACTCGTGGTCTACCTGCTATACCGAAGAATCGAGTATACGAGAAGGTAAAAGTAACAAAAGATGAGTATGACTTAATGATGTCTGTACTTGAAGATGATGAAAACTATTTAGGTATGGCTTGGCTGGCAACAGCATTTCGGGTTGGAGCAAGACGTTCTGAAATCATTCAATTTAAAACAGAGATATTAGACTATGAAGTTCCAGAAGGGCAAACTTATGTCGTTACCCATAATGTAAGGGGTAAGGGGCGTGGCGATGATGGGAAAATATTGCAATATATGGTGCCTCTTGATGTTCTCCCCCACTTAAAGAAATGGATTGAAGTTAGAGGTTACGAACATGAGCACATCTTTACAACTAAATATAATGGACAAATTGATAAAATGTCTCAGACTTGGGCAGATGATTTTTGTGCCAACACACTCTCCGATATTCTTGAAAGACGCATAAACGTCCATATATTTAAGAATTCCTGTATCACTCACCTACTTGAATCAGGTGTAGATATTAACTTGGTGAGTAAGTACGTTGCACATCATGAAAACATTTCAACAACACAAATTTATGATCTTCGAGATTTTGAAGAAGAGAAGAATCAAATATTTGGGTAAATAAAGGAGATATTGTTGCGAAAGAATTCTTACAGTAATGAAGAGCTATTAGCAATTTTAAAAGATTATATTACTGCTAATGGAATTCCGACCTCCAAAACTTTTAAGGCGGCCAATGGACTTCCTGCTGCTGAAGTTTATCGATTAAGATTCGGAAGTTGGTATAATGCAATCCGTCTTTCCGGTGTAACAATACCAGAAGAAAAACAAAAATATTATCAAAACGATAGGAAAAGTAACAAACAAATACTCGATGATTTGCGTGAAACAACGCTTCTTCATCTGAAAAATAATAAATATCTACTAACACTTAAAGATATTGAAAAGTATCCATCAATGCAGTGTGGAAGTGTTTATATTAAGAGATTCGGTGGGATTAAAAAAGCATATGAATTGATTGGTTATGACTATAAAGAATTTAACAATACTCAATTAGAAAAAGATATGCTCCATAAACTAAAAGAGCTTAGCGAAATCCTAGGTCATTCTCCTAGCACATATGATTTAAATGAGTATAGTCAAAAATATAGTGAATTTTATAGTGCATCAACCTATGATCGTCATTTTGGTAATATCTCAAATGCTCTATTAAAAGTCGGCTTGGATATAACAAGCTCTTCTAAGACAAGACGTATGAGTGAAGAACAGATGATACTAAAGCTTAGAGAAATATATAAGGAAACTGGCAGATATCCAGATCAAATTATTCTAAATTCCAATCCTAACTACCCTAATTATGCTACTTATGTAAGTAGATTTGGTTCTTGGGAAAATGCTTTTATGGAGGCATTTAATAAAAAAATTGTTCATCTCTCACAGCGCTATCAAACTCATAAAGGGAATATATGTAGATCGAAACTAGAATATATCTTTGCGTGTATGCTAGAAAAGAAAAACATTGAGTATGAGATAGATAACATATATTACAAAGATTACATTCCAAATTTAGATCGAAAATATCGTTTTGACTTTATGATAACACTAGATTGCAAAACTTACTTTATTGAAATCTTTGGACTTGATAATTATAAAAGATACGACAAAGTAAAAGAGCATAAAATAAAATTATGCAATGGTAATAATATAAACCTCATCCACTTCAACCAACACGAAATAAATAATAAAACTCAAAATGACATATTCGACCTTCTAATGAAGAAGATTTCTCAATCATCTAACATTAAAACGATAGTCAATAAAAGACACATTTCATTGTAACAATAGGGAGAAATTCAATGGCTAAATACGAGTTAAATGATGACATTATTAATAATATTCTTGTCTTTCTTGATCGTGTCCCCTTTCAAGGATTGAAAGAAAATCAAGCAATTAACGATATTATTCACACTTTAAACTCCCCCATCCAAGAAGCACCAACAATAGAAAATAAAGAAATTAATTAGTGAAACGGTCTGCATCAACTATGGTGCAGATTTTTTTGTTAATTAGGACGGAGTGAATAACTCACTCCTTTCAAAAAGTAAAGGAGTGATTATATAAGTGGGAAAAGATTTAAGAATACTCATTAGTGCCACGCTCAATGAAGGCAAATCAATTGGGGACATTAATGATGCAATAAAGCGAATTCAGAAACATGCATCTCTACAAAAAATAAAATTGGATATTGAAATTGGAAAGAATCTTTCTCAAACTTTGAGCAGTTTTATTGCCTCTATTGATAAGATTACTAAGGCTACTCAATTACAAAGTAATGCACTATCAGGATCAACTAATAACATAAAAAATGAAACTGATGCTATGAATAGAGCAACACAAGCCGCGAAACAGTTCAGGCTTGAAAGAGAAAAAGTAGTTAAAGCTTTCGGTGAGGAACAATATCGTGTTCAAACTTATGGAAACAATCTCAATAACAATAAACAAATCGTAACAAAACACCCTAACGGTGAGGTTAAGGGTAATATCATTGAAACCTACGATTACGCCAAGGATGCTAGAGATGCAGCACAAGCAATCGAGAAACGTAGACAACTAGAACGAAATCTAATCCGAGATGTTGATAAAGCACACTATGAAGCGTTTATCGAAAAGGAAAAGCGTGAAAAACATCTTGGTGAAACAAGAGTTTTAGATCAGGTACGAGCCTATGAAGTAGCTAAGCGTGAAGACTCAATTTTCAATCAGAAGCGATTAAATGAACAACAAAAGTTTGTTCAACTTCAGGAAAAGGCTTGGGCTGAAAATAAGAAGAGAGATGAGGATTTTCTTCTTAGTAAAGCTCGTATGGAAGCCAAGATTGCTGATGTTACAAGACGATTTGGTTCAAGTACTAAAGTAAAATCACAAATCGATGAGTTGAATGCCTCCTTTGGGCAGATAACTAAAGCAAGTAATTATAAAAAAGCACTAGCTGATATTGACATTGGTCTCAAGAATATTGTTGCATCCGCTAAAACTTCTGGTTCACATATTGAAAGCTTATCTGAGTCATTCAAAACTGCAATAAGTAGAACCATAACATGGACATTAACCATGGGGTCATTGTATGGAAGTCTACATGCTCTTCAAGCTGCTGTTGATACGATCATAGAAATTGATTCACAAATGACTCAGTTAAAACGAGTTATGAGTGGTTCAACAGACTTTGAGGGAATGCTTCAGAACAGTATTGATTTAAGTAATGAGTTGGGACGAACTCTAAATCAAACGTTAGATGTAATGATAGATTTTGCAAGACAAGGTTTTAATGAGGTCGATACTACCAACCTTTCTAAAACCGCAATATTAATGCAAAATATATCAGAAATGACTCCTAAAGAGTCAGTTGATGCTCTTACGAGCGCAATGATTGCGTTCAATATAGAGTCATCGAAGAGTATTAAGATCGCAGATAGCATAAACGAAATAGATAACAATTTTGCCGTTACATCGCAGAACCTCGCAGTTGCATTGCAACGAGCTGGTTCTTCTGCACGCACGTTCGGAGCGACTATGGAGGAAACACTCGGACACGCAACGGCAATTATGGCCGTGACGCGAGAATCAGGCTCAATTATTGGCAACTCATTAAAAAGCATTTACTCTCGTATCACAACAATGTCCGAAGCTGAGACTATCCTTAATGGTATCGGCATTTCTATTCGTACCATGAGCGGAGATGTAAGGAGAGTTGATTCCATTCTTGGTGATCTTGCGGAACAATGGAATACGCTTACTAATGAACAACAGCAAAATATCGGTGTAACACTAGCAGGACGTTACCAGCTTAATCGGTTTTTGGCGCTCATGAGCAACTATGAAATGGGCATTGATGCAACAAACACTGCCCTCCATTCTCAAGGTTCAGCTTCACGCGAGAACGAGAAATACATGGAATCCTTACAAGCACGAATCGAAAAGATGAAGGTAGCTTGGCAATCACTCGCTGTATCAATGGGAGATGCAGTAATTTCTAACTCCTTGGTAAATCTAATTGCCCTAGCTACAAACTTTGGTAATGTATTCAAATGGCTGACAGATACAGTTGGAGTTCTTCCCGTTGTATTGGGTGTCTTAAGTATGGCTATCTATGGCCTAAGTGCTGCTTTTAGAACTGTAATGATAAACATCACCCAAACAATAGCAGGTATTTTAGGTATTCCAGTAGCTGCTAGTGCTGCCGCTGGTGGTACAAATATATTGGCACGGGCATTGCAATTTTTAGCGGGCTCGGCTAGTGTGGCTAAGGGTGCAATTAGAGGGCTCTTATCTGCAACTGTCGTGGGTGGGGTTTTTGTTGCCTTGGGAGCTGGTCTAGAGTGGTTAATAAACAAATTTACCGACACGAAGATTGCTGCTGAGGACACTGCTACATCCCTAAATGATACGGTTGCCAAAGTAAGTGATATAAAATACTTAAAAGAACTTGGTGATCAGTACGACAAGCTTGCTAAACAAACTAATCTATCTGCTGACGAAAAAACTAAGTTATTTAAAATCGAATCAGAATTAGAGTCTAGATTTGGTATATCCGCTAAAGGCTTAGATAATCAAACCTCTGCCTACGAGCAAAATACTAAAGCTATTCAACAAAAAGTAGCCGCTCTCCAAGAAGAAGTTAAAATAGAACGGGAAAAAGCGGCACTCGCGTTTTACAGTGAAGAAACTTCTATTCGTGATTCTATAGGCAAAAAGAAACAAGAAGCTGAGGAAGCTAATCGTTTACTTGATGAGGCTCGGAATAAATACGATTCTTTTTTGAAGAGTAAAGAAAGCGGTTCTCCAATAGATAACGATGGTCTATATAGCATTACTGGTTTTATGAATGCGACAATCGATCCGAAGAACAGTAACTTTGCAGATGGTGTTCAACGGTTAGGAGAGTTCTACGCATCTAATGTAAAAGAGCTTCAAGAGAAGTTTGATAAAGCAAATAATGAACTACAGCAGAATCTAAATAAAGCTGCACAAGGTATTAATGGTAAATTCCAAGGTTATTTAAACATTCTAGAAGCTAATGGAGAAAAGATCTCCCCTCTTATGTCATCAATCTTTGAGGGATTAGCTTCGGCTGATGCTTCTAGTAACTTAAATTTAACCACGCAGCAACTTGATCAATTTTTTAATGCTTTCAATAATAAGAATATTAGCTCCATTCAAGATCTTGACAATGTATTCCGAACCCTTCCTCCTGATCTTCAACTAACTGGAGAACAACTTGACGGAGTTAGATTGGCTTTATTGCGAATCAAATTTCCTGCTCAACTTGAAGAAGATATGTTAAATGCTGCTGACTCTGCTGAAGTCTTGGGAGTTAATACAGGTGATTTAGCCGATGAAACTAAAAAGACAGTTGATGGTATTAAGGAGTTAAATAATGTTCTGCACCAGCTCAAAGAGGGGCAATCGTTATCCTCTGATGCTATGTTTGATCTCATTACGAAGTATCCAGAGTTGCGAGATAATGTATATAAAACCGCAGATGGTTGGAAAGTTGAAGAAGATGCGGTAAATGCTTTACGTGAAGCAAAGCTTAAAAAAGTACAAGAGGACATTAAAAATGAAAATGCCAGCACTGCGACTTCTCTCAACAACGCTCTTCAACGTATCCGTGGTTACGGTGTAGAAATTAAGCAAATCAAGAACCTTCAAGATGCAAAAAATGCATTAAATAGCTTGGAATCTGAGTTGGATAGCTCTAGAAATCCTCTAGGTAAAAAAGCTGGAATGTTTGATCCTTTATTTGGCGCACCCGACAGTGTCAAAGCGGCAGCAAATAACTACATAGATGATAAGCAAGCGGCACTCACTGGTGCCATAATTGACACCAAGAACTATATTTCCAGTGCAGAACAAGGCGAAGCTGAAATCATGAAGCTTATGGATATGGTTTCTGATCCGAATTTCGGTGTCTCCCCTTCGAAAGAAAAGAAAGAGAAAAAAGGTAAGAAAGATAAGGATGACGCTGCTGAGAAAGCGCGTAAGGCTCGTGAGGATGCATATAACAAGGATGTTGCTCGTTTTAAATACTTAGTTGAAATGCAAAACTGGACAACTGATGATCAAATCAAAGGTTGGGATAGGATTGCACAGCGACACAAACAGCATCTAAAAGAAAATGTAGATAATGAACGCTCCATTAATCTTGAAGTCAAAAAGCTTCGTGAACAAAGATTTAAAGATGAAATGGATGCCCTTGATAAACGCGTAGAAAAAATGCGTCTCTCTAATGCTACTGAAGTCAAGATGGATCAAGAGAGGCTTAAAACTTATAAAGCATTGGCTACTCGTAAAGATCTCACACCCGAGCAACAGGCTGATCTTAAGACTAAAATATTTGACACAAGTAAGAGGATTGATGATGGTCGATTAGCTGAAACAAATGAGTATTTAACTAAAAGGAATAAGGTTGTGTCTGAGTATAATCGTCTACTGTCTTATTCTGAAAAACAACAGAACTTATACAATGAAGGTACTGCCGAATACAATCAAGAATTAGTGACTCAGAATCAGCTTCGCAAGAAGATGATTACCTTTTATAACGATGAGATTTATTGGATCACTGAGCGCCTAAAAAAAGGTGATCTCACAAAAGCCCAAACAGATGCTTTAATTACCCAGATGGACGAATACAAATCTGCCCTACTGGATGTGTCCGTAGCTCAGCGCAATATGGCTTCAAAGATAGCCGATGATACAATAAATAAAGTAATCGAAGCATATAAGAAGGCTGAGAAAGCTGCACTTGAAGCAATCGATGCACAAATCAAATCAGAAGACGAACGTCATGATAAGGTAATGAAGGATTATGATGACGAACTAAATGCTTTCAATGCGATTGTTGATGCAAAGCTTAAGGAGATTAGTCGTCAGAAGAATGAAGAAAGTTACGAAAAGCAACTTGCTAATAAACAAAAAGAACAAGCAAAGATACAACAAGACATAAATAAGCTTCTTCTGGATGATTCAGATTCAGGCAGATATAAGCGTCAGCAACTTGAAGAAGATCTTGCTAAAGTCATAGATGAAATCCAGACTATGCAAAATGACCGTACATACGAACTTCGTGAGCGCGAGTTGAATGACTTAAAGGATCAGAAGAAAGAGCAGATTGATGTTAACAAAAAGACAGAAGATAATCTTCACAAAGTCCTTAAAGATAGCCTAGATAAAAAGAAAAAAGATGAAGAAACATATTGGAAGTCTATTTTAGAGAATGATCAATACTTCACCCAACTAAGAGAAGACATAATTAACGGAAGTCTTGACTCTATTACAAGTTCATTTGATTTGTTTAAAACTGATGTTCTCTCACATTTGCAAGATGTAGAAGATGGTATTCAGAATAGTATTATTGACAAAATGAACGAAGCACAGCGTTCCCTGTCTGCTTTAGGTTACAGCTCCGTTGCGAGTTCTGGCACGAATGACTCTACTGGAAAAACCGTTTCACGTCCCTCCCCTTTTGACAGGATGTCAGATTCTGATTTTAATATGTATAAAACCAATAAAAGAATCTGGGAGCAAAGCAGAGATGAACAAGTAAAATCTCAAGCTGCTATTCAGAATGCTAAGTTGAGAGAAAAGTATGGAATAGCTAAGGATAACTTTACATACGGACAGATTGCAAAGTTTGATACAGGCGGTATGACTCCTGCTTGGGGTAATAAAGATGGTAAGTTCTTGTTAGCTCACGAGAAGGAATTAATCCTGAATAAGGACGATACATCTAATATGCTTAAGCTTGTTGACATTACGAGAAACATTATTTCTAATTTGAATCCACTTAAAAGCTTACAACTTGCAACTCCAGCAGGCACTCCTGCTGCGGAAAGTTCTATTTATCAAGTGAATTTATACGTTGACAATATGACCGGAAGCAAAGAAGATACTAATAATGTTTTAAGTACAGTTGTAAAAGGATTAAAGAAACTTGGTCGCTAGGAGAGACTTTTACTGGTCTCTCCTTTTTATTTTCGAGGTGATTATTTTGACCATATATGATGATTTGTACTTTGTTTATGATGGCATTTCTAGTTATTCAATGGGAGTTATTCACGTTACAGTCGGGAAAAGCGGTATGTTACAGGAGACTTTTGCGCCTACTACCAAAATTAATGAAGTTTCAGTTCGTGGAAGGAATCGTCCATACTTTATTGATACCGAGCGAGATCCTTTAGTTATTCCAATGCAAATCACTTTTAATGTAGATTTTTCAGAAGAACGATTAGAGGAAATAGCTAATTGGCTAATCCAGCCTTTTTATAAAGAGTTGTACTTCTCGAATAATCCGAGCAAAAGATACTACACCGTTTTCAATGGTAATTCTCAATTGATTCATAATGGTATTAGGCAAGGTTACATTGAGTTGGAAATGAGAAATATTGATAGTTATCGCTACTCTCCTATTATCAGTACCCCATACTATTATGAATACGAGAATAACTCAAATGGTACTGAATTTGTAATTGATAATGATGGTAGCGAACCAATCTTCCCCTCTCTCGATATTGAGAAAACTGGTGATGGTGATATCAGGATCATTAATTTATCAAATGGCTCACAAGAGTTCAAGTTAAGCGGATTAGTTAACGGTGAAATGTTAGAGATTGATATGGAAGACAAGAGCATTGAAACAAACTTGACAGGTATTTATAGATATAAAAACCATAATGATATTTTCTTGGAGCTACCTAGAGGTAAAAACTATTTAATGGTATACGGCAATTGTAAGCTCAGATGGACTTATCAGTTTAAGTACCTATCTTAGAGAGGAGACTATTTATTGATAAGACCAGATTTAAAACCAATTAATATTAGACCGAATATTCAACTTTGCAAACCAGACTTGGATAGGCAAGTTGTGGGCAATCTCTCCACTTCATATCGAATAAGTAGAAAAGTTAACTTAGGCAGCTTAAATGAGCTGTCTTTTTTGCTGCCTTATAAAGTATGGAAAAAAGGAAAATTGATTGACAATCCTCAATTGAAGAGATTATTTAGCAAGTATCTAATCAAGCTTACCTATGGTCATGATACTGAGTATTTCATTATTGATAAAATAAAAGATGTAATGGAAAGTAACTCTGACTATAAGCAAGTGGATTGCCTGAGTTTAGGATATGAAACTTCATCTAAAATCGTTAAAACATATAAAGAGGTATCGAAAAACCTTTCTACTCACCTACAGTCGTTACTCTCCTCTACTATATGGAATATCGGCTATGTGGACGCTCTGTTTGATACAAAATATCGTACATTGGATCTATCATCTACAACAGTACTAGATGGAGTACAACAAGCGGCTCTTACTTTTGATGCACTAATTGAATGGGATACTGTAAATAGAAAAATAAACTTCTATCAAGAGAAAAATTACGGTCAATATAAAGGTCATAACATTAGCTATGGAAAGCTGATGGAGACTGTAAGTCAGGAGACAAATTTAGATGAGTTTTGTACTCGTTTAAGAGTCTTTGGGGCTGATGATGTGTCTATTCAAAGTGTAAATGCGACTGGCTCTAATTACATCGAAGACTATTCTTATTTCATGTACCCTTTCCAGCGTGACGTTAATAAGAAAGTATTGAGTGAAAGTCGATATATGAGCAATGGTTTGTGTCACGCCTTGCTTGATTACAGGGAACTTGTTAAAAGTAAAGACTCACAATTTAAGTCACTGTTGGACACGTTAAAACAACAACAAGATTCATTAACACTTCGACAAAATGAATTACAAAAAATTAATGATCAGTTAGCTATCATTGAAGATACGTTAAGCGTAAAAAATGCTGCTGGAGAACCTGTACAGGATACTATAAATCAAAAAAATAATAAACTACAAGAAAAAAGTACGAAGCAGAATGAGATTAATAATATAAATAATCAAATTTCTACCACTAATAATTCTATTACGCAACTCAAGAACTTACTTAAAATAGAGAGTAACTTTAGCTCTAGTCAAATAAAAGAATGGAATCAGTTTATTTACGAAAAAGAATTCGTAAATACGAATATAACCACTCCACAGAATCTTCTTGAGGCTGCAACTGAGCATTTTTATAAGATAAATGAACCTAAGTTAGTGGTGTCCCTATCTGTTGTAAACCTGTATGAAATATTTCCCGAAGCTTTGAAATTAGATCGATTGAGAATTGGTGACATTGTACGTGTTTATCACGAAAAGCTGGGAATAAATATCGAAGCAAAATTAGTAGCAATTGACTTTGACTATGAAGGTAAGAGTATTAGTATTACTATTTCAAATGTTCGAGATATTTTGAACGATGAACAGAGATTTCTTCGTGATTTGTATAAATCAATATCCACTTCCACATCGGTGGATACTAGCAAATATAAATGGGATGAGTCAGTCTCTAGTGTGAATGATGTGCAGCAAATTATCAATGGAGTTTGGGATGCCACTAAGCGTGAAATAATTGCCTCTAATGAGAATAGCGTAACTATAGATCGTCGGGGTATTCGTGTACATGATTTAGCTAATCCAAATAAACAATTAATCATGCAACACGGGGTTCTCGCCATGACTTCCGATTCTGGGAATACATGGCGCACAGCTATTACTGCTGACAAGATTGTCGCAGAACGCGTCATGGGCGTTCTACTAGCAGGATCAAATCTGACGATCACTACCTCAAAAGGCGACTTCCTTGTAAATAGTGAGGGAGTTAAGATAAGAGACTTAGACTTATCTGTGACCAAAACGGATAATAAAAGTAGAGTTTTATTGTCTGCAAATACAGGTTTCAGAATTCAAGCTAATATAGGTACAGCCTCCTCTCCTAACTGGGTTGACAGATTCTTTGCAGATAACGATGGCAATTTGAGTATCACAGGTAATATCAATGCTACTAGTGGTACTTTCACTGGAATAATCAATGCCCAAGGTGGAACATTTAGCGGCAACATAAATGCTCAAGGTACTATTACTGGCGGTACACTTAAGAGTGCTAACTTTGAAGTTGGTAGCATAACTAGCTCTACAATTTCAGCAGCAACAATCAATGGTTCAGAAATAAATGGCGGTATTATCACAGGTCCCACTTTAAGAACATCTGCAAATGGTAGACGTATTGAAGTAGATGCTAATGGTTTGAGGACATATGATGGCAGCGGTAGAAATCGAATAGTAATTAACACTGGTTCCGATTCCGGTGTTTCTTCTCTAACCTTTTATAATCAGTATGGAAGTTACGTTGGTGAAATAAACTCCTACTCAGGTTCTAACCAATTGACTCTATACGGAAGTAATATTTCTATTGGTTCTAATGATACGTCTACTCCAATTGGTATGAATGGTGCAGCTACTTTTCGTGGCCCCGCAACATTTTACAGTTCAGTTGATTTTAGAGGTAGTGTTACAGGCTTAGAACTTACAATTGGACATATAAGAAATTTACGAAGCGAATTAGATTCATTGTGGAATGCCGTTAATGCTAGATCTTACAGAGGGCATAGTCACTCGTTATATATCGGAACACACAATCACGGCAATAAGGATAACCAAAACTGGCCTCCGAATGGGGGGTATTTCACTACTGGCTCAGATTAAAATTGATGGCGACAACACTAAAGGGTATAATTGGCATATACAAATATACCAGAGGAGATGTTTCCATGTTAAATAAAGCTAAGTATGTCGTAGTAGGGGCTGTAGTAGGTTCCTTATTAACTGTATCAGCGAGTGTCTTTGCTGATAACATTCAAACCTTGCTTGGTAAGAAGGTAGACAAAGAATATACAGTTAAGATTAATGGGAAGTCCATTTCAGATAAGGCAATTGCAGTTGATGGTAAAGCCCACCTTCCAGTAAGAAGTATTTCTGACGCACTTGGTGCTAATGTAGATTCAGTTAATAATGGAGTGATCAGTCTGACAACTAAGGAGAATGAAACAGTTAACGAAACTCAACCAAACGATAATAATACCGGAGCATATGCAAATACAAGTAAAAAAGATTTAGAAAGACTCAAAACTGAAAAGAGTACTCAGCTCAAATTTATTACAGACGAGAGAGACGAATTAATTAAAAGAGTTGAGCAAGCTAAAAAAGACGGTTCAACTTCTTTTGTTGAGGAAAATGAGAAAATTGTCAAAGACAACAATCAAAGAATCGAAAAGCTTCAAAAAGAGATTGCTGATATTGAGTCGGAAATCGCTAAGAAAAGTTAATAATAACCTTATGTGGTCTCCTGAATTATTTGTTCAGGGGACTTTTATCTTTTACATGTGTTTCAACATAATTAATTGAAGTACATTGTGATAATACGTAACACATTGTATTACAACACATTACACAACTGATGAAACATATATTTCATTACCCATAAAACTATAGAGAGAGGATGTTTGAATGAGCCTAGATTATGAGCTCTCCCCTATTGGAAAATATCGACGAGGCACACCTGATGATCCGTATATGCCAATAAATCAACAACAGAAAATAATAAATCAAAGAATGCAATTAACCGAAATTCCTGTATTTAGAGATAAGGTTAGAATTTATGGCTATTCTGAAGTTCCACAAAACTACTCTGCCGATTTAGCAGAAAATCAATACAGAGTAGATTATAACAATGGGATTGTCTACTTCCACCAAAACGCTGAAGGAAAAACTTTAACTGCAAGTTTTTTAGGTCGTGGAAATGCCTATATCAGCTCTAACCGAGTATGGGTGAATCAGAACAATGGTGAAGTTACTAGAACTCTAAAAGAATTGATTGATACTGGTGAAACAGCCCTTGATAATATTCAGAAATTGAATCAAGTTATTGGCGATGCACAAACCGCTACTAAGAATGCTAACGATGCCACTAAAGTTTCTACTGATACTAATACTGCAATCAGAAATGAAGAGTCACTAAGATTCACTGAGGAAAACGTTAGAAAAGAGAATGAGAAACAGAGAATAGAGTCTGAACAGAAACGAAATCAAGCTGAACTTATTCGTGATAAAGATGAAAATATAAGAAATTCTCTGGAAAATGAAAGAAAAGTAAATGAAGAAGCTAGAAAAAAATCTGAGCAAGCTCGTGAGACAAATGAAAACGAGCGTAAATTAGAAGAAGAAAAACGTAATAGCAATGAAATAATTAGACAGTCTCAGGAGGATAAGAGGCAAACTGATACTGCACATGCAATATCTGAAGCAAATGATGCAAGAAATTCTGCAAATCAAGCTGCAAATAACGCTCAGAATATTGCCGATGAAACTAGACATCTTGATGAATACTCACCTATTACAACTTATAAGCCGAACAATATAGTTAGCTTTGATGGTTCTAGTTACATGAATGTTGAGGAATCAAAAGGAATCGACCCATCTGATAACACTAAATGGAAACTTGTTGGTAAAAAAGGTGACAGCATTAATTGGAAGCGAGACTATTCATCTACTACACAGTATCAAGAAAACGATACTGTGTTTTTTAATGGTTCCAGCTATATTGCATTAAAAGATAATATTGGTATCTCCCCTACTGATAAAAGTGTTTGGGATCTATGCGCTCAAAAAGGGTTAGACGGAACGGGTGCTGGTTCTGTTACAGAAGTCAAATCAGTAAACGATGATATTAAAGTTGATTTTGAATCAACTACCCCTACCTTGACACTTAATAGTGGAAATGGAACAAACCAAATTGTAAAAAGAGATATTAACGGAAAAATTGAAGATGTAGAGAATCATGTTGCTGAAAATGTGGCTCATGGAGCAACAGAAGATAATATACCTAATCGGATTATTATTCGCGATTCTAATGGAAGTGCAAAAGTCTCCCCTCCTACAGATAATGAGCATATAGCTAGAAAAGCAGAAGTTGATAAAGCATTAACGGACGCAAAAGAGTATTTTAATAACATAGCACTAAATGATGTACATCAGGAAATTACATTAAAATCTGGTATTCAGGTTATTAATATACCTGAAGCAGCTCCATTCCGACTCGGAGCGATTAGTGGGAAAACGGAAATCCGAGACGGTATCGGAATCGTAAACGTCACGAATCCGTATGCTATCGCGACGAGCGGTAACCTACTGCCGCCGTTTATGGAATGGGAACAGGGAATCGCACCGGGCGATAGTTGTATGATTGACGATCAGTATGCTGTTACAATTGATGCTCAAAAAGTTGGCGGATCATTCGTGAGATATTATGTTCCGGTGTCTAAATCGTCCGTTTATACCTTTACAGTCGATTCTCAAGGCACTAACTCCCTTGCGTATGTATATCTATGCAAGCCAGACAAAACACGCATAGATAACGTGAAACTAAAGGGAACAGTTACAACGACGGATGCAACTGCTTGGTTTGAAGTAGTGTTAAATACTCTCGATAGTACGGGCACATCTCCCGTTATTGGTACAGCTAAATACCGAAATCCGATGCTCGTACCCGGCGATAAACCGCAGCCATTCGCGCCACAATCACGTTCCATGTGGGCAGCCGAATGTCAACTCGCAGCGAATCCGGTAGATGGTTCGAATGCGGACGTGTTGCACGTTGGTGACGACGGATTGCCCTATGTGTTCGAAAAGTGTAAAAAGGTTGCGTTAGACGGATCGTTGAATTGGACTTTAAATGGCACTGTAAAAAGTGGCTTTAAAATCGTAACAGCTAGTGGACTTTCGCCCGCGATTAAGACAGTACCTCAGGGTATTATAGTTGATTACAAAGGCATACCACTGAATAATGATTTAGATGGCGTAAGTGGGTGGACAGGTGGTGGTTATTGGCAGATGGGCGATTCTGCATATAATAATCTTTATTTGTCCGTCTCCAACGCAGACAGCGGTTGGGGCGACAGCTACACACCGACAGTCGACGAAATCAAGGCGTATTTCTTGGGCTGGAAGATGTTTAACTGGGATGGTGGCACAGGCGGCTCAGTGGACGGAAAAGGAGTTTATAACGGTAAGACAGGAGAAGTCAAAGCATTTATAAAAATATCAGAAGTTGGTAATGCGAACGCTCCGTCTAGAACGACTATACTGCCGACAACGTCATACGAGAGTTTCACGCCTTACCGTCTCCAATATCTCAAAGCGAAGCCAACCGTCGAGCCCATCAAGAATTACGAAACTGGCCTGACGCTCTCGAAAGGCTGGAACATGGTCGAGGTCGGTAGCGGCGTTGTGATTCGTGAGAAGGCGAATCCTACGGTTAATACGTCAATCGGATATGCAGCTATTAACACAAAGGGCTCTCCCAACTATCCCAACTCGGTACCATTGCAGCATGTCGCAAAAAATATCCAGCGCGTTTATAAAGGCGCAAGCTATGACGAAAATTGGTCTGTAAAAAATGGAGGAGGTAATGGGGCTTATACAGATATTCCGCTCCAAAACTACGACACGACCGCAGTCTATCACGTCACATATACAACGCTAGACCCTACGCTTACGGCTCCTATCATCGGCAGCAAAGCAACGAACCTGCGCGGTACAGTAACGGATATGGTATCGTGGGCAAGCGATGCAGAGCGACGGTTGAGTGTGGTTGAGACACAGAAAGCAGAGAAGGACTCACCTCAATGGATTACCCCTACGTTACTTAACGATTGGAAGCACGATATAACTGTTTCTTATTTCAAAGACAGCTTCGGAATCATACACTTTACTGGGAACATTAAAGATGGAGTCGTCAATAAAATTGCGTTCATGCTTCCATCTGGTTATCGTCCTAAACGTGTTACGCAAATATCTACGACAGCATACAGTGGGAACGCTTGGGTAACGGCAGCGGTTACTGTTCGGGATAGCGGCGAGGTGTTTATTGACAACAATGTTACGGCGATAAAGACTGTACTTGGCGGGATATCATTCTTAGCAGAACAATAAGGAGGACGCACGATGAAAGAAGCAATCAAAACCGATCTAAACGGTAGATACATCGAACCAACGCTCGTTGCGGACTCCGTGACGGGCGTTTTTGATAGAATGGAGCCGGTTCAGACTAACGATGAAACGCCACGGGCGGCAGTTGTCGAGCCAGATGAGTCGGAGACAGTGCTAGTCGGGTATACGGTGGCTATTACGCTGCCTGACGGACTGTACGAGCCGACATTCGATGTCGAGGGCTATCGCAATTCCGTAAAAGTTTACGAAGCAGCATACGATCCGGAAAGCGAAGAAACAACACCGAGATCGCCGCAGTCTGTGGATGGCTCAAGCTTCTGGCGTAACGGTTTGACTGATAAGGAAATTGAAGCTTTGAAACCGAAACCGCAGCCTTCTGAACTTGAATTAATACAACAAGATAATGCATCCCTACTTTTAAAAGTCGCTGATCTTGAAGTAAGAAATCAGGCTCAAGTTAATGATACTGCATCCATGCTTTTAAAAAATGCTGAATTAGAATTGATTAATCAACAACATACTTTTGATTTAGCATCAGTAATTTTGCAAAATGCTCAACTAGATTCTACAAATCAGCAACTTGCTCAAGATTATGCAACACTTTTACTAAAATTATCTCAAAAAGGAGTGTTTTAATTGGACTGGTTTAAAATGATTAAGCGATACTATGATCTAAAATGCTATTCAAAAGATCCAAATAGCTCTATGTATGTTGGCAAGTTTGTTGAGTATGGTTCTATTACAGTCGTACAATTTAAAGAAATAACAGGGGATGATTATCCTACTGCCTGAAGAAGAGAATGATGAAATGATGATTTTATAGTCCCGTGTGCACTAAGCCTCTGATTA